GTGCGTTCCGTGCCATACGCGTTCCGCCGTTCCCGTTCCCGGGAGAAGACACAGGTGGGGGCCTGATCTTGAAGGGGTCTCCGGAGCCGGGTGCGCAGGTTCGAATCCTGCAGGGGGCACCATCTCGACAGCCAGGTCAGACGTCGTCTGACCTGGCTTTTTGCATGTTTCCGTGATCATCAGCTCTTGCCATCCTGCGACACCATTCGGCACGTTGAGACGACTTCCGCGTGCCGTACGCGTTCCCTTGATCATCCGCTGTCCTCTCGGGCGCGGTTCATGCGCTCGATCCACACCTCGTCGTATCCGGCCATGCAGCGGTGGTAGATCCGCTGCAGGACCTCCACGCTGTGCCCGGCCCATTCGGCCACCTGAGCCGCGGGCACCCCAGCGGATAACCGCCAGGTGACGCCCGCGTGCCGCAAGTCGTACGGCTTGCCCATCAACGGGGTGGCGAGCTCCTCGGGTGTGAGCGCGAGCGCGCGGACCTTCTTCCATAACCGTGAGTAGGTGGACTTCGGGACCGGACGTCCGCTCTCGGAGCGGAACAACCGGCCGTCCTCGGCCACCCCGAACCGGGCAATGTGCTCGCGTAATAACGTCACCAGCTCGGGCGAGATCGGCACCACCCGGACGGTCTTCTTCGACCGCCCCTTCAGAGAGCGGTCGTCGTGCAGTTCGCCGCTGTCGGTGTAGTCCTTGCCGACCTCGGGCTTGGACGCCTCCAGGATGAGCTTCCCCCATCCCGACTCCGGCAGGTGGCAGTCCGCCCTTCGCAGCCGGCTCACCTCGGCCGGGCGCATCATCGCGTAGTACATGCAGCCGAAGAAGGCCACGAAGCGCCTGCCCTGGCGGCGTCCGACATAGCTGCACGCGGTGAGCGCTTCGGCGATCTGACGCGGGTTACCCACCGCGCGGGGATCAACGGCGTCATCGACGTCGGGCTGAGCCCAGTCGCTCCTCAGCGCCTTGTCGTCGAGCGGGTTCGCTCCTAGCCGTTCCTCAACAACGGCGTATCGCAGTGAGTTGTAGAAGATGCGGCGGCGGCGCCGGTAGTACTCCGGTGAGGCTTCTTTGCCGTCGAGTTGCGTGGCGCAGGCATCGAGGGCGTTGGCGACGATCTTGCGTTCGGTCAGCGCGGCCAGCGGCAGGGAAGCCCTGTGCAGCCACCGCAGTGCCGCCTGTACGTCGCTTGGCCGTTCCTCCTCGGGCCGGGACTGGATGAACGCCCATCGCAGGGCGTCGCGCAGCGTCTCAGGGTCGGGCGCGCCGCGCAGATTGCGGGCCAGGACCGGCGTCACGGCAATCATGCTTTCGACGATGGAGCGCCGGGAGTTGGCGGACGCTTTCGGCCACTTCTTGGCGACGTAGTCGAGCGCGTGCTGAAACCAGGTGATGTCCTGGTCTTCCCGATGCATCGACTCCGGGAGCCCCGTCTCGGTGTCGAACGCCTCGCCCTTCCGGGCGGCGGCCATGAGTTCGGAGCGGCGAGAGTCCGCCAGGCCGTGGGTGGTGAACGACTCATTGAACACCTTGCCCTCGACGACCCATCGGAGCATGAACGGCGCACGCTTGCCCTTGCGGACCGTGATCTTCCAGAAGCGGACGTTGTAGCTCTTCACGCCTGCTCCTGGTTGTCGAGCCACTCCTGCAGCCACTCCGGGCGGATGCGGTAGGGACCGTTGCCGGGTAGCCGGATCGAGCGCGGAGCCTGGCCTCTCTCCTGCCACCGGTCCCAGGTGCGGCGGGACACCTTCAGCTTCGTGCACACCTCGTCGAGGGTCAGCCATTCCTCGTCACTGCTGGATCTGATCGAGCTGCTGGCCTTGGTCCTGGCTGCGGTGCGACGCGTGGACCTGCTTGTGCGCGCCATGATAGGAGCGCTCCTTCCCTTGTCGTATGGACGGGTTGGGAGTGCGGCCCCGGGCGGTGTGCTGGCAGGCGTTCGCCCGGGGTCGCCTTTGCTGGTCAGAGGGGACTGTTCCGGCTGGATGTCTAGAGTGGCGCGCGAGGCGCTATTGTCTCGCTTGTCATCTCAGTCGTTACATCCGTTACGCGGACACGGTAGCGCAATGTGTCGTTTTGTCCAGCATGCAACGACAAGTCACGTCAAGGCTTCTATATGCAGATAAGGCATATGTGTCTTATTTGTCGCAAATGACGGTCTTAGTAATCCCAGGTCAGCCACGCCACCAGCACCAGCGCCGACCCCACCAGCGCTGACGCCCAGCCCTCACCCCATGTCAGCGCCGCCAGGAGCCACGACGATGTGACTGTCAAGGTCACAGGCAGGAGACGAGCCCCCACCGTCAGCAAAGGCACCAGCGCCGACGACAGCAGGGCCGCAGCAGGTAACACCAGGGCCAGGTCAGGGCTCACTCCCGCAGCACCCGCCGCAGCCTGCCAGGAGCACAACCACGCCAGCATGATCAGCGACCGTGCCGCCGTACCCACTACGCCACCCGCCTTCGGTCCGCGATCACGTACCGGTCACCGGCCCTGCATGCTTGGCCCTGCTCCACCAGCGACCCGGCCACCCTGAACGCCACCGGCAGCGCCAGCCCCGACCGCGACACCAACTCCGGCCCGGCCAGCCCCGCCTCGCCAGCGGCGGCCAGCAGCGACAGCACCTTCTCCTGCGCCGCGGCGACGTCGGCCTGCGCGAGGCCCGGCATCTGCGCGGGCACGTCGAGGTCGACCACGTCGGCCGCTGCGATCGCGGGCGCGCGGCGGCCCTGGCCGCCCTTCTTCCGCGACGCCGGCGCGGCGTCGTCCGCGAGCGCGACCTTCGGCAGCTTCACCGTCATCGCGGGCACGCCTCGCATGACCGCGCCCATCTTCGGGATGTGGCGGGCGCGCATCATCACCGGCCGGTCAGTCGCGCCCAGCAGGTAGCCGCATCCCTTCGTCGACGCCCGCGAAGCCGGGAAGTACAGCTTGATCAGGTGCGGGTACGCCGTCATCCGCTCCCCGAACGTGGCCGACGCGATCCGGCGGTCGGAGACCCGCATCACCACGACGTTGCCCGCCGTGACCAGGGAGAGGATGTCGCCGCCGCCCATCCCGCCGACGTACACGTTCTGGTCCAACGTCCACACCGTCATGCCGCACTTGCTGCCTTCGGCGAGGATGTCGTGCACGATCGTGGCCAGGTCCTCGTGCCGCGCCACCAGGTGCCATTCGTCGATGGCGATGATCAGCAGAGGGAAGCCGTGCACGCCCGGGTGGTCGTACGACTGCACGCCGTGGTGCAGGTCGCCGTCCTCATCGGTCCACTCGACTTTCGACAGCAGCGCGCGGCGGCGCTGCATCTCGGCCTGGTAGGCGTACAGCCGCTCGCGGATAGCGTCGATGCCGAGCGCGTGCGGCACGTACGGCAGCAGAGCCGGGCAGCTCTGCCCGTCCTGCGGGTCGAGGTAGTCGAGCACGATCCGGCCCTCGGTGCGGGCGAACTCCGCAGCGGCGATCTTCAAGATGGAGCTCTTGCCGCTGCGCATCGCGCCGAAGATCCCGACCGGCAGTGGGCCGCTGCCCGGCTCCCACACCTGCAGACAGGCGTCACCCCAGCCGTCCTCGAACGGGCCGATCGGCAGGATCCCGGTGTCGAGGTTGAGCAGCGGCTTAGTCCACAGCTCCGGCTCCACGACGGCCAGCGTCTTGAGGAACGTCGCCATCGCGGCGTTCTGCGCGCCGTCGTCCGGCTCTTCCATGTGCACGTAGTTGATCGCCTTGCCGAAGTCGGAGCAGACCCGCTTGCGCGCCTGCATGGCGTCCTCGGTCGTCTGCCCGTCCAGCACCACCCGGTAGCGGACCCCTTCGGCGCCGCCGCGCACGAACTCCTCGCGGTTCGTCAGCTTCGAGTCGGCGAGTGCGCCCCTCCTGCCCGCGGTCTTCTGCGCCCAGCGGATCACGATCGGGTCGGCCGCCTCCAGCTCCTTCGCCCGCGCTGCCTCCAGCGCACGGCGCTTACGCTCCGGCCGCGTGATGTAGCCGCGGTTTCGCCACACGAACGGAACCGTCCACAGACCGGCCGCCGCGAAGTACACGCTCTGCATCAGCCCGGTCGCGCCCACCTCGGCCGCGACCGGCAGCCACATGCCCGCGCCGGCCTGCCACCAGCGCCCCGCGAGGAGCTTGCGCGTGCTCGGGAACAGGGTGCGCACCGTCGCCGCCGCGGCGTAGACAGCGGCCTCACCAGCGAGGACCTGCCAGGCGGGCACGTCGCCCAGGTGCAGGGCCGCTCCCGTCCCCCACACGCCAGCGACGGTGGCGTGCGGGGCGACGGCGCGGCGGTAGCGGTGGGCGGCCTTCTTCGCGACCGCCCTGGCGGCCCAGGCCAGGGCCTGCGTCTGCTCGTCCTGCTCCTGTTCGGGCTGCAGGTCGGGCGTGGTGCGGCGAGCCACGTGGTGCTCCTAGTTCTCGTAGAAGGTCATGCGGCGGACCACCTTGACCGGCGCGGACTTCACGGAGCGGGCGATGTCTCCGTGGCCGTTGTCGAGCGCCGAGATAACGGCCGCTACGGCTGGCTGGGCGCCGCCGCACGCGATCACCACGTCGGCGGTGTGGCGGGTAGCGATAGCAGCCGCGTTCGCTTCCTGCTCGGCCTGGGCGAGGACTTCCCACATGCGAGTGATCGTCCGGTTGTCCAGGCCGTCCGCCTGCACGGCTTGGAACGCCTGCAGTGCGAGGGCGTACTTGTTGCGAGCGCGGGCGGCGACGTCCATCGCGTCGTCGTGCACGTTGCGTGCGTCCGTCTCGAGAACGCCCGACGCTCTGAAGAAGGCCCGCAGCCAGTTCATGAATCTGTCAAAACCGCCCGTGGCCAGCGCCTCCTGGAGTTGGGGGACGGTGGGCAAAGGGGTGACAGTGCCATTACCGGCAGGCACGAGGGGGGCCTGCGACATGTCGATCCCTTCGAGTTCCACAGCAGGTGCGGGGTTGTGAACCTGGTCGTCGAGCCGCTTTGTCTCCACCGCCGACGGCTCGGCCGGGCGTGACCGTGCGACGGTGATCTCGATCTTCGGCGGGGAAGGTGGGGCGACAGCGGGACGAGCAGGCTCCGGAGGCGGCGGAGTGTGCGGTCGGACCTGCTCAACAACGATGGGTTCGACCGGCCGCGACTCGTCGCGAGCCTCGCCGTCCTGTCGTTCAGCGACGCCGCGCGGCGCGGCGTCGCGTGCGGGCTTGGCTGGCCCGAGGGCACGCTTGACCCAGGCGATCGCGACGCGAGCCCAAATCTGCTCGACTTTGTACTCGGTAGGCTCTGCGGGCTGGTCTGGCTCCGGCTTTCGGAAGAAGAACCAGCCGCCGACGATGAACAGCGCGAACGCCACGATCACGGCGAGCACCGCGAGTAGGGCGTCGCTCATGACCAGTTCTCCACAGCCTGGCGCATGACCTCGACGGTGAACTCGTCGTACGCGACGGGTCCCCAGACTGAGCCGAACGCGATCCCGCCGAAGATCCACAGGACGGAGCAGGCCACGAAGGTGGGCATGTCGGGCTTGGCGTCCTTCGCGATGTCCTTCACAACGGCTCCGGCGAGGAACGCGAACGCAGCGGCGAGCAGGAAGAGAACAACCGAGCCGACGAGGGTCGCGATCGAACCGCGCGTGGCCATTTCCACGAGCAGCGCTCCGACGTTCACGAACAGGCGACCGGTCGGCAGCAGGAACATGCTGGCCGAGAACATCACCAGCAGGAGGACGGCGATCACGCCGAGTGGCTTGCCGGGCAGCTTGTCCTTCTTGCGGACGCCCGCGAAGACCCAGCCGAGGCCGAATGAGAAGCCACCGCCGAGAACAAGAGCGATCATGAGGGGTTTGCCTTTCAGAGCAGAGCTGGCAGGAGGGGAAGGAAGATCATCAGCAGGTAGGACCAGACCGTGATCGGGCCCCAGAACTTCAGGCCGGGCCAGCAGGCGGCGGACCAGGCGGCGACCCACACGCGAGAAAACCCGGACAAGGACTTGAGCGGCGGGAGCTGCGCGCGGCATAGGCCAGGGAGGCCCTCCTCGCGGAAGCGGCGCCAGCGTCGGCGGGAGTCGCCCGCGCCGAGAAACGCGATCGAGGTGCACACGAAGCACCAGCAGACGGCGAAGACGCCATGCACCCGCGCGAACCAGTCGAGCAGCCCGGCCTCGAACGGCACGTACTCGCGCTCGCGGTGGTAGGCGCGCACCGTCGCGACCGAGGGCAGCCGCGCTGTGCGCACGCCGCGCATCCGAGCCCGCTGCTCCAGAACCTCGATCCAGGAGGGCCGCGCCGGCGCGACCGCGGGGGCGGAGCCGACTGCGGGGGCAGGCTGCTCGGCGGTCTTCGCGGGCTGCTCCGGCGGCAAGCCCTCGGGCGAGACGAAGGAGAACGTCATATCGTCCGCCTCTCGGCGTCCTCGGTGTTGAGCTTCTCGGCCATCGCGCGGGTCTGCGTGCTCAAGTCCGTTGCGATGGTCGCGGCCCGCCCTGGGTCGTGCTCGGCGAGCTGCTTCAGCTCCGACGTCAGCCACTCGGCCGCCCGGAGGAACTCCGTCCACGGGTGGCGGGCGGCGGCGATCCGCTGCTCGGCGTACCGGTGGCGGTTGGACGCGGCCACTGCCCCTCCTTGATCACGAAGTGTGAGCGTGTTACGGTGCCCCTCGCGCGCGCCGCGCGCGGCGCGCGGCGCGCCCGCGCGTTGGGACTCCCGCTCGGACGACCCGAGGCCGTTCTGCGGCGGCACCCACACCTGTGCGTGGTCACGAACAGTCACGACGCCTCCTCGGCGCAGGCCCGCGCGAACGCGTCCCAATCCGGCTCGCGAGCGATCTCCGGCAGCGACTCCAGGTGCCACGCAAGGAGCGCTCGCGGCACCCGGAGCGCGACCGGCTCGGCGGTGCGCAGGTCCCAGCGCACGAACTCCTCGTCCAGAGGCCAAGCGGCCAGCGCCCCACACTCCGCGCGCCTGATCAGGCCCTCGGTGAGCACGTCCAGCGGCGCGTCCACACCGAGCTGGCGCTCGACCGCGAGCCGGACGAGGTACGGGCTGTCGGCGCGGAACGCCGCCTCGACCATGACGACGGTGGGGATGTCGGCGAGGTGGTCCCAGGTGGGGATCGGCATGTGACGGACCACGATCCCGTTGAGGGCGGTCATGCTGCGTCTCCTGTCGCGGTGGCACGTTCATCAGTGCGGCCCGATGTCTTGGTCCGGTCGCCGGGCCCGTCCCGTGGTCCGGTCCGTGGTCCGGTCGCGCCGCCGCGGTGGCCGGGCCGCGGGTCCGGTTGGTCCGGTCCGGAAAGAAGCCCCATCAGGTCGGTGGCGACCTGCGTCGAGGCGCTCTGCCCCGCTTCGCGAAGCGCAGCCTGGAGCCTGCGGCGGGTGAGCTTCTGTCCCTCTCGCTTGAGCCGGCCCGCGATCGTCCGGCCCAGCGGCAGCAGCTCGTTCACCCGGTCCGCCGAACCGGTCGTGCTGCTGCGTACGGGCTTCTTGTTGGTCCGCTTGGTCCGGTCACGTGACCCCGGAGCGGGAAGGGCGTCGGCGGGCTTCTGGTCCGGTCGGTCCGGCGCGGGGACCGGACCAGCGGGCCGCCGCGCGGTCCGCTTCCTGGTCCGGTTCTTGGTCCGAACCATCTCCCGGTAGCGGGTCCGGAGCCTGGTCCGGTAGCGGGGGCGGTGCTCGCTCTCCGGAGTCGGTTCCTGGTCCGCTGGTACGGTCTGCGGCTCCTCCGCCGCGACGGCCGGACCAAGCGGCGGCCGGTATCGCGGCACCAGACCTGCGCCCACCGAGTTGATGAACACGGCCGCGTCGTGCATGGCCTTCTCCGCGTCCGGCCGAAGGCCGCGGGTCTCCTCCGCGAGCGCCGCCATCCGGGTCAGCGTGAGCTGAAGCTGTGACCGCTGAGAGGCGATCACCGCGCCCTGCGCCTGGACGACCGACCGCCACGTCATGTCCACGCGGCGGGCCTGGCGCACGACCTGGACGGCGACGGTCGGAGACTGCTCGCCCTCACCGACCGCCCACCGGAACGCGGCGAACGTCTCCGGCAAGTGCAGCAGCCAGCGCATCGGCGAGAACTTGGGCGCTCTCGGATCGATCAGGCCCTTGTCCCGCAGGTCCTTGCGGTGCAAGTGGCGCGAGTGCATGCTCCACAGCCACGGGCTTGCCAGAGAGCAGGCGGCGAACAGCTCTGGCACGAGCGGCACGTGCGTGTAGTTGAGGTAGCCCGCGCCAGCGCCGATAAGGTACGACGTCATCCGCGTGCGCCAGGCCGAGTCGCCCTCCCGCAAGGCGACGTGCGCGTGCCACGAGACGTAGACGGCGACGGACTCGACGATCGCGGCGCCGAGCACGGCCAGCAGCACCGGCCAGCCCAGCTCGTGGAACACGAGGAACTGGCCGGCCACCGCGACGATGTTGACGCCGACGTTCGTCACGCTCATGACCATCAGGCGGCCCGCTGCCTGCAAGCGGGTCTTCCACCGCTCGCGCGCCTGCTCGCGTTTACGAGCGCGGTCGCTGCGGGCGGTTTCGTTGCGTTCGCGCTGGTCGACCTCGGCCGCCCGCGCGTCAGCGCGCCGGGCCTCGCTGGCCAGGCGGCGGCGCTGGATCCGGAGTCGCTCGGCTTCGAGAGCCCGCTTCTCCTTCTCCGGGTCGGCCTTAAATAGCACCATCAGAGCTCTCCTATTTCGCTTGCGATACCGCTGGCGTTATATGATCGCTCGCTGGAATTATGAGCATGATCAAAACACAGCCGCGCATGCTGGATGGCCGCGCCTGCGTCACCGCGCACCTTGGACACGCCGCAGGCGAAGCACTCGAACACGCCAAGCGATGTCAGCGCGGGGCAGGCGTTAAGCCGCACCGCTTCCCAGGCCACGCTGCCGTAGACACGGATCACACCGTGCCAGCCGTACGCGAGCAGGTGACACGCGCCACCATCTGGGGCGACATGCGCCGCGGTCACGCCGCACTCCTGGCAGACTCCGCTTTGCGTTTGATCGCCTCGGCCTTAAGTGCTTCCACCAGCGCTTTGACCTGCTTGGACCGTTCGGAACCGAGAACGCCGCCGCGCGCACCGTGCAGACTGTGGACCGACCCGCCGTAGACGTAGATGGACAGCGCCTCCTCGATGACGGTCACCCGGAGGCACTCGTCGCGCACCGTGCACGGCTCACACAGAAGACGAGCCTTGCGCCGCGTCAGGCCCTGCGCCACCCAGCGGTCATCGTGACTGCCAGCGCAGATGCCGCTCTCGCTGACCCTTTCGGTCAAGCTGCGAGCCTCGGCGCATAGCCGATGCTCCAGTGGCGGGGCCAACGTGGACGACTTGGCGTGCTCGTGGCCAGCGCTCGTGTCGGACGAGGTCAGGCTGGTGCTCATCGGTCACCTGGTTTCTGTCGCAAGGAGAAGGGCGGCGATGCGGCGACCCCGGGATGATCGCTCTCGGGCACCGTTGGCGTTGACGTGATTTCTGCCAGAAGCACGCCAGGCGCAACAGCGGCCAACCGCTAAGCTGTTGGTACGATCATGGTACGCACACCAAGAACGTACCGCAACTCCTGGGCCTGTCGCCGAGCCAAGATCATGCGCCCGTCACACTGGACGGATCATGAATGCCTCTAAAGTTGACTCCACAGCCCGGAAACCGTCCGAGGAGCACATGGAGAACGGATGCCGATCCCGCCCGCGAAAGCTCAAGGCATAGCGGACCAGATCGCCGCCAGAATCAGGCGAGGCGAATACCCACCGGGGAGCTGGCTCCCCTCGGAACGCGAGCTTTCGCAGGAGCATCAGGCAAACCGGTCCACCATCCGCAACGCCCTCAAGCTGCTCGCCGACGAGAGCCTCGTCACTCGCATCCCCAACCAAGGCGTGCAAGTCTCCGACCCCAGCGCCCCCCGGAGCACGGCCCAACCGACACAGCCGGCTCCAGAGGTCGCTTGCGAACAACGGCGATGCTGCCTCACGCTTGCCGGTATGACGGCATGGCTCGCATCCCAGGACAGGCTGACACTCGTGCGGATCGACGACATCACGTCCGTGCAGATCGTCGTCCCGGGCGAACCCGATCCGCGCCTACACCCCACCAAGCGGCTTGACCGCGCCCAGGAGGTGCAGATCATGGTCGGAAGCCGCGCCGGCGTCGCGATGTGCGCGACAACCTGCCCTGGTCGTGACGCGCTGTGGGCTCGGGACGAACTGCTGCATGTGGTGAACGCGATGCGACGGAAGACGGCCGACAGCGCCGAGCTGTACGTGCACGCGCCCGCGTCGTGGCCACGCAAGAGACCTGGACAGTTGTGGCAGACGTCCTCCCATCTGCCCGCGCCGGAACTCATTCAGCAGTGATCGAGAACGCCTAATCAATTCGCTCGTTCTCCGGATAACATGCCCTCATGGTCCGCCATCAAGAGGTGTCCGACGACCTCAGAGCCAAGATCCTCAACGGAACCTACCCGCCTGGCAGGCCGCTGCCGCACTCCGGCCTACTCGCCATCGAGTACGACGCCTCCAGCAGCACCATCTCCCATGCACTCGCGACCTTGAAGACTGAGCAGCTCGTCATCCGCCACGCGGCCGAAGGAATGATCGTCCAGCCACCTCCCACGGTCGTGGACCTCGTCCTCCACGGGCCACACGGCCACGGGCCGCTTCCCTGGACCAAATGCTGTGAACGCTCCGGCACCGAAGGCGCGATGATCACCGGCAAGGTAGCCACAGAGAAGGCTGACCTCGATACCGCCGGACTCCTCGGCCTCGACACCGCCGACCAGGTGGTCAAGCGGCACCGACGCGCCACCATCGGCGACACCGTGGTCCGCCTCGACGAGGCGATCTACCCCCATCAGCTCGTGAAAGACACCCCGATCGCCAAGCGCGGCCAAGTACCGCGCGGCATCTACCGAGCCCTCGCCGACGTCGGCATGGAACCACACATGGTCGTGCGGCGGGTCATCGCCACCCGACAGGCCACCGACGCTGAAGCCAAGACCCTGAAGCTCGTACGCCGCGCCCTGGTCCTCACCTACGACCAGGTGATCGCTGATCGCCAGGGCACGCGAGTGGAACTGCTGCGATTTGTCGCCAATCCAGCACGCATCAGGTTCGTGGACGAACAGTTCTCGCTGTAGCGGCAAAGGCATAGCACCAGGTAGACGATACAGATGCCGTCATACGCAGTGGCGCCACTCCACCACAGCGGGGAAGGACGAGGCCGCGGATGAGTGACATCAAACTGCTCCGAACGACCGGGTGGATGCGCGTGTACGAAGGCTCCTACCTCCAGATCACACCCAAGTGATCTCAGCTCCGCCCGCTCCGAGTCATGCAGGGTCGCCCTGGAGCGCGGTCGTGCCGAGCAGGGCGCGCAGCCTGGCCTCGCCTTGATCCACTGCCATGGTGAGGGCGTCCAAGTGGGCTGCTGGGAGGCTCCCGGCGCCGAATCCCGAGGCGGCGAGCACGCCGGCGAGTTTGTGTTCCTGCTGGGGGGTCATGCGGGAACGCATCCCGTGGTGAGCGAGAACGTCTCGAGCAGCGTAGGCGTCCGTGACGGCCACGCCGATGACCGCGGACCGCAGGTCGGCGTCGTGTGCTGTGGGCTGGCCAGCGGTCAGGTCGAGCGCGGCCAGGCCGAGCCGAGCCCGGAATGCCGCGGTCATCGGTTCAGGGTCGGCGATCAGCGGGAGTGCTTCCCTGACCACGTGCTCCAGCTCGTCCTGTGATGGCGTCGATGTCGTCGGCCGACAGGAGATGCGCAAGATGGCGGCGACGGCGATCTCCCACGGCTCCGTGGGCACGCTGGAGGTGATCATGTCGGCGGCTTGCTGGTGGAGGCCCTGTTCCGCCAACGACATGATCGTGATCTGTCGGCCGTCCAGAAGCCGCTCGCCGACGCCGCGGTGCGCGGCCATGGATTCGGCTGCCTCGGTCCATCGGCCAACGCTGGCGAGGGCTCTGGAGCCGTCAACCAGCAGGGTGACCCACAGCTCCGTGCAGATCTTGCGGTGGTCTGCGACGGTCTGGATCAGCGGCGCCAGGTCGACATCGTGATCACGGATGATGGTGGCGCCACGCTGCTGTGCTGCCCGGTACAACTGCTGCAGCAAGGCGAACGCGGCGCTGCCGTCGCCCTCGCGGGTCAGGAGCCGGGAGATGTTCACCAGCGGCATCAGCGACATCACGGCGATGTCCTGGTCGAGGGTGCCGGCTTCAGCGAAGACCTTGTGCTGCCGCCAGCACAGTTCGGCGGCCAGGTCGGGCATCCCGCTGTCGGAGGCGATGAGCGCGGCCAAGTTGAGGACGCCGCTGGCGCGGGCCACCCGCTGGGAGTGGTCCGCGCTGGGCGTTTCGACGGTCAGCGCGGTGAGCTTTGCAATGCGCCTGTCCAGGGGAAGCCCGGGGGCCTTGGGCCGGCAGACGAGCGGGATACGGCGGGCGATCGCAGAGTTCATCGCGCTGCTCCCCTTCTACGGCCAGTCGATGACGAGTCGGCTGGCGGGCTTGTCGATGATGAAGCGCGGGTCGTCGGCCTTCAGCAGGTCGCGGTGGGCGTCGGTGGCCATCCGGAAGCCGGGGGCGGGGGCGTCGTTGCCGTAGTCGCGGGCCCACTCCTCGATCGAGGCAGCGACCTGCTCGGCGAGGACGACGGCGGCCGGGCCGTGGCCGATGACGCCGATCTCCCAGAACCGGCCCGCGGCGTCATCGCCCTCGCGGACGGTCAGGTACGCGAGGCTGTCGCCGTCGAGCGCCGCCATGGAACCCCACCCGAAATGCGGGGTGAACCCCGGCCGCTGGCCAGGCATGCGGGACAGGCCGTTGGGCAGGACGCACGCCAGCCACAGGTACACCCACTCCCAGGCCGAGCCCTTGCGGAACTTCACGCCGGTGTACACCGTGTGGGAGGGCTCGTCCAGGACGGTCCGCATCGCCTCTCGGTCGACCTGCTGCTCGGTGTAGGTCTCCAGCCGGACGTTGCCCTCCCCGGCCATGACGATCATGGTGCGGATGTCGTCGCAGATGCCCTTGCGCATCGGGACGAACGTGGCCATCTCGCAGGAGACGGCCTTCCAGGTGTCGCCGTCGCGCTCGAAAGCGAAGGAGCGGGAGATGCTGCCGCGAATCCGCATCGGGATGACCACGCGGCCGCCCGGCGCCAACTGCTCCAGGACGGTGACGGGGATGTCGCCGGCGCCCACGGTGAACTGGATTCGGTCGAACGGGGCGTGCTCGGGGAGCCCGGCCGCGCCATCGGCCAGCAGCACGGTCGCGTTCGTTACGCCTGCGGCCTCCAGGTGCTTGCTGGCGGTGTTCACGAGGTCGGTGTCGACGTCCACGGTCCACACGTGCCCGCCGGGGGCGACGAGCCGCGCGAGGAGTGCGGCGTTGTAGCCGGTGGCCGCTCCGGCTTCCAGGACCTTGTGGCCAGGCTGTGCGTCCAGTTGCTCCAGCTGGGTGGCGACGACCGACGGCGCGGAGATGCAGGAGATCATCTCGCCATCCGGGTCGTACTTGATCGACACGGCGTCGTTGGCGTAGGCGGCCTCGATGTCGGCGTCGGGAATGAACCGGTGGCGCTCGACTTCCCGGAAGGCGGCGATGATCGCGGGGGTGCGCAGATGCCCGGAGTCGGTGAACTCGTCCACCATGGCGTTGCGCAGGTCGATGGGATCGCTGGCAGTGATGGTGTTCTCCATTCGCTTGAAGGTAGGGGTTGCTGGTCCAGACCGGCCGGTAGACACGGCCGCCGGCGGGTCATCTCCGAAAGCGACGTGCCAGCCCAGCCAGGCCGCGGCGGACTGCTCGGCCACGGATACGGCGGCGCGGTTGAAAGCGAAGATCGCATGGTGGGCGAGGACGGCGCGCAGCCCTCGCCCGAGTTGCCCGCTGGCTGCGAACCCGGCTAGGCAGCGGCCGGCTTCCTCGAACGCGGCGACGCGGTCGAGCCAGCCGGGTTCGGTGGTCTCCCGCTGGGCGGCGTCTGCGTTCATGAGGCGCCGCATCGCGGCGATGGCCTCCGCCCGGGGCGCCATCTCAGGCGGGTTGATCGGCGGGCGGAGGTTGCCGACCTTCGCCCATACGTCGCCGATCTCGAACGGGTCGAGGCCGGCCGCGCGGTTCATGGTGGAGATCAGCAGGATGCACCGCTCGCGGGCGTGCGAGCAGCCGGTTCCGGCCAGAGCTGCGGGGCTGTCGGCACACCACACGTCGTGGGCGAGGTCCATGCCCAGCCGGCCGCCGAAAGCCTCGGTCTCCGGCTCGTAGATGCCGTCAACCCAGCCGGTCGCGAGCTCGTCGCCGACAAGCTGGTCAAGCAGCTCGGCGGCGGGCCGGTCGGTGCGCAGCCGGAGCTTGCCCTCCTTGCGCACGAAGTGGAAGCGCCAGCCGGACAGCGCACTCGCGAGCGTGGCCGCGGCTAGCGGGGTCACGCCGGCGTCGCCGGGGAAGCGGACGGTGGCTTGCCACCATTCCCGCGCGTCGGGAAGCGGCATGTTCTCGTCGTCGAGGTTCATGGTCGTCGTATTCGCTCCAGATCGGTCGGGTACGCGGGGTTAGTGGATGAGCAAGGCGCGGGTCCAGCCGGTCATGTTGGAGCCCTCCAATGCCAGGACCGCCCCGGCTCGCCCTTCCAGAAACCCGGGCTTGGGCAGCGCAGCGATCCCGGCGACCAGCCGCTGGCGGGTCTGCCAGATGGGGTCGCCGAACCGGTCGGGGGTGGGGCTGTCGGCTGCGATGGCGGCCGCCACGGTCAGCATCCCTGCCCAGCCGTGGCACAGGGAGGCGTCGGTGACCCGGTCCAGGCGGGCCGGGTCGGTGAGGGCGGCGATCGCGACCTCCTCGGCCTTCTGCCGGCGGGCGTCGTCGCCGAGCGCGAGCGCGGCCAACTGGAGGGTGCGAGCGATACCGAGGTCGCTGTAGCACCAGGAGGGGCGCAGCGGCGGCTGCGGCGGCTCGTCGGCGATCAGGTGGTCCAGGGTGATCCAGTAGAAGCCGCTGAACTCCTCCAGCCAGGTCGCGAACGTGTCGATCGCTTCCATCTGGCCGTCCACCAGGATGTCGCGGCGGGCGGCGAGGGAGAGCAGCGCCAGCGGGCCGGCGATGCCGTGCGCCACACCGTTGTTCGCGTGGCCACCCGTGATCTCCTGATGGCCGGGGCTGTCCGGCGACCACCATCCCGGCAGGGCTCGGACGCCCGCTTCGGCCGGGCACGCCAGCGTCACCAGATGGGCCAGCACCTCGCGGAGCAGCGACGGCGGCCAGCCTGCGCGGGAGAGCAACAGCGCTCCCAGACCGGTGAGTCCCCGGATGAGATCGAACTCCGCCAGCGGCGGAAGCTGCGCCGACTCTCGCCGCCGGAGGGCCGCGGCGAGCTTGGCGCGCACAACTCGGTCGACGGCCGCCTGAACGGTCGGGTCGGCGTGCCCGGCGCGGCCCAGCACGAACTCCAGTGCGGGCGCGCCGTGGAAGAGGCAGGCGTTGGCGCCGGTGCTGACGCCTCCGGCGACGGCCTCGGCGAGCAGGGGCCGCGCTGCGTCGAGGTTGCCCCGCTCGATGTGGAGCAGCGCCCTGCCGAGCACGCCCTCGGACAGGGCCTGCGTCCTGGGCGGGTTCATCGGCCCGCCCTCACGGCGACGACGATGCTGTGGGCCCGCCCACCGATCCACCCATCGGCGTCCCGCGGCGGCGCGTCGTAGAGCGCCACGGTGGAGGAGATGCCCAAGTGCGTGCGCAGCACGTCCAGGTCCATCCGCTTGGTGAGGTCCAGCGGTAGCCGCTGATCGTCCATGGCCAGGAGCACCCGCTCCGGCACGCCTGTCCGGCCGCGCCATGCGTGCAGGTGCTCGGCCCACTCCTCCAGGCGTGCCGTGCGGCCGGGCAGCGTGCGGGCGCGCAGCTGCCAGCGCGCGGCGACCAGGATGCTGCGCCGGTAGTGCAGCGCCGGGGTGAACGGCAGCGTCCACGCCGCACCCCAGTCGAACCATGTCACCTGCGCAGTCGCGGCGCGGCTGATCTCGGCCAGGAACCGGGCCAGCGGCGGGGTGAAGTTGTTCCACACGAAGTTGATCGCCGTGGGCGCGAGCAGTTCCAGGCGCTGCCCGGTGGCGGCCACCGCGAGGTAGAGGTGATCGCCGCGCACGCCGACGACCAGATCGGCGGGAAAGAGCGCCGCATCGTCGCTGCCGCGGAACTCGCCGACGCTGACCAGCTTCGGCAGAACCTGCGGGCTGCGGGTGAGCAGGTCGGCCTCGACGCGGGAGGGGTGGAACGACAACTGCGCCAGTTCCCCCACGGGATCGACCGTGGGGAGGGCCACCTGGTCGGCCGGGTTCTGCGGGAACAGGTGCCGGAAGCGTCCCGTCATCGTGCCGGCCGCCCGGGAGACGGTGTGCACGCTGACGCGGAAGTTGCCCCGGTCGAGCGCCGGGAGCGAACCGGCTTGGACTTGTGCGCACACCTCGAAGTGCGGGGCCAGTGTGGTGGGCCGCGCGCCGGCGGCTGCCTCCAGCTCCTCGATGAGCGGCTCGGAAAGGATCACCGCCCGACGGCGTTCCACGGCGGCGGTCCCGGCGAGATCCAGCAGCAGCCGGTCGCGTCGCGACATCGGCCGCGGCGGCGCGGACACCGACCCGAACCCGTCAGGCAGGCCCAACCCGATGTCGGGGTCGACGAGCTGCTCCAGGCCGACCTCGGCGCCGTCCCCCCACCGGGCGGCGAACCGCTCGGTGTAGCGCTGCCACGCTGCCGTTCCGCGAGGGTGGGGCGTGAGCCTGGCGAGCGCGGTGGCCGCGGTCTCGATCTCGACCGCGACCGTTTCCGGTAGCCGCACCTCGGCGTCCAGCCGTACATCCACGGCCGCCTCCCGCTCGCGGACATCCAGGACGGCGGCGGGCAGGACGGCTGCCGGGTCGGCGATCGTGGCGGGGGCGCGCAGCGCCGACCGGAGCAGGTTATGACGCAGCAGCTCGCCGAGGAATACGGCATGGCGGGGCTCGCCCGCCTGCGGGAACTCTGCCGCGAGCTTTCCCGCGAGCGCCGCATGCCGGATCGGTGACGCGGCCTCCTGGAGCACGAGCGCCAGCGCAGGAGTAAGGGCGAGGGAGAACTCCGACGCGCCCTCGGCCGGCACGTAGACGCGGCCGTCACGCACGTACGCCAGGTTGTTGACGCACACCTCGACATCCGCCATCAGGGCGGCGTCCGCCTCCCGCACCATGATGGCCTCGTTCAGCACCCGAGGATCTGGCCGGGCGACGATCTCGTGCCCCTCCCCGACGAGCACGGCAGACGTGGCGCCGAAGTCGAGCGGGCAGACGCCGGCGAACAAGCCGAACGGCGTGGACCGGTGCTCGTACCTGAGGGCGTATCGGGCGAGTGCGAGCGCGGCGCGGCGCGCCCGGCGGGCGTTCGTTGACCGGCCGTCCAGGATCGCCTCCACCTGGCGGGCAAGATCCGGGCTGGCGTTGGCGATCGTGCGACGGAAGATGTCATCGGCCCATATGGGGGCGAGCCAGGAACGCCACTGCGCGGTGGGCGCGTCGGGCCCTGGCCATTGCGGGATGACGGGGGCTGACAGGTTCACCGCCGCGCGGAGCATCCCAGTGCCGGTGCGCCGGTACAAGGTCCGCCGTGACCGTGTCATCACGCACACTCCGTTCCTGGGGAAGGGCGCGGGCCCGGTGCGGGGCCCGCGCCGGGCGGGCTAGGAGCCAGAGGTCGTGCAGGCGCTCGGGCAGGAGCTCCCGCAGTTGTCGCCGGTGCTGCACAACAGCACCGTGTCGGCCGCCGGGGTGTTCTCAATGAAGGTGATGTCGAGCTCGAACGGGTCGGACGTCGCTCCCGTGTCGACCGTGGCGGTCTGCTCGATGGTGGGAGTGGTCATGTCCTGCTCCTTGTCCTGTCGGGTGGAACAGATGCGCGGTCGCGCATCTTCTCTTCGCCGAAACACGGCGAATGTGCGGCGTGTCATCCTCAGCAGGATCTTGCGGGCGTGCTTGAAGATGGGCCGCAGAGGTCTGTTCCCCGGATCCGGCTGAAACGGGTCGCCCATGACGAGGATGATGAGGTCGATGGAGCCTCCCTTCATATCGCCTGTTGGCGGGGGCGGAGGGCCAGGTAGCTGCCGCGGAAGCGGTACAGGATCGCCTCCTGTCGGCTGAGCGCATAGAGGAGCGAGACGTAGTCCGCCCGCTGTACGACTTCTTTGAGCCCGGCCTCCCTCATGTGCTGGGTGATCTCCACGCGCAGGGTCGCCTGCCAGCACTCCTGGCCGGAGTCGTCTTTGCCGCGGGCGAAGTCATAGGCCGGGTGGGACCTGCGGAGGGCGGAAAGTCGCAGATGAGCGACTGTGGTGGGGTTCATGGAGGTCACCGTGTGTGCTTGTGCTCTTTGCTGGTCGGGGCGGGCCGTGGGGCGGCAGAGTGGAAACAGCGCCGTCCCACGGCCCTCGCCGCCCCAGACGGGCTTCCGGGGCGGGGTGTGCTGCGGGCCTGGGAGCGGGGTTCTGGCCCGCAGCGAAGGAGGCTCCCCGAGCGTGTCTCCTCGGTGGCCTCCCAGCCGCCCAGGAAAATGGCCATCCGCGCGAGCATGGGCGGCTAGGAGGAGTGGAACCACAGTCCACGGCAGCGTCTCGTTCTCTGTCGTGGACTGTGGGAGTTGCGCGGCGCGGGCAACCTGAGTGTGATCGTTGATCGGTCTGCCCGCGCCGCAGTGCGCGGCCGGCGGGTAAGAGGTCTGCCCGCCAGCGTGCCCAGGCTGGGTCGCAGCATGCCAGGCCACGTCTCGCTTCATCACCCTGCCTCCGTCCGCAGGGCGTCGGGAAGCCGGCGGCTCAGTTCCGGAGGCGGCGGGTGTATGCCGTTCTGGATCGCCCAGAGGCGGCTCTGACGCTGCGTCTCGCGGATGTTGGCCCACAGCGGCTCAGGGTCATAGACGTTCCCTGAGTGGTAGACGCCAGCCGGGTTCCAGTACCCGCGGTAGAAGGCGATGACGAGCTCATCGACCTGGAGAGCCAGCCACCAGTAGCCAGTTTCCAGCTCAAGCCGGTCCGCCCACCACCGGCCCGTGCTGGGACAGCCCGCTCGGCCCCGCTCGCCGGAAGGCGTCGCTGAGGCGAGATGGTGGCGGGCCTGCATCAAGTGTCTCCTCACGTGGGAACGGGACGTATCGCGGATCAGGGGTTGGTGATCACATCTGGTCGACGAGGTAGGTCAGCCACTCACGGCCGGCGTCGGCCAAGCGGACAGAACCTTCGTGCGGCTGGCTCAACAGGTGGCCCTGATGCAGGTGAAACAGCGTCCACAGCGCGGTCATCCCGGCCATCAGCTCAGGGGGCGCCTCCCGCCAGGCAGGGATCGCCCACAACAGGGCGTGGACCTCCTCCGGCGACCAATGGCCGGCGATGAGATGGGGCGCGAGCAGCGCCGGGTCGATCCACGCCTGGCCCGCGCACGCCTCCGCCCATCCGACCACGGATACGACCTGGCCCTTGATGAGCAGGTGCCGGGCGCTGAGATTGCTGTGCAACAGGGTGGGCCCGTTGAGCCTGTCGATCACGAACCCGTTCAGGGCCTTGTCATACAGGCTGCGCTGAAAGATGGCGTTCGGCTGCATCCTGAGGACCACTTGGGCCTTGGCTACCAGCGGGTTGAGCCGGTGGACGATCGTGCGGGCCCCTGACGGACACGGGGTGAGCAGCTTGCCGAGTTCCGCCACCGTGTCGAGCACGGCCGGCACGTCGGATGAGCTAGCGCGCTGGAGATCGACCGGACGGGCGTGATCGTTGATCAAGTCCCATGCGGTGACATGCCAGACGGAAGACTTGCCACCGCTGCAATCCAGCTCCCACGCCTTGCACGGCACGGGCGCCGCAGCGGGTAGGTGGCGGGCCGCCCACCGCTCCCGCTTGTGCAGGTGGGCGTACGGGCTGCTCGTCGGAGTCGCCTTGAGATACACCTCATCGCGGCCGTACACGCGGGCCGCGAACACGCCGGAGGCAGCCGGAACGCTGTGCACCTTGGGGATGCCGCCGACCTGCTCAGCGATGGCATCGCGCACGTGAGGGGGGAGGTTGAGCCAACCCAGATGGTCATTCACGATGATCTCCAAAGGGGTGTTCAGGCGTCGCGCCGCTCAGCGTCAGGGCGGTACCGCCTCCGATGTCGCCGTACTTTCTTAAGCTCGGCCATCCCGCGGCAGTCACGGCTTTCGCCCTACCGCGCACAGGACGAACCGGTCATCCGCCCCCGCATTGATCATGTCGTCGGTCGGCCGCCATTGGTCCAGATGGACGAGTCCGGGCTCGATCAGCTCAAAGCCGTCGAAGAACTGCTGGATCTGCTCCGTCGTTCGCGGTACGACCGGGGCGCTGGCCTTACGGTAGGCGTACTTATCGGCACCCGCCCGCGCGACGCCGCCCGGGTCGTCCCACAGATGCGACAAGATCAGATAACTGCCCGGCGCCATCAGGTTGCGGATGCTCTCCACCAATCGATCCGGATCGTCCTCGTCGGCCAGCAGATGCAGCACCGCCACCAGCAGCACCGCCACCGGCTGGCGGAAATCGATGTGAGCACGCAAGTCGGGATGCTCCAGGATCTCCTTCGGGTCCCGCAGGTCACCCTTGATCGTGATCACATCGGACCTGACGCCGGACAACAGGGCACGGGCGTGGACCAGCACGATCGGATCATTATCGACATATGCCACGCGAGCGTCCGGGGTGACCCGCTGCGCCACTTCGTGCACGTTCGGCGATGTCGGTACGCCAGTACCCAGATCGACGAACTGCCTGACGCCTGCCCGGACGACGGCGTCCGTCGCGCGTATCAGGAAGCTTCGATTCGCCCGCGCCGTCGTCCGCGCGTTCGGAGCGGCCCGCAGAACCTGCTCGGCCAACTCCCGATCGACGGCGAAGTTGTCCTTGCCTCCGAGGAAGTAGTCGTACACCCGGGCGATGCTGGGCGTGTTCGGGTCCACTCCGGATGGGGGCGATGTGGTGCGGTCAAGGGTCATGGAAACCTCGAAGGGGGATGTGCGTACGCCGTCTGCGATGGGGGCCGCAGGCGCTGCGAGCAGAAAAGCGACACGGTCAGCAGTTGCACGCTCATCGCCCTGCTCACCGAGTTCGTATCCGTAGTCCGTGAGGTAGCGGCCGTTCGTGGCAGCCACCACCGTGTTGATTCGCGGATGCAGGGGGTTTCCCACGGCCACCGTGGTGCCGTCCTTCTCCGCGACAGATAGTCCGCGCGCTTTTAGAAGGTCGTGCAGAATTGCCGTGGGATTCGCGTCCATGCCTCAATCCCACTGCCGCTGGTCAGCGAGCGGGATATGACAACCTATGACACGGAGATGATCATGCCTCTGGTGGCGGCCATAACGGGGACACGGTCAACCGGGCACCGTGAGCTCACCTGGTACGCAGATGTGTTCAACACCTACCTATCGCCGTTCGCGACCGATGACGCGCATTTCTACGTCGGAGGCGCAGTCGGCATCGACAGCTTGAGCCTGCTGTGGCTGGCTGGCAGCACAAAAGCGCGGATCACCGTTGTTGTGCCATGCGCTGTCCAGGACCAGCCAGCCGAGGCCCGGCAAGCCATTGCCCAGTGCCGTGACCGAATCACCGAGATCGTCGAGCTGCGCGCCGCAGAGCTCAAGACACCGGCCTACCACGCGCGAAACCGATGGATGGTCGATCGCGGTCGCATGGTGATCGGGTTTCCCCACGGCAGGGACGAGACGACATCGGGCACGTGGCAGACGATCAACTACGGGGCTTCGCAAGGAAAGCCTCGACTGATCGTGCCCGTGTGAACACAGATACGGGCATCATGAGGGCATGAGCGCGCACAGCCGGTTAACCGGTGCTGCCATGCTCAAGCGGCTACGGCGGTCCCGTGGGTGGTCCCTCGCCAACGCCGCACGAGCCCTTGTCGATATGGCCGTCCGGCTCGGGCAGCCATTCGACACCAGCATCGCGAGCGTGCAACGGTCCGTCGCCCGATGGGAGAGCAACACCAGCCCCATCGTGCCCAGCGAGCGATACCAACTGCTGCTCGCCCACCTGTATGCCCACGACACCCGAGGACAGATGTCTCTCGGCTCTGGCAGCGACCTCGCCGAGCTGCTGGAGGCGCTCGGGCACTTCGGCGTCAACGAGGGGCGCCTCAGTGAACTGCGCACGATCCTCGTTCGAACGGCAACTGACACCGGGGTAGAACTGCTTGCGCTGCTCGGTCCATCCACACAGGCCGCCCTTTCTGCCGCTCTCGCTGACCCATCACACCTTGACGAGGGGCTTTTGACCGCGATGCGAGATTCCATCTCGCACGTGAACGGCCAGGTCGGGAGCGTCCCGTTCGTACGATTGCAGCTACTGCTAGCGCCGATCATCGAGTCCTGCCGACGGCTGCTGAACATGTCCGTCCCCAAAGTGTTCCTACCGGATCTACAGCTCATCTCCGCGCAGGCGTACACGCTCGCTGGCCGATTCGCATTCGAGACCCGAGACGATGACGCCTCCCGGGCACTGTATTCGGCCGCGACGGACGTGGCCGGCAGCCTGGGAGTCCCTTGGCGGCGCGCGGTCGTCCACATGAGCAACGCCCTCGTCACGCTGTACTCGACGCCCGGCTTGGACGCCGCCAAGGCCCTCATCGACGCCGCGGTGCGTGATGCGCGCGTCGGCCAAAGCGTCACCGTCCGGGCCCGAGCGCACGCGTTGCAGGCAGAGATCGCTGCCCGAGCCGGTGCGGAAAAGCACGCGAAGGCGGCGCTCGCGCTCGCCTGGTACGACCTGGACCAAGATCGCGCCACTGACCCAGCCACAAGCTCGTTTTCGCCGGCTCATCTGCGCGGTTTCGAGGGAATTACGTCACTGTATGTCGGAGATCCCGCCCAGGCGCATGACTACTTCGCCAGCTCTGCTCAGGCATTGGTCGCGCCGCGTGAGCGGGTGCAGCGGGCGATCGTGTCGGCAGACCAGGCGCTCGCGCGAATCCGTCTTGGCGATCCGCAGTCAGCAGCCGAACTGCTGCACAGCTGTATTGATGCCGCATCCGAAACCGGGGGGCGAGTCGCCATGATTCGCATGCACCGTGCACGTCAGGATCTGCGGCCATGGCGGCGGGAGGGGTTCGTCGCCGACCTGGACGACCATTTGATCGAGTCGCTCGGCAGGTGACTGGTGAGTGCCAAGGCGTGATCGCCGCAGCGGGGAGAGCATCCGCCAACGGCGGATCAAGCGTCGCCCCTGGTTGAAAACAACAAAAAGCCCCGTCCACCTCCCGCAGGAGGTGGACGGGGCTTGGTCTGTCCCAGGACGAACGTTACCGCTGATCAGGCGACGGGCACCACGAGGCGATCGGATGCTATTGCTGATCCGTCGACAGGTCGGCTCCCACGACGCACACCACCATGTTCAGCGGAGGGTAGTCTCCTCCAACGTCCGTGGGGAGCTGGGTGAGGTCAGGGTGAGTGAACGTCCGGGTGCCGTTCACGTTGTAGAGGTTGGGGAAGGCAAACACCGTGCTTGTCACGGCGAGCGCCGGTTGCCGGACGTCGTACGTGGGAACGAGCGCAGTCAACCAGATGACCCGGTCTTCCGGCTCAGCCGTCAGTGGAGTTGCTAGCGGAGAGAACCGCCATCCGGTCCCGGTGAACAGCTTGTTGTCGTTGCCGGTCTCGGCGATCAGCCCGCCCGTTACGCTGTAAACGGCTAGCCGGGATTCACCAGTGGTGGCGTTGCCGCGTGCTTCGCTCGACACAGGCACGCCTAGGTGCGTGATGCTCTTCCCCGCAGGCACGATGGCCTTTGCGCACACCATCTGCCGATCAAGCCAGGCGAAACTGTTGATCTCCTCGGGCAGAACGGTCGCACACGTCAGTTTGGACAGGGCCTCGCGACGCAGCACGGTCGGCGCGGACGCCGACGGAGCGTCACCGCAGTTGATGGTGATGTCGTCGGCGTGAATGGTGATCGTCATGAACGCTCCAAGTAGGTCGGGCGCTGGCCAGTAGACGGACGCGGTGATGGCCTACCGCTGCTCCAGCGGCAAGTCAGGCCGCGCGGTGTGCTTAGCCCTGTAGCCCGACACCCAGGTGATCAGGCCAGGCAGCAGCGGAACAGTGAGCGACTCCAGCCAGTCAGGCAGGAAGCTGATCAGGTCGAGGTCCGCGTTCACCGTCTGCAGGACGGCCAGGACCGCCACCAGGCCCAGGTACGAGCCCGCAGCCGCGGCCGTCACCTTCCGCTCCACGGGCGGTTTGCCGTACTCGACAGGGTCGGCGTGCATCATGATCCTCCTAGGGGTTCGGGCACGAAAAATGGCCAACCCGGTCGGGCAGGCCATCTGCGATCAGGGCAGGGCAGCGGTCAGTCCACGCGCATCAGCTTCGGCCAGGTCTTCGGGCCGCATTCGCCGTCCACCTTCAGGCCAGCCGCCTTCTGGAAAGCGCGCAGCGCGTCCTCCAGCGGCGTCCCGAACACGGTGTCGTCGATGCCACCGTTCAGCGGGTAGCCCCGGGCGTGGAGCAGGTAGAACAGCGTCTTGACGTCGTAGCCGCGGGCACCGCGCTTGAGCAGGGGCAGGGTCTTCACGATCTCCTCCGTCCAGGTGAGCTGAGGCTTAGGAGCGGCCTTACTCGAGTACGCCGGATAGCCGTAGCCGGCGACGAGGCCGGAGCGTTCGCGGCGCATCACGCGGTTGCTGGTGTTGCCCTCGATCGTCACGATCGTGCCGTTGGAGCGGACGGCCTCGACGATGCCGACGTGGTCGATCGCGGGTATGTTGCGCGAGCCGGCCCAGTCGAAGAAGATCACGGCTCCCTTCCTCGGCGTGTGCCCCCAACGACCGCGGTCTTTGAACCACTGCGCGTGCCCCGGCGTCCAGGCCGAGTCACCCACCACGGAGATCAGCCCAGCCCGATCAGCCGCCCAGGCCAGGAACATGTCGCACCACGGCTCGTAGGCCCAGGACTCCGGCTTGTTATGCCGTTCCGCCCACCACGCGCCGTACTTCGTCCAGCCTGACGGACCCTCGGTGTAGCCGAGCTGGCCACGGATGATGTCCAGCAGCCGATCCTCAGGCGACTTCGCCACTTTCCACCTCCTCGTGGTCCTCGTCCTCGACCACCGACCCAGGCTCCTGCGGGAGCCACGACTGATCGGGGTCGAACTCGGTCACGTCCGCGTCCATGTACGGCGCGGCCGGCTTCGGGTCTTCGTCGTCAGGGGTCACGACGTCCTCCAAGGTGTTCAGGGCCAGCCAGTCGGCAACGGTCAACTTCAGGTCCGCGTTGGACACGCGGAAGGGGAGGGCGACGGGCACGACAAGCACGCCGTCCTCGACGGGGAACACGGTCATGGGGAAGCTCAGCCGCGGGTCAGCGCTATCAGGGCAATGACCGCGCTGGCGACGGTCACCAGGACCGAAACGACAGCGATGATCTGCTTGGTACGGTCGGCCAACTGAGTGCGCGTCACGGCCTCGCGCTCGATCGCGTCCAAGCGTGCCTCCAGCGCCGCGTAACGGAGCTCGGCAGCCGCTCGGTCCTGCTCGACACGCTGGACCAGCTCGGCGTGCCTGTCGTCCGCCTGCTCCAGGCGCTGCAGGATGAGCTGGGTCAGGCCATTGTTCTTCTCGAACCCGACCTCGACGAGGCGCCTCAGCTCCGACAGGGCAAGTGCCAGGTTGGGCACCTCCTCAGAATTCACAGCGGCACCGACTCGGCTTCCAAGTCGTAGGTGATGGTCCAGTCGTCGTAGCGGCGCATCACGACGTCGCGGCCCTGAGCGGCGAGCGCCTGGGCGAACTCGGCTGCTGCGATAGGAACGGGTCGGTACTGGCCCGGCACGCCGGTCGGGTGCTCCACGACGGCGTACAGCACCCACGATGTCCCGGAGGCAGGTGTGGTGCGGACGCACACGAACGTCGTCCGGTCTGACAGGTACAGCACCTGCCCTCCGATAGCGAATGCGCCCCGGCCGGCGTGGCCGTACCGGTAGAACAGCTCGGCCGCCTGGTCTACCTTGGCCAGGTCCGGACCTGGCCCGCCGTTGGGGTCGTCACCGATCGGCAGTGCCAAGTCGGTATCGGGAGGAGTGAACAGCAGCATCAGGAGTCTCTCCCAGGGGGTTGCATGCCCGCGAACGTCGCAGGCGGCTTGACGAAGAAGTTCGGGGCGGCCGGCTGGTCGACCGATTGGCGCTGCCAATCCAGGAAGGCCCGCTTCGCGGCCACCCGCGCCGGATCGAGGCGCACCGTGTCCCGGATGGGCGCGAGCGGGTCCGCGGGTGCTTCGCGAGCGGAGCCGACGTACACGAGCGCGGCCTGCCGGTCGATCTGCGCGGCGGGGGTGACGACGAACCGGTGCTGTTTCACGGCAGCGATCCGCCTCAGGCATGCGGCTCGGCGATCGTCCGGGCTGACCCCCGGTGTGAAGGTGGTGGGGAGCTGCGCGGTCGCCTTGATGACAGCGAGTGCGCCGGGATCTTGGTAGGCGAGTGGGTCGCTTCGGTCGGGAAGGCCGCCTTCGTGCAGCACCACGTCCAGCAGCGTGACCACGTCGTCCGGATCGATGGCGTGCTCGGCTGATCGCCACTCCAGTGTCGCGTTGGGGAACACGTGGATGCCGTTCTCACCTGCGCTGTTCACGAGGTAGACGCCCCACAGCGGTTCGGCTGAACCGTCAGGGACCAGCACAGGCTGTGCAGGTTCCTGGTACGGCGGCTGGCTCAGCGTGGTGTGCGAGTAGCCGAGTTCCGCATCCCATATCTCCACGATGTCGGGCACGACGAATCTCCTTAAAGCGGCGGCGGGGGCGACAAGGCGCACGTATTGTCCTTCTGACCTTGGGCGTGTGAGCCTTGAGTGTGACGCGCAGGAGGCGGCGGAAATTCACGCCCCCTCGTCGGCTGGGGCCTGTTGGGTGTGCGTCGGCTCGTCCTTCCTCAGCACACCGCCCTTGGGACCAGGCTCTAGATCCCAGCCGATAGGCCACGCCTGCGGGCCCCGCCCACTCGTCACCCGCACTTTCTCCAAATCAATCTCGGCCACGGCCCCCTCGAGCCAAAACATGACGGCACCGGCGAAGGTCGCCTTCCGGAAACGGGCGGCACTGGTGAAGGTCGTCTCGACGAACCAGGCGTCGTCGGTGAAGGTCGCCCCGGAGAACCAGGCGTCGCCGGTGAAGGTCGCCCCGGAGAAACTGGCCTCGCCGGTGAAGGCCGCGTCGCTGAAATCGCCGCCATCGGTAAAGGTCACGTCGTTGAAATACGCCCGATGGACAAGGCAGTGCCTGAGCGAGAAGGCGAGTAAGTTGGCGCCGGCCAGGTCGAGGCTGATACCGGGCCAGAAGAGGGGGTTGGCGGTGGTGGGGCGCTGCCACCACCGTTGGCGTTCGTGCCAGCGCAGGTGATCCTCAAGGAGGCGCTGGGCGGTGAGTCGGACCAGCCGTTCTTCGTCCGGGTCCCGGCTGGCCCGAGCCTCAGCACGGCCAACTGACCGTTTGCGGGCGGCGCGGATCCGTTGCTGCCGATCCTCCGCACGTGGCGGCGTCCATGGCATCCGCAGATAGGCACAGATGACGTCAACGACGGTCTGCCGCAGCCGGGGGTTGTTCTGCGCAAGCTGCTCCAGCGCGTACAGCCCGCCGAGGCGGACCGGCGCCTGGCCGTTGCCGAGCTGCTCGACCGCCTTGCTGAAACGGTCGGTGTCGTGGCCGCGCTCGCCGAGCTGGAAGGCGCGCCGGGCAGTGTCGGCGTTGCGCGCGGTGTAGTACACCGCCAGCAATGCGGCAAGGCCAGTGGCCACGGCCAGGACGTTGCCCCGGATCGCCGAGAGCGCGGCGGCCCGGTCCTTGTCTTCGGCGAAGACGGTGGTGTGGTCGACGTGCTCCAGCACCCACGTGGCGCCCGGACCGAGCATCCACACCAGCGTCGGGACTGCCACCAGGACCAGCACGGCCACGACGATCGATGAGCGCTTCATCATTTCACGATGACGCCGTCCGCCCCGCCTGGCCAGGGCGGAGCGTCCCTGGCCAAGCGGGGCGGACGAGCCGAGCTCAGCAGTTCTTGTAGTCCATGCGCGAGCTGTTGTACAAGCACGAGTCGACGAGCTAATACCGAGCGACACCTCGGTACCCTCGGGGACCACCAGGCACAGGATCTTCCAGGCGAGCTCCTTAGTGGCGGTGGGTCCAGAAGTAGTAAGCCTTGGATGATGTGGTGGTGGTCTTCACCGTGAACCCGAGCTGGGTGGAGTAGACGAGGCACCAGTTGGCATTCGGGTTGAAACTCGGCTGGCTGTTGGAGTTGCCCGCGGCGCCGTCCCTCATAGTCACGACGGGCCCCATGTTTCCGGTCATCTCCGCGCCGTAGGAGAAGGTCCCGAACTGGGTACCGCTGCCGAGGCTGATGGAGCCGGCGAAGATGCCCGCGGTGTTGCCGAGGACGGTGTAGTCCCACCAGCGGCCGATGTGTCTGGTCCGGCCGGTGTTGTCGAACCAGAAGTACTGTTCGCGGTCGGCGCTGCGGAAGTACCCGTACCTTGCGTAGCCTTCCGCGATTTCCATGAGTCCCCCGTTGGGGGTGGACAGGCCCGCGTCCAACACCTGCATCTGCATGAAGCCTGCAGCGATCGTAGTTTGGCTGGCGGCGGTCGCGCCGGAGTTGGTGCCCGACGTGATCTCGAACGTGGCCTCGCCCGTGAATCGGTCGTCCCTGGTCCGGAGCCGGGTGTAGTTGGTGCCGGCCCCGCTCGGGATGAATCTCATCTCGGGGTACGCCGCACCGGGCGGGGCGAACTCCAGGCGGCGGCCGGTCGAGGCCGTTCTGATGTGAGCGCCCGTGATGGTCTTGCCGTCGATCGCCGTGGCGGTCAGCCGTGTCGCGTCCACGGAGCCGGCCGCGAGCTTGTCCAGCGTGACCGCGTTGGCACGAAGGTGGCCGGTGTCGATCGCGTTGGCCTGGACGAGATTGCCAGTGACCGTATTCGCGATCACCGCGTCGGCCGCGTTCACGGTTCCGTCCACGATGTTCGCCCCGGAGATGACCTTTCCAATGAGGTCGGTGTCTACCAGCGGCTGCGTCGCGATGCTCGCCGAGCTCGACGGCGCCGACTCGTTCCCTCGGCGGTCCACGCTGGTGAAGCGGAACCACCGCGGCGTGTTGTACGGCTGGTCCGCCACCAGCGCGGCCCCGGCCGCCCGCAGGTGGTCCACCACCTCGAACGGGCCGTCCTCGGCCGCCGCCATGTGCACGCGCACCAGCTCGAAGTCCGACGGCATACCGCCGCCGTTCTGGCCCAGGCCGTCCCAGTCGACCTCGATCACGCCGAGCCGCGTGGTGAGCGCCGGCGTGCTCGGCACCGGGGGCGGGGTCGTGTCGTCCTCGATCAGCGCCACCACGGGATCGCTGAACTCGCCCTTGGTGCCCTGCGCGACCGCGCGTACCTTGAAGGCGTACGTCGTGGCCACCACCAGCGGCGAGTACGTCGCTGCGGTGTCGTCGCTGCTGGCGATCAACCGCCACGGCTCTGCCGCCTGATTGACGCGGGCGTACAGCTCGTAGTTGTCCGGGTCGATGGCGACGCCGTTCACGTCCTGGGTGACGGGTGACCACGTCGCAGTGATCTGCCCCCGCGCGTACCCGTACTCATCCACGTACGCGGCGTCGTCGATGAGCAGGCCGAGAGGCTTCGTCGCCACTCGGCCACCCGGCTGCTCGGGTGCAGGCTCGCCTCCGTCGCCACCGGAGCCGACGCCTCCCGCGAGGATGCCGGCCGCCCGGCGCGCGAGCTTGAGCTCGCGCTCCAGAAAGCGATCGTTCAAGGTCACGTTGCCGGATGGCGTGCCGTCCTTATCCATCGCGAGCGTGATCTGCCGCAACCGTAGCGACGTCATCTGGCCGCCAGGACCGGGCGCGAGAACATGATCGCCCGGACGGTAGTGCTCGAACGGCAACCACCGCGCGATCTCGAACCGGATCCCGCGAGTGAGCTGCGCACGCTCCCGCGAGGCGCGCTGCAGCGCGTTGTTCCCAAGGAGGATCGCCGTTCCCTGGTCGGACACGCCGCCTTGACTCTGACTGGTCTCCCATCGACCCCACGGCGTGTATGCGTCGGGGTTGGTCACCTCGACCATGAGCCCCTGCTCACCCCGGACGAGGATCGCTGACGCGATGTCCTCCAGGGTCGCGCTGTCGGGCGCCTCATCGATGTCACGGCCCATCCGCAGGTCTACAGGGGCGCTGCCGCTGGCCAGGTCATGGCCGAGCACCGTGCCCTCGTTGTAGACGCACAGCTCCCGGCCTCGCATTGTCCAATCCAGGACCCCCTGCTCAGCCAAATTGATCAACAACGTGAGCAGATCGACGCCGGGCTCCAGCTCCAGGGTAAGAAGCTTGTCCTCATCCCACGGCTGGCCCGCGCTGTCACGCGTCGTGGAGAACTTGGCATCCAGGTGGGTGAGCGTGCCGCGGTTCACACCCTCATCTATGAGCGTCCGCAGGATCGCCCCCGCGCTCACCGCCGAGAATGGCCTCTTGCCGTCCGCCATGACCGGACCTGCATACATGATCAGCTTGCGGAGCTGCCACGACCAGGCCGGGCACTCGTACGTGCGCGTACCGCTGAGGCCGGACATGTCGGCGCCACGCTTAATCCGCAGGAACCGGCCCCCGTCTGGTTCCTGCCACTGACCGCCGTCGATCGCGTACTCGACCGCGATCTCCGCTGGGGTCTCCAACCACTCAGCGCCGACGCCAGCGGCCGGGTAGGTCAGCTTCAGGCTCGGCACGTCATTGAGAGGCGTGCCGACCTCGAAGCCGAGATGATGCGGCAATACCCCCAGCCGGTCGCCGTTCGGCTCGTACGCCACCAAGCGCAGCGCGTACCGCTGCGGCTGGCCAGGAATGATGACCTGCACTTCTCCCCCGTGCTTAGGGCCGGGCGGCCAGCGCGGCGATCTGCCGCACCATCCGCAACTGGTTGTCCTCTCGGCGGTCAGCCAAGATCAGGTTCCCGGCGACCACTCCGCCCGCCGACCTGGTGAGAGTGACCTGTCGCACGCGCATCGGCGTCAGCTCGCCGCCATCTCCCGGGGCGAGAACCATGTCGCCCGCCCGGTAATCACGTAGGGGCAGGTGTCGTGCCTGGTACATGGTGATTTCGCGGGTTCGCTGCACGCTCGGCCGCGCCCCGCGCAGCACCGTCACCGTGCCGATGTTGTTCGCTGACGTCGTCGAGGTGATACCGACCTCGCGGACACCTGCCTCCCACCGCCCCCAAGGCAGCGAAGCACCGACGTTGACGGCCTCCTGGCGGATGTTGTTGTCCCCCACCACGTACGCGGCCGACGCCAGGTCCTCCAAAGTGACGAGGTCCGGTGCGGCGGTCACATCTCGGCCGGCCCGCAGGATGACAGGGGAACTTCCCGTCGAGAGGTCGCGCAGCGCCCCAGTTCCGGGGTTCCACCCGGAGAGCTGTCGTGCACCCGTCATCCGGAAGTCGAGCAGCCCGTAGGAGACGAGCCGCAGCAGGAGCGCGAGCAGGTCTGTGCCAAGCGGTACGCCCATCGCCATCGGATTGGCCCACGGGGCTCCGGAAGAATCGGTGGACGCGTTGAAGGTCCACGTCAGGCCCGAGACGGCGCCGCGGGTCTGCGCTTCGGCCAGCAGGGTTTGCATGATGAATCCAGACGTAGCCGCCGCGCTGAACACGCGGTTGCCGTTCGTGGGCTCAATCGAACTGCTGGCGTACGTGACGGCCTTCTGCAACGTCCACAAGTAGCCGGGGCAGTCAAACTGCCACATCCCAGCCTGGTCAATTTGGTCGCCTTGCCGCTGGATCAGCAGGAACCGGCCCTCGGAAAACTCGAACCACGTGTTGCCGTCCGAGGACCACTGCAAGCCGATCTCGCAAGGCGTCGCTATCAGGTCGGCACCGGGCGCGTGCATGCTGTAGCTGAACTTCAGCGACGGGATGTCGTTGAAGGGAAACGCCATTTGGATGTGCAGCGGGTGAGCGAGCAGGCCGCGCCGAGCACCGTTCGGGTCATAGGCAATGAGCCGGAGGTCAAACATGAAACCTCCCACATAACACCGATACAACACAGACCGTGTAAACAACGCAACTTGATGCCCTTTGAGCAATTTAGGTTGCATGAGATCATGATGCGAATTACAGACCTCTTCGCCACCCGCTTAGTGGCGGACCGAAACTATGCTGCTGCTGTGTCCTGCACAAGCCCCTCAGTAATATGCAAGGCATGCCGTGGAGCAATTCCCTGGTCGGTCAGCGACCATATGGGTTGACCGACACGGCCCCGGGGTCACCCAACCCAAAGGGAACCGGATCGGGGTCGAGACAGGAGAGGCAGTTGCACGGCAAGGGAGAGGCGCCTGACGACAGACAAGAACAGCTGCTATTACTGCAGCTCGTCCTGATGCTGCTCGACTGGTACCTCAAGCAGCGGGGGCTCGGCTAGCCGTACGGCCGACCGAGCCCCTAGGCGGGCCCCGGATCTAGGTGATAGCCGAACCGGAGCCTTCTGCAGCGATCGCGGCTGTTTGTGGCAACAAACAGCCGCGATTTCATCTTACTAATCTCTCCCTGTTCGGGAAACGGGCATCGTTGGCAGTACGACTTGCAGGTCGCTGCCACACCCCTTCCAACCGCCGACCATGCCGGTACGGTTTGGGCTACGCCAAACTGCCCGAAGGATCTTGCTCGGGATGCTGATGTGGAGGCGTCTGCTCGTCAAACGGCTCGAAAGTCGTCGTCAGCGTGGACCCTTGCCGGGGGTCATAGATACGAGCGGCGAGCCCGGACTTCGAGTCCAGACGCCGCGGTGGTGCCGGTGGCGGTGCACGAGACGAGTACCGCGCGGCTGAACGGATCTTGTACGGCCATCACTGGGGTGAGGTGAATCCACCGGTTCGCCGAGCCCGGCCCAAACACGCTGATCGCTCCAGTCCGATCGGTTCCTACGGCTACATCCCAGGTGTCCGTGGTGACCATCGCGGCCCGCATAGCGATCGCGTCGATCAGGAGCCGCTGACCGGCCGTCAGCGTGTTCGAGCCCGAGGTGAGAAGACCAACGCTGCCTCCGCTGGCCACGTCCCGCACGGTGATGTTCGTGGCCGGCCCGGTGACGCGGATCAGCGCGTCCGTGATCGGCGCGGTGCTTCCGGCGAGCGTGGTCACCACCTGGTCGGTAGCGTTTGCCGATCCCGCCCAGGTGGTGACTGTCTCGTCTCTCCAGTACGCGCCCGGTACCTCGACGACCACCGTTAGCCGGGCGCGGGCCGCCCCCACGGTGATCTCGGGGTCCGTCGCGGCCGTGACGGTCACGTCCGCGACCCGGACGATCGGGCCTGCTTGGTAGCGCAGGCTCATGAGCCGGTTGCGCACTCCGAGCAGCGCCGTCAGCGCCTCCAGGTTGGTCTCCATCTGCGGGTAGCCGCCGTCCGTCCCAGCCGGAGTCGCGCCCGTCACCACGAACGTCAGCGAGAACGACGTCGCCTCGTGGTCGAGCCCGACGATCGGCAGCTCACCGGCACGACCGGTGACCGAGACGCGGACCGCGCGGGCACCCGGAAGTGGACGACGCTGTGTGCCCCGCTTGAGCCTCCAGCAGCCGGCCGGGTGATCCAGCCCAACCCCGTCCAAAGTGTACGACGGCACGTCAGATCACCCCCAGGGCACCCGCGAGCTGCAAACCCCTGTTGACGGACGTCGAGGTGGGCTCTGCCTGCGGGTAGTAGTTGGTTTGATGGATCACCGTCCGCGAGTTGGCCGAGCCGCCAGAGAGACCGTTCGGGACATCGATCCCTGGCGACAGGGTCGGCATCGTCGTACTGGCAGCCATCGCGGCCACCTTCCGCAGCGACGACGTGACCATGCCCGCGCCCTGGTTGATGCCCTTGGCCATGCCAGCGGGGACCATGCGGCCGATCCAGGCGAAGACCTTGCTCGGCGAGTTGATCCCGAGTGCCTTCTTCGCCGAGTTGACAATGTTCGCGAAGAAGCCGGACACCTTGCTGTAGAGACTGCTGGCCAGCGACTGGAGTTTGTTCCAGAAGCCGTCAACGACGCTCTGGGCAATGCCTGACATGGTCGGCCCGATGGAGGACACGGCATTTTTGATCTTGCCGGGAAGATCACGGAACCAGCCCACGAGCGTCGTCCCGATCCATCGGCCGATCCCGTTGACCATGTCGGGGATCACGCTGTGACCGACCAAGGTGTTGTACATCCACCGGAAGACCTGGACTCCGGCCTCGATGGCGGGCTTGATCTGCGCGACGATCTGCGCCACCTTGGCGCCCATCTGCACGAAGGCAGCTCCGAGCTCGGTGACGATCGGGATGATCGGGACGACGGCAGGCAGGATGTCCTTGATCGCCATGACGAGCAAATCGGTCAAAAGCGGAATAAGCGGATTTACGGCATTGATCAGTTCAACAAAGGCAGGAACTAGCCCATTTAGCAACGAAGGGATCAGTTGCAAGATCGGCGGGAGCAAAGATTGTACGATTGCGCCCAAAATATGCCCAAAAGCTGCATAAATGGGCTGCATCGCGGGGCCGAGTTGGGCAAAAGCGGACGAAATTGACATCAGGGCGGGCTGCAGGGCGCTCGACAAAGCAGCGATCACTGGACCGAGCGCAGCCGAGAGATTACTCAATGCAATGCCGAGGACTTGGCCTACGATGCCCGCCAACTGCGCGACCACAGGCAGCAGCGGAGCGACCGCAGCGAGGGCCGCCGAGAGCCCCTGACCGAGCATGAGCAGCCCGGACTGCAGCTCGGGACTTGCGAACGCTTGTGCGAGCATCTGCGCGACCAGGGTTAGCCCAGGACCCAGGGCCGCCAAGGCCGGCCCGAGGGCCGACACCGCCGCAGCGATACCTGGGCCCAGCGCGGTCGCGATGTTGGCGATGTGCGGCGCTACCTGCGCCAACGCACCGCCCAGCGCCTTGAAGATCGGCATCAGAGCGCCACCGACCTGCGACAGCGCCTGGAAGATCGCGACGAGCGCCTTCTGCCCCTCGGCGCTGGCCAGGAAGGCGTTGAGCTGCGAAAGGATCTGGCCGAGCACGCCCAGCGCGTTCGATCCGCCAGTGGACATCGCGGCGAAGATCGACTTGACGATGCCGATCACGTCGCCGCCGATCTGCCCGAGCTGGCGGAAGACGTCCAGGGCGCCCTGCATCCAGGCCAGGGCCTTGCCGGACGCCGCGGCGTTCGACAGGAACTCGCCGAAGCGCTGAGCCGCGCTGCCGATCCCAGGGGCGAGCCCAGACGCGAAGGACGCGCCCACGACCGCGACGTCACGGAGCCCGGCCAGCAACGGCTGAATCGCGGGCTGGACGGCCGCGACCGCTGATCGCAGCGAGCCGAAGATCGACGTCACGGCCGATGCGCTGGCTGCCGACGCCGCGAACCGCGCGGCCTCCCCCGCGCCGAGACCGAACTCCCGCGCCACGCCGGACATACCCGCCCGAAGGGGGCCAGCCAGGGCCGCCGCCGCAGCGGTGATGTGGCCTGCCAGCGGCTGGAAGAAGGCGTCCTGAACCGACGACTTGAGCGCGTCGACCACTGGCTTGACGGCTCGCAGTTCCAAGGCCGCAGACCGCGCCGCAGGTGACAGCCCTGCGATCGACTCGGCGAACTTCTCCGGGTCGTCGCCGAGCGCGGCCGAGAAAGCCTCGCCGACCCCTGACAGCGCGACCTTCAGCGTGGCCAAGGCCCCCGCTCCGAGCGCGAGCACGCCGGGCAGAGCCGCGACGATGCCCGCCGCAGGAGCGAGCGCGGCCACGAACGCGATGCCGCCCTGAGCTGCAACCGCGAGCCCACCGGCCGCCACCGAGCCGGCCAGCGCCATCGCGGTCAAGCGGGCGCTCATCGCGGCCGTGTTCGCCGCGACCGTTCCCAGACTGGTGCGGGACTTCTTGGCCGCCTGGTCAAGATCGTTGTGAAACTGCTTGAGCTCTGGCCGCGACCGGTTCCGGACGAAGATCGTGGCGAAGAGTTCGCCCACGTTGAGGCCCATGAGCCACCTCTCGGGAGTCGAGATCAAGTGCAGGGCGAGAGGAAGCGATCGCCGCCAGCGGTAGCGCTGGCGATTACCGTCGTTTGCGGCGGACAGCAGGTTCATCGCCCGGGTCCAGCGCCCGCGCGATCCGCGTGTCAGCGGTCAGCAGGCCCACAACGCGGGCCTGCAACCACCGCCACGACCGGCGCTGGAGGAGGTGGGGCTCGTCGAGGTCAATCGCGTATTCGCTGTGAAGATCTGCCTCGACGAGCCCCCACCTGGTCAGGAGGTCTTGCCACGTGACCCGGCGGCCGTGCGTCGAGAGGCCGTCGTCTTCGTACCAGTCGCGGAGCCCCGAGGTCGGGTCGATTTCGCCGCCGTAGCTTCCGTCGTCGGGGCTTCCGCTTCCCCCTCCGGGCCTGACTCCCAGTGCTTGGCCGCGGCCTCGAGGCCGGCCGCGACCCAGATCAGCGCTGTCTGCCCGACGTGCTGAATCGCTGGCCACGACACCTTGTCGGCGAGCAGCTCGTCCCAGACCGTGCCCAGGATGGTCTGGTAGAGGTCCTTCTCCTGCTCGTCGTCCAGGACGAGCTGGGCCAACTCGTTCAGGCCGTTCTCGTCCACCGCCTGCCCTGCTTGTGCGGCGATGCTGGCCTGCATGAGTCGCTGACACAGCAGGCCCACCTCGGCTGACGGCGGCGGGACGACGTATGTCTTCCCGCTGACCGGCAACTTCAGGGTGGGGTCGAAGAACTCGTCGAGGTCCTTGAATGCCGCCGCCATCAGGGCGTCACCAGCGGGTTATCGATCTCCTCCGGAGCGCCCTGGCCGAGCAGAGTGAAGCTGAAGGGCTCCAGATCCGTGGTCTCGCCGCCCTCGGTGTACTCGGTGACCGTGCAAACGCCCTGGTAGGCGTCGGGCGCTCCATCTCGACGGAACCACCTGACGCGGATATTGGCGTTGAAGCCGACGATCTGCGAGGCCCTGCGGATCTTCTCCTGCCCGGGGTCCGGCGTGAACACGGGGTCGTCGGTGCGCTTGCGGCGCCCCTCGGCCTCGATCTGCCACGTCCGCCCGGTGACGACGGAGCTGCCGTAGCCCTCCTCGTCGTCGAAATCGCCGTCTTCCTCGGTGTTGTCATCACTCGACCGCTCGAAGCTGGTCAGACCCTTGACCGGGGTCCAGATCGGATCAGCCGCGCCGGGCGCGGAAGTGTCCACGTCCAGCCGCCAGTCACGCGCGAGAAGGCTTCGCATGATCGTCTCTCCTTCGGTGCATGCGAAAGCGCCGCCCCGCTGCTGCGGGACGGCGCGAAAGGGAAAGGGAAGAGAGCTAGTCGCGGTGCGGCGTCGGCCAGACCACCATCAGCTCGTAGCTGTCCGGCCGCTCCCACCGGCCGGAAGAGTCACGGCCCAGCACGGCCACGATCGTTCGCCGGATCAGCAGCACGACCACGCCCGTGGACAGCGTGAGATTCGACCGGCCGTGCAGCGTCGCGAACACCGCGTCGGCGTAGTCGCCTGCCATGCGCGGATCCGACGCCGTGCGTGCCCGGACCTGCACCAGCACCGTCGAATCCGACTGCTCGGGATCGTCGCCACCGGTGCCGGTGCCGTAGATCGCCAGCGAGATCGCCTCGTCCGGCTTACTCGGCAGACCGCCGAGCGTGATGGCCCGCTGGGACGCGGTGTAGGCGCCCACCGGGTCCCAGTCGCCGACGCCGGCCTCGGCTAGCAGCACCGATAGGCCGGTGAGCAGGTCGCGCGAGAAGGTCTCGGCACTCATCCGCGCAATGCCCTCTCGATCTGCGTACCGATGATCTTGTGGACGGTGTCGACCTCGGCGCGGAGCGTCTTCTCCAGCCACTTCGGCTCGCCCTGGATGGGGTGCTCCCAGGTGGTCTCTTCGTGCTGCCGGGCGGCATAGGCGATGTCGTAGCCGAGAGCCGCCTTGAGCTTGCCCGTGTCCACGGCGATCGAGCCCGGCCGCTCACGCGGGTCGCCGGACCTCTGCAGGTCTCCGGTACGCCAGGGGGTACGGGGAGCCGCCTCGGTCAGGACGTGCTCCGACGCCAGATACACACCGCGGGCTGCGGCCTCGTTCAGCTCGTGCTCGATGATGTCCGGCCCCATCTTGAGGTCGAGTCGCACATCCACCTTGATCCGTGCGTTGGCCTTAGCCATCAGCGGCACACCACCTCAACGTGATCAGGGGTCGGCAGGCCGCCGCCGTCGCGGGAGTAGCTGGCGATGACGGTGGTGACTCGGCTGTTGACGGTCACTCGCGACCCTTCGGGGCACTGGACCCCAGGGCGAAAGAAGATCGTCGTGTCGGAAACCGTCTCGGCGCCCTGTGCGTCCCTCACAAGCCGCCGCTCATCATCGACGAGGCACTGCTCCGTCACTGGCGGGCCGTAGAGCGGCCCGTACGCGCCATCTCCGAGAAACGGCTCGATCTGTGCCTGATGCCTGAGCAGCCAGTCAGGAAGCACGCGATCACCAGGCCGTCGTGTCGAATGCGTACCCGGGCAGCAGCCCAGCGACGTGCAAGATCCGGCCGGCATCCGGCGCGTGACGCGGTGGCCCGCCTTCGGTGTTCCGACCGCCCAACCGGACTGAGCCGATTTGCACATCCTTGAACGCCGACGCCACACCGTATGGATCACCGAGCGCCAAGGACCATGCGGCTTGCGCGCACGTGGCGCGGGTGATCGCGTCCTTCTCCTTCGGATCGGTCGGCATCTCGCTGTCGTCGGTGCTGTAGACCGCGCCGATGAGCAGTTCGTCGATTCGCTCTGAAGCCCGACTCAGCACGGCATCGATACCGGCCGGGGCGGGCTTGTCGGTGTAGTCCGCGTAGTCGTCGGCCGTTGCGTACACCACCACCACGGGCCTCCTCTCGGGTCTCGCCAGCGGCACCGCTGGCGTTTTCAGGCGGGTAGCTCGTACACCGAGACCTGGACGTCCGCGGGGTTGTCGTAGTTGATCCACACCGTGTCGTCCTCAGCCCTGCGGTAGATCGGCGGGAACGGCGGCACAAGCAGGTCGTCGCCAGCCGCCAGCGGGTACGGCTGGTCCGGCAACTCCTTGCCGTCAACTTGGCCCGGCATGACGACGGTCACCGTCCGGGTGGAAGCACCAGCGTTCACGAGCCGGATCTGTCGCCGGGACGAGTAGCCGAACGCGTGGCCATCTGCCACGGCCGCCGTGAGAGCAGCGTTGAGGTTCACGCCGGCGCGGCCCATGCCGGTGATCGGGAGGTTCTCCCTAGCCATCGTTCTCCTCCTCCTGGCCGAACTCCTCGACGAGGGCGGCCTTGCCCAGGGCCTTGGCGTCCTTCTCTGCCATGCCGCGCGATACCGCGTAGATGACCCAGATGGCCTTGCTCGCGCTCTCAGGCGGCGGGCCGGGCGGGAGGTCCTGCGCGGGGGCGGCCGGAGCCTGCGCGGCAGGCTCCGGCGAGGACGGTGCGGCGGAGGGTACCGGGGCTTCCGTCGCTGCTGGCCGGGACGTGATCGTCCAGTTCGGCCAGCAGTCCAGGATCGCGTCTCGCTCCGGCAGTTCCACCGTCTGTCCGGTGTTCGCGTTGTGGTAGACCCATATTTCGGCCATCCTTAAGGCTTCGCCTTCGTGGTGCCAGAGGTGATGACCACAGCGCGGTCGGGGTCGAGAGTTTTGACCCCGTACAACGTATCAATGGACACGACATCCTGCTTTTTGGAAATGTCGTAATCCATGACCACGCGCAATCCGAATCCCTTATAGGATTCGACGTGCGCGTTTGCCGCACCCTGGGGCAGAACGAGCGGTCGGGTGACGAGCGCAAATGCCGTCCTGTGAAATGCAACCCCGATCTCATGGTCCGGGAGCGTCGCTCCCTGTGGGTCGGAAGCCAGAAATTCCGGCTCCTTGATATTCTGCGTCTGATAGCTATCGAAGCCGAAAACCCGCCTTCCCAGATTCGCTTCGCGAAGGCCCTCGGTATCGCCGCGAGCATCGGCCCTGTGAAACAGTTCATCCGAGAGCCAAAGCGCTTCCTGCTCGGGGCCGACCACGATGTATCGGTCGGTCGCAGGGACATTGCGCTGGTTGAGGACCCTTCGCCCGGCGATGGCCACACGGGGGTTCGCGTAGCGGAACTTCTCGTTCGGGTCGGTGTTGAGGCCGACCTTCTGTACGACGTCGCTGCGGAGCGACAGGATATCCCTGTCGATTTTCTGCGCGATGGCCTCGGTTGCCGGGGCGAGAAGCTGCTGGTTGAAATCGATGATGTCGAGCGTGAGTTCTTCGCTGGTCACGGCGAAACTTACGTCGGCGAAACGGTCGAGGGTGATCGGGATTGACCCCTCGGTCGCGTTCTGGATTTCGATGCCGGTCGCCCTGTCGAAGTTCTTGGCCTCGAACTTGGCAGGCTTCCTGATCGTGATCGTGTCGCCGATCCGCGACACGAATTCCTCTTCGTAGTCTCGGTAGACGAGCTGCGACATGACGGTCGTCTCGTAAAGGTTGGCAAGAGCCTGCCGCGCGATGATGCTCGGCGTTAGAAACGTGTTAGCCATTTTCGGGCCTTCTCTTATCAGCTTCGCCAGCGGTAGCGCTGGCTAGCGTTAAGACGACTTCTTCGCCTGTCGCTGCTTGCGGAAGTCGTCGATGGACGGCTCGGACGAAGGGCTGCGCCCGCCAGGCCCGCCGGCGAACTCCCCTCCCGAGCGAGAGGGCGGCCCCGCCTGGGGACCGCTCTTGAACTTGGGGTTTTCCGTGATCGCGAGCTCGATCATCTCGCCGAGCTTCGTCGTGAAGTCCTGCGCGTCGATGTCGAGGTCACGGGCCTTCTTGAGGAAGGAACGGGAATCGAGCAAGGCATCGGGATCGGCGCCGAGCTTGAGGCCCTGGCGGTGCACGGCCAGCTCCATCAGTGCGCGGCGGTGCCGGTCCTTCTCTTCGTCTCTCTCCTTCGCGGTCGTGTCCCGCTCGGAGGTGAGCTGCTCGATGATCTGCTCCGGCGTGAGCTGCTTCTGCTCCTCGCCGAGGAGCCCCAGAGCTTTCCCGATCTGCTGAGCCAGGTCGGACTGGACCTGCTGAGTGATTTCCTCAGCAGACGGCCCCTTCGCGCGGGCAGCCTCATCGGCTGCCTTCTGGGCTTCGCGAAGCTGGCTGCGGAACTCGGCAGCCTCGTTCCGGGTCTCCCGGATGAGCTTCTGCGCCCACGAGGGGAGCTGATCCACCTTAAGCGCGTCCGGATTGACCTGCTCCTCCCGCTGCCGGGTAGCAGCGAGCGGGTCCGGCGCGGTCCCTTCCTGCTGGGCGGGCTGCGTGACCCCGGCCTCAGGACCGCCGCTCTGCGGTTCGCCCTGCGGCTGGCCTTCGCCCCCTCCCTCGCCTTCAGGCGCACCGCCAGCGATCAGGCGGATCGGTCGACCGGACTTGCGGTAGCCGATGATCGCGCCAGGCGTCGTCGGCAGGGTGTGATCCTCGAACATCGTTGGCCCTCCTGGAGCCGGACATGAAGCAGGCCCGCACCAGGCGGCCCTACAGAACGGACAGGAATCCCTCGTCAGCGCCCGGCTGGCCGGTTCCTGCGATATATGCGCACCCACAGCAGGGCGAGCGCTCGGTTACGGGCGTCGCCTGCAGGGTCGTACGGACAGTCGGTGATCGGGCGCCGGCTACGTGCCGCCCATCGCGCCGTCGTCACCGCCGCCCGACGATCAAGTTCAGAGAGTGTCATCGGCGGTTCTCCCTGGTCCGCTGCGCCGCCTTCTTGTCGCTGGCGCGGCCGAGGAGCTGCGCGCGGAACTCGGTCGCGGTCATACGCGGGTGGTCCTCCCACCAGCGTTTCAGCTCGTCGGAGGCGTATTTGTAGGCCATGTCCTGACGGCCGGACAGCAGCGAGCGGCCGTCGATGCCTCGCTGGCGTCCCTCCGAATTCACCATGACGCCGCGGGTGTACCGCTCGGCCGCAAGGAAGGTCATCTCCAGCCACTCATCGAACAGCCTTCGGACCACCTGATCCAGGGACTCGCCTGGCAGGCGTTGCGTCTCGACCTGCGACCGTGCGTCCTCACGACGCGCCAGGTCCGGATCTAGCCCGTACACCGTCGCGTACGCCTCCAGCGGGTCCACACCGCTGTCGAGGAGTTCGGTGACCGCCCGGTCCTCCGGCGCCTCTTCCAGGTCCCATCGCCAGCTCGGGTCCTGCTCACGTCGGTCCAGCTCGGCGAGTAGCCGCTCCAGGGCCACGTCATCGCCGGCGCCGGAGAAGCGCTCCACAAGGTCGAGCACCTGCTCGTCGGTGACCTTCGAGAAATCGTCGGGCAGCTCGCGCACCGCGGCGCTCACCTGCTCGGCTCGCTCCTGTTCCCGGTCGATGTCGCGCTGCTCCAGGACCTGGGTGATGCGGTTGACGGCGGCTTCGTCGTCGGCGTGCTGTCCGAGCAGCGCCGCCAGCTCGTCGTCCGGTCGCTTCTCCAGGTTGCGCGGCAGCACCTTGGCCCGCTGCCGGTCGCGGCGGATCGGCAGGCCGGACGCGTTGGCGTGCTCGCGGATCTGCGCGTTGAGCGACTGGACGCGCTGCTCGGCCCGTTCACGGTCCTTCTTCTCCAGCGCGACCGATGCCTGCCGCTTCGCGGCCCGCAGGTCCCGCTCCATCCGCCGCATCTTCTGCGAGTCGCCGTAGTCAGCCGGGTGCTTGCGCACCACGGGTCTCTTCGTGGCGCCGGGCAGGTAGGTGAGCAGGTTGTGCCCACATCCTGGGTGGAGCAGGCCCGCTGTGCGGGCCTGCTCCACCGTTCCTTCGACGAGCACGTCAACCTGCTCGTCGGAGACGTAGGAGAGTTCCTGCCGCCACCCGATCCGCCCCGACTGAGTGAGGATCTTGCCTTCCCAGAAGTCGCACCTCGGGCAGGTGAACGGGAGCCGGCTCACGATGACGAGATCGACGCCGTTCTCCTTCAGCGTGGCCAGGTGACCGTCCACGGCAGCACGCGCCATCGCGGTACGAACGGCCATCTCCGTGTACGACCCCATCGACCACGAACGGCCCTTCGAGTCCGTGAACCCGGTAATGCCCTTGCGCGCGAACATGTCGAGCGCACGTTGTGTGGCCTGCTCCCTGGTTTCCGCGCCCGTCAGCGCCCGCCCAGCAACCTGTGCGATCACCTGGGAGAACACGTCCTCCATGGTGCGCAGGGCGCCCATGTGGACGCTCTGCACGCGTGCCACGGTCTGGCGTGCCAGCTCGATCACGCCCTGGCCCTGGCCGATCCGCTTCGCGTTCCCCAGGTGCGTCAGGTCCGCCATCGCGCGCTGCACGCCGCGGCGCCACGCCGCGTCGACGCCGGTCGTGACGAGCTTGTCCGACAGCCGCTCCAAACGGTGCACCACCCGGTCCGTCTGACGGCGCAATTCCCGCAGTTCGGCGAAGCGAGCGCCCTCCCATTCGGGCTCGCCCAGCCGCGCGACCAGTGCTTCCGAGACGACGCGCAGCAGTTCCCGTTCCGCGTCGTAGTAGATGGCTGCTACGGCGCGGGCGTGGTCGAGGGCTGCCTCGATGTGCTCCAGGTCTTGCTGTCCCAGGGCCTCGGCCGCCGCGGTGGTCATCTCAGTCCTCGCCGCTGGCGTCCGGGATCAGGACGTCATCGAGCCGGTCCGGGTCGGGAACGGTCAGCCCGAGTTCGTCGCGCAGCCTCTTGACCTCGGCCGTGACCTGGTGGTCGTCCCACTCGGCGTGGACGAGGCGCACCTTGGACTCCAGGCTGATCGCCTGGGCCCGGTTGAACAGCTCGACCGTACGACCCAACGCTTCCGGGTCCGGCAGGACACCGTCTGGCCAGTGCACTTCGGCCCGCTCGGGCGTGACCTTCGTACCCCACACGCCAAGGTCCACCGACAGCAGGGCCTCTGAGAGCCACTGCAAAGGCGGCGTCCAGTAGCCCGTCTTCCTGCCCCTGGTCGAGAAGGACTTGCGATCGCGGCTGTGGATCTCCGTTGCGGTCAACTGCCGGCCGGAGCCGTCCGCCTCGCCGAACGATGACGCGCTGTATCCCGCGCCCCTCAAGATTTGGGCGATCAGTGCTTTGGCGGACTCAACATGCTCGGTCACCCTGATCGCGAACTGGCTGATCGTCAGCATCGCGTTCGGCGCGGCACCGGGCGGCGGGAGCATCGCCAGGCCGGAGTAGATCTCCTTGTCCGGGTCCCAGCTCGCGCCCTTGCCACGGCCGTGGTTCTCAAGGAACAGATCCGGGATCACAATCCTGCCCTTGCCAAGGCGGATGTCGCGCATCAGCGAGGTCCACACCTCGTCGAGGCTGTCCATCAGGTGCTCAACGCCCTGGTAATCGGAGCGTCCGAGCGCCGTTCCCCTGATCAGTCGGTGGGGCCTCATGTTGGGCACGTAGCTGGTAAGCAGCCCGCGGGGGAAGTAGGTGTCGAACCCTCCGGTTTCGTCCACTTTGTCGGCGTAGATCTTGGTTTCGGGATGCTCCGTCAGCGGGATCGGCTTGCCGAGTTTGTCGCTGGTGCCCTCGTAGAGGCCGTGGTAGACGCGGCCCTTCTCATGTCGTTCCAGATGCCGGATCACGCACTTGTCGTCCTCGGCGAGGACCTTCCAGAACGTGACTGCCGCCAGAGCTCCGTATCGGAATTCGGGGATGGCGGAGTCGGGCGGGAACACTGACAGAACCGGGTGGTCGTACATCTCGGTGTCCCAGCCGACTCTGAGGAACACTCCGCCGTACGCTGAGCTGACCTCCGCAGCCTCCAGGAGCGCCCCGTAGATGCCGGCCTCGTGCATGAGCGCGTCGAGCCGCTTCTGCCCGTTCTTCCCCTTCACCCTCAGGGTCGGAGGTTCGCTGAACAGCAGGTCGGCCGAGGTGCTGCTGATGTCGCCCGCGACCGGCACGTGCAGCTTCGTGTTCCGGACCTGCCCGGCCGGCGTCGGCGAACCCCAGAACCAGCGCGACACGCGGTTGATGATCCCGGTCACCCCTGGTTGTGGGCGGTCCCACCCCTTCGGATCCAGGCCGATACCGTGGACCTGGTTCGCGCCGTACACGCGCGCCAGATGGTCAGGATCCCCGGCGTACCACGCCTCCCACTGCTGGTAGAGCCGCAGTTCACGCTTGATGTGCGGCGGCGGCCACTCCTGGTCCTGCACCGGCAGCGGCATCTCACGCCCTCACTCTTCTGTTGTTGATCACCGGGACGTTCAGGCGGGCCAATGCCAGGTGCCTGGGAGGTCGCCGGGCGGGACGTTGTACTCGTGGAACCCGCCTCGGGCGCCGGGGGTGAAGACCCACAGATGCGCATGCAGCGGTGATTCCAGCGGCGGGACCGCGCCGACCTGGACCCCTTCGGGGTCGAGAGTGTCCACGTCAGCGGTCACGATCGCTGCCCTGATCGCCTGCAGGCCCTGTCGGCCGCGATAGCGGACGATCCGCCCGGTTGTCGGACGCTCCATCAGAACTCCTTAGATGACGTAGATCAGCCCTGCGGGCAGCACCGGTAGTTGAGGCGGGGCCGTCACGCGGACCCACGCCTGGTAGGTGCCGTCCGGCCGCTCGACCGTGCCGCCAGGGCCGAAGAGGATGCGCGCGTCTGCGCCCTGCTGGGTGATGGAAGCGGGGTCCCATTCGGCGTCGTTCCAGTCGTCCTCAACCGGCTCCACGCCAGGAACGGTGAAGGCGATATGCACGACTTCCGAGCCGTTCGCTCCGCGCACGAAGAACGGCAGCCACTCGCGCGACAACGACGAGATGGGTTCCTGCACCAGGGATCTCCTTACGTGTGCGTCGAAGCGGACCAGGAACGGCGCGGCGGATCAGCGCTCCACAAGCGCCGACCACTGCTCGCGCCCCATCGCCGACACGGGCCGTCTGCGCTCGTGATCGCCCGACCGACCTCGATGACGAGCGCGGCCTCGACCAGCGCGGACGAGTCGGAAGCGCTGGTCGGCTGGTAGGACGACGCGGTTTCGGCCGCCGCCGCGGTGTCGGTGCGTTCGAGTAGCACGGTCACGGTGGCCGCTTCGCCGATGGCCGCCGTCTCCTGGGCACCTGGCCCGGCCGCGGCTTGCTCATCCAGGGCGCCAGCATCTGCGGCGGTGCGGAGCACATCGACGCGCGCGGCCTCGCCGAGTAGCAACGTCTCGTCGGTGATGTTCTGAGCCGACAGAGCGGCTGTCTCCACGGCCGCCGCGGTGTCGAAGGTGACCGGCCCGAAGATCTCTTCTCGTGATGCCGCCTCGCTCAGTGCTACTGAGTCGGCTGCGGCCAGGCCGATGTTGGCCTGTTCTACGAGGGAAGCTGCATCGTCTCGCGCCAGGGCCACCTGGAGGGTGGCCACGTCGGTCAGGCCCGCCGCCTCGGCGCGCCCCGTGTCGGCCGTGATCGTGGACGCTTCCGTCTGCGATGCGTTGTCGGCGGCCGTGGCCGAAGCGCTGACGGTGCCTGCCTCCGTGACGCCGGCGACGTCATCGGCTCGCGGGCCTGCCTGTGCGAGGTCGATCATTGCGGCTGAGTCGGTCCGGTCGAGCAGGACAGCCTGCGACACCATCTCCGACAGGGCCGCTGAGTCTACGCCCGTCTTCTCCACTGGGCCGGTCACGCCGGACGCGACCCGGATCGTCACGCCGCCGATGATCCACGCGAAGCTCGTGCTCAGCGTCATGTCGGGGGATGTCTCGCCCGCGCCGAGCTCTCGGGTTCCGAGCCAACCCGACGCGTAGACGTCGGAGCTCAGGCTGGCTTGAACGTCCCAGGCCGGATCGGCCTCCCAGGTGAGCGATTCGCCATCGGGCAGCGCAGCGGCCCACCGGATGTCCAAGGCCGGTCCGGCCCCGACTCCCTTGGTGACGATCGAGCCGAGCGAATCGACGTGCTCAACGAGGAACTGCGGGGTGACGGCTGTATCCGCTTCCGCTACCGACAGGACGACAGCGACACCGTCAGCGCCGTTTCCCTTTGCGAAACCGTACGATGCCGGTTCAGCTGAGCCGGCGACCTTCCACCACACCTTGTGCAGAAATCTGCGCCCTTGGAAAGTGCCACTGCCATAGAGGAATTGCCAGGTCGTGCCACCGGTCGGGGTGGTGAGGTCGGTCTGCGCGCCAACATCGGCGACCTGGAACGCGAACATCACGTCCTGGGCGACCGTCCCGGGCGGCTTGGTCACGGTGAACGAGGTCGCTAGCCCGGTATGCCACTCCCGGCCCCTGACGTGAGCCATCAGCAGTGCCTCCGTTCAGAGGTGAGGAGGCTCAGGTCAGGGTCAGCGTCACAGACAGCACCCAGGACGCAGCGCTTGTCTTGGTGCCGAGGCTCTCGACCTTGCGGTTCAGCATCCGACCGCCGGTCGCAGCGTTGAAGATCGCCCACTCGTTCCAGGCATGGTTGGCCTCGCTGGTCGCGAACGTCGCCCTGAAGGTGATCGTCGAATTCGCGGTGCCGCCTGTGCCGTCCGTGTGCTGCGGGAACCCGGAGTCCATGGCCTTGCGCAGCTTGTTGGTCGCGGCCTGGAGGTCGGTCTGCGTCTTGGCTTCGGCGGCGGTGGAGTCGCCGACGCCGAGGTGCGCGTTGGCCGCGTTGTAGTAGGTGAGCGCCTGGCCTGCCGTCGCGGTGCCGTTGCCGATCAGCATCTGCCAGATCGCGGACGCGCCGCCGTGCATGAGGGCGTTGCCCTCGCGCTCGATCACGTCGTAGGGCAGGGCGTCGGGGCCGGTGTCGTCGCCCCAGTACTTCTCCAGCCGCCACGAGACCTTCCACTTGAGCGGGTCTCGGGTGAGCAGGCTCTCGGCAGACATACAAACTCCCTGGTCAGGGTCGGGTCGTCACAGGTCCAGCAGTGCGGCTCCGGCCCCGCGCTGCCCCTCAACAGCGGGGGCCGGGGCCGCACCTGGTGCTCGACGCGCGTACGGGGAAGCCGCGCGGAGCGACGCACCTCCGGGCGGCCAGGCCGCCACAACCGGCCGCATGTCCGGGGTGCGCGTTTAGAGAACGGGGACGGGTTCGAGCAGCCTCAACCAGGCCGCTTGGGTGGTGTGCAGGGAATACCGCAGGGCATCCACGCTGTGGTCGTCCACCTTGACCGGAACGTCATCGCCGCGCTCGGCCTTGCGCTCGTCCCACGCGTAGCCGACCATCTCGTCGAGCAGGCCGCGGCAGCTCGCGTGCACGCGCAGGTGGTCGGCGGAGATGAGGTTCGACACGGTCCGGATGCCGTCCAAGACCGCGTTGTCGGCCTGCATGGGCCGGTAGTGGTCCCGGTAGAGCTGCTGGATGAACGAGGCCGCGCTCGGGTCGACCACGAGCCACTCGGGCCTGACGCCGCGCGTCCCCGGCCCGTAGGTGTCCGGGATGCGGTCCAGCCAGTCGGTCAGCCGCGTGCTGTACTCCGAGTCCGTCAACTGCCGCCGCTCGGCGCGGGAGTCGTAGCGCATCTCGGATGCGACGTAGATGCGGCGCTGCCCCTCGCGATCAGGCACGCTGACGCCCAGCAGCACCGCGGCGAACGGATTCGTCGTGCCGTAGTCCACGCCGACCGACAGCCACTTCTCCATCAGCGGCAGCGAGGTCACAACATGCTTGTCCTCGTCGAACTGGTCGTAGATCGCGCCCTCAGCCATGACCCACAAGCCCTGAATGAAGCGCTTGTACCAGAGCCCGGAATACTCGCTCTTGAGGGCCTTGACGTAGGCCGGGTCAAGGCTGTGGTTGTCGTCCAAGGTGAAGTGCCACGACCTCAGATCGAGCTCGTGGGCCCGATCGAGGAAGTCCTTCTTCAGCCAGTGCGACGGCGCGTCCGGGTTCGTGCTCCCGAACAACTTGGCGCCCGTTACCGACAAGCGGCTGAGCAACATGTCCCAGAACGCGCGGTCGATCAGCGTGATCTCGTCCACGTACGCGCCGACCGCCGTCATGCCGCGCAGGCGGTTCTCTGCTCGGGCATCGTTGGAGGTGACGATCTCGACAGTGCGGCCCAAAATCTTCGCGGTGGGCGCACCTCTGGTGTAGGTGATCCTCTTGGCGATCGGGCCGGTGATCGCGGGGTCCATGAGCGGCTCGAAGACGTTTCTGCCGACGGTGTCGCTCGTCTTGCCGACCACGACCAGAGAGCCACCCCTTGGCGCGTTCGCCACGAAGATCACCCAGCGGATCAGCGAGGCGATCGTCTTCCCGCTGCGGATCGCCCCCTGCCAGATGTTCAGACGTGCCGTTGACTCAGCGATGCTCTTCTCTTGCTTCGGCGACAGCTTGACCGCCAGGCCCAGGCTCAAGCTTCGCCCCCGGCGTCGTCGTATTCGATCGCGCCCTGGATGACCTCGGCTTCGAGAATTACGTCGGTGTCCGGGTCGGGCACGTTGTGGCGCTGCTGGAGCTGGAGCAGCATGTTGCCGAGCAGGCTGGCCATGTCGTTGTCGGCCGCGCCGTTCCTGTTGATGAGGTCCAGGCCCAGGAGACTGGCTCGCTTGTTCACGATCTTCAGGGCGGCCTCGACGGCGTTGACCTCGCCCTTGAGCACTCGCGGCCAGACGGACGCCATCATGCGGTCCAGCCGGTTGATCTCCAGGTGCAGCAGTTCCTCGGCCGCCATCGCCTCCTGCTTGGCCGCCTTCTTCAGCGCGGTCGTAATGTCCTTGGAGACGAGCTGCGGCGAGGAGTAGCCGAGCCGCTGCGCGATAACCGCGTTGCTGACTCCAGCGATACGCATCTGCAACGCCTGGTAGCGCCGCTCGTGCCGCGCAAGCTTGACCTGGGCGTCTTCGGCCATTAGGGGTCAGCTCCTTTCGCTTGCGCTACCGCTGGCGTTGCGCGTGACTTCGCAGTGCCGCCATCACCACCTCCGCAAGCGACGCATCACCGTCTCGGCTGCGGATGCCCGCGACCAAGCCGGTCACCTCGTCGTGCTGAGCGGCGGTCAGCGGCACGATCAGCTCGACCATCGCGCCCGCCTTCGGGCGCGGCGGCGGCGCAGCCGAGTTGGCCGGCTCGTCGTGCGCGTCTTGGTCGTGCCTGTCCGTGGGTTCGTCGTCCTCGATGTCGGACGGGTCGTCCTCGTCGTCGGGGTCGTCTTCGAGAGACGCGGGTGCGGAAGGTGCCGGTGTCGGCGTTGGCCTGCTGGTGGCGAGTTCGTCGTGCACGATCTCGATGTCGCCGAGGTCGTCGAGCAGGTCGGAGAGGTCTTCGTCTCGCCAACCGGTGCCGTCCAGGTCCGGAAGCGACTGCAGCAGCTCTGCGAGCTTGGCGTCGTCGTACTGGCCGTACTCGGCGAGCCGGTTGTCCGCGAGCATGATCCGTTGAGCGGTCTCGTCGTCCACGTCGATGATGACCGTGGGCACGTGCTTCAGTCCGGCCTTGGCCGCTCCGCGCCAGCGGTGCTCACCTGCGACGATCCGCATCCGGGACTTCTGCGCGACGACGGACCCGTAGAAGCCGAACTGCTTGATCGACCCTGCGATGCGGTTCACATCGCCCTGGTGTGGGTTGTCCGGGTGCGGCTCCAGGTCGCTGACCGCGACCATCCGGTACTCCTGCGGCGCGATCTTCGCCATCAGCCCTCCCCTGACGCCCTCGGGAGGGCCAAGTAGTCGACTATCCTGACCTGCGACTTTTCGTGTTTCCGCAGGTCAGTTTCCGAAGTGGTCGTCATCAGCCGCCAGCGTCTCCAGCACGGCCGACTCGGGCGTCTCGACGATCTCGACTGTCTCCCCGGTCATCCACAGCGCGCGGGCGCCCGCCCTCTCGGCGAACGCCATGAGCGTCTGCTGGGACTCCGGGTCGCCATCGAACTGATCCGCGATCAGCGCGAACGGCTCCTCGTGGATGCCGGCCAGCTCGACCAAGGGGAGCCGCAGGACCTGGATACGCACTACTCAGCCGCCGAGACGAGCGGCGCGTATCTGCGCGCGAAGATCGACTTCGGGACGGGCCAGAACTCGCCCGCCCCGTCGTGCAGGACGTAGTCGCCGAGGCCAGCGCGCTGCATGCCCTCAGGCGTCTGAATGTCCACGTACTCACCGGCGCGGCCCCGGATCGCGGTCTGCCCGACAATGCCCCGCAGGTTCGAGTATTGGTTGATCCAAGACACGACGTCCTCGACCTGGCCGCCGACGACCTCCACGGCCTCGACCAGCTCGGGCGCGTGCTCGCACTCCTTGATCTCCAAGGTCATCTTCTCCTTCGGCGCGCAGCGCTTATTTTGAGTAGGTAAGTTAAGGGTATGGCAGGTCTACAACGCATCACCCAGCCCACACTGGACGTGCTGGAAGTGCTGCTGCGCGCCCACAAGGAGGGCGAAAAGATCTACGGCTGGGCGATCATGAAAGAGACGAAACGCTCCGGCCCAACCGTCTACAACGCCCTCGACCGCCTCGAAGATGCAGGCTGGATCACCGGCGAGTGGGAAGACCTCGAACCTGACGCCAACCGCCCTCGGCGCCGCTTCTACCAACTCACCGGCGAAGGAGCTCCCGCAGCCCATGCGCTCCTCGCGAAGCGCCGCCCCGACGCCATGAAGACGCGGCCGAAATTCGGCTTCGCCCCGCTCTCAACGGTCCGTGCGTTGCTGAGTGGTGGCCAATGACCACAGAGATAGCGATGCTCATCGTCGGCGTATTACTGGCCGAGGGAACGGAAATCGCTCCCTGGCTCGCAAAGCGACTCGTACGCTGGTCAGCTCACATCCGCTACCTCGACCGAAGAAGAGCAGAAGTGCGCGCCGAAGAGTGGGAAGCAGTCATCGAGCACCGGCCTGGGAAACTGTTCAAGCTTGCCACGGCTCTGCTGTTCACATTGCAAGCCGGAGCAACGTGGACTTCCCGTCTGCTGGTCCGGCTGCGGGTGTACGTGCAGGCCAAACGGAACCACAGCCGCCGATCCGCTCCTCCGCCCGAGGCCATCCTCACGAAAATTATCAAGGAGAAACAAAGCTTCTTGGAAGACCAACAGAGATCGACAGTGGTCTTGAACGATCGAGCGCTTACCCCTGTTGTAAATAGAGGGGTAACCGTCCTAATTGATTATGGGAATACCGTTACAGCTCACGTACCCGGATGTTCATGTCAGACAGACCGAAGCGACGCCGACAATGAGGCCCGCTGAATAGGAATGGCCTAGCGGTTCACCCACACGGACTCAACAGCGTACCGCCGCTCATCCGAGCTGGATGCGCGCACGCGGTAGTCGATGCGTCGCCAGTCGAAGAGTAGCTCGTCGTACAGCTCCGACCGGTAGCCGGACAGCACGATCGCGGACTTGCAGGCGGCGAGCACCTCCAGGAGGCGGCGGTGTTCGGGCTCGCGGTCCATCTCCTTGACGTAGTGGCCGCTGCCGAACACGTTTCTTGTGCTGCGCAGGTACGGCGGGTCCACGTACATGGCTGTCTGCGGCGAATCCATACGGGCGATCAGCTCGAACGCGTCCACCTGCTCAATGAACGCCTCCCGCAGCCGGGCCGCGTGCCAGCGCAGCGCCGCGGCGGCCCGCTTGGAGCCGGCCGGGTTGTTGACCCTCGTTCTCGAGGTCGGTCTCCGCCAAGAGGCGCCCGCCTCGCCACTTCGGGACTGAGTGCATTGGATCCACCAGCGGCGGGCACGTTCGAGGTCAGTCTCTGCGGTGTCGCCCAGCTTGGCGGCCTGGTGCTCGGCGCGGGCGTACGGCGTGAGCTCGATCGCGCGGATCAGGGCGCGGGGACGGTCGCGGAGGGTTTGCATGAAGCACACGAGGTCGCCGTTGATGTCGTTGATCGTCTCGATGGGGACGGGGTCCTTGGCGAAGAAGACGGCGGCCGACCCTGCGAAGGGTTCGACGTACACCTCGTGCTTGGGGAGCAGGCTGGCCAGGAAGGGGCCCAGCCTGCCCTTGGCGCCGTAGTACTGGAAAGGGGGACGCAACGCCATCGAGCCCTCCTTGCTGCACTGGATCGATTTCCGTAGCCTATTCATCCCTATCCCTAGCGCTCTCAACCGCGCCCAGGATGGGCGGACCCTGTGCGTCTTGCGACTCTTTTGGCAATATCACAATCGCGGGCGTGGGCATCGAAACGCCCCAGGGCGGAACGTCCCAGGACGATACATTTTCAAAGTTAAGTTGTCCGCCATTAAACATGACCCTAGTAAATGACATCACAGTACCGGCGAAGCTGGCTTTAAAGAAGTTGACTACAGCTCCATCAAAGACTGTCCTGAGAAAGGTAATTGTCCCACCGAGGAACTTTGCGTTCCGAAAGGAGACTTCGCCACTGGCGAAAGTGGCCCCACCAAAGGAAACCTGGGCACCAGAGAAGATCGCATCAGTGAAGAAGAACTTCTTCGCAGCGAAGGTTCCATAATCAAAGAAGACTCGACCACTTACGAAATCCGCGCCGCTGAACATCACCCTCTGACTGATGAAGGTCGCACCACTGAAAGAGATTGTCGCGCCGGAGAACACCGCTCGCATGAAGTGTGTAGTTTCACCAGCGAAAGTCGCCTTATCGAAGGAGACATGACCACCCGAAAAGATCGATCGGCTGAAATTCGCGGCATCAAAGACGACGCCGGTGAAATCCAGGTCGTGTCCCTGCCAGGAAATTGAGGCGCCCTCAAGCAGATGTGCGGCGATGAGTCGGACAATGGTAAGGCGGACTTCGCGCAGTCCAGCAAAGGCCAGTTGGTCAGGTTCGGAAGCATCCTTCCCAGGATCGGGGGCGTACGGCATGCGAAGGTATGCACACAGCACGTCGATGCAGGTCTGGCGCAGCTCACGAGTGGGAGCATCATCGGCCAGGCCCGCTAGGGCATGCACGCCGGCCAGACGGACCGCAGGCGAGTCGTGACCGAGTTGCCCAGCCGCCGTGGCAAAGCGCTCGTTGTGCAACTTCGTGGTTTCCCGTTGCTCGGCCCGATGCGCACGATCCTCGCCCTGCCTGTCCAAGTCATGCGCGGCCTCGGCCAGCTGCTGGGCCGCCTCGCCTACTTTCTGCCGCCGATATGCCACCACGAGCGCTACCAGACCGCCCAGACCAGCCACCGCGGCGAACGCGATCTTGAGCAGGTCAAACAGTGTCGTGGCGCTCACCTGGGCTTCCGGCTTCAACCCCTGCACGCCGAGCAAAGCGAGCCCGCCGACGATGAGCACCGTCAGCAACGCCACCGCGGCCCCGGACACCAACGCGAGCGCTCGCCCAATCCTCATCAAGCGTAGGCCCGGCAGCGCCTCCGGTTCCTGTCGCTTGCTTGCTTGCTGGTTCTGGTCTGGCTTCTCTACTTCCCCCATGTAGTGGCATCAGCGCAGATCGCGCTGTTGTTACGTCGCCGCCTGTCACACGGGTGGATGTGCTTCTGCCTTCATAGGCGAAACGCCAGACGCGCACCCACAGTGCCGCAATACTCACCGTATGAACACCCCATGCGACGGCATCGCCACCAACGAACCAGCGATCGGATCGCCAGAGCTCGAACGACTTCTGAAGGCGAACCATGAACTTTGGAAGAACGCCAGGATATGCGCGAGGCTTGCGGCCAAAGCCAACCCTGCCGGACTACCTGTCAGCGACGGCTACATCGATGCGCTCGACCAGTTCAACACCGCACTCGCGGACCGTGGGGTCCACATTGTTCGCGAAGCGTCGCGCCGCTACATCAGCACGTTCGACCTCCTCAGCGGGCGCATCCCTGCTGATGCGGCCGGAGGCGCGCTCCTCGATGCCGTCGTTACCCTCGGCCTCGCGCTGAAGTCCGTGGACAACGCACGCACCAAGGTTCCCCCCGGTGAGCGCATGCTCTGACGACATCCGAGTGGTACGGCCTGAGCGGGGGAGAGATCGGTGACCAGTTCGCGACAGGTCACCGACTTTCGTCATTCCAGCGCCGACGCCACCAACTGTGACGGGTCGCGCTCCAGTTGGCGTCCGGAGTGCACGTAACCCATGGTGGTGTCCATGGATTCGTGATCAAGTGCTTCCTTGATCTCGAATGGGTCCGCGCCCAGTTCCGCAGCCAGCGACGCCCACGTGTGCCGCAGCACATGTGCGGTGACCTTCGCGAGGATGCCGGCCTGACGGCCGATGCGCGTCACCAGGGCCGACGCTGACGACCGGTAGAAGCGGCCTCCCGTGTCGGTCACGAAGATCCGCCCGCTGAGCTGTGACATCTCGACGCCGGCGCGGCGCGCCCGGTCCTCCAGATACCGGTCGAGCGCGTATCCGGTCTCCACTGGGAGGCGGCGCTTCTTCGGCTTGGTGCCCTTGCCGACGATCCGCAGCGTCCGCAGCCCGCGCTCATGCCCGAGCGCGCTCAAGTCGGCGGAGATCGCTTCTTCGATCCGGATCCCGGTGTGCAGCAGGACTCGGATGAATGCCGAGGTGCGCAGCCGGGCCGGCCCGTGGTCGCTGTCGGCCGCCGCCACCAGGGCGCGGGCCTCGTCCCGCGTGAGCGCGGTCGTCTCGGAGTACCCTCGTGACACCTTCGGCCTACGGGTCCGCTTGAAGCGGTTGGCGTCGATGATCTCCTCGTCGGCGAGGTACTCGTACCAGGACGACACAGCCGAGATGCGGCGCTGCATGGTCTTCGGCGGGACCGGCTTTCCAGCCTGGAGTTCGAGCCACCGCTTGTAGACGTCGCCGTGGGACTTACGCGCCTTCAGCGGGTCGAGGCCGGTCTCGCCGCAGAACGCGAACCACCGCTCGATCTCCAGCCGGTAGGCGTCGCGGGTGTTCTTCGAGTCGAAAGACAGCAGCCACGCCATCGTCGCGTCCTGGGCGAAGCCCAGCAGAGTCGACGGGAAGGCGATCCTCCCGGCTCCGCTCGGCTCGCGAATCAACTCAGCGGTCATGAGCCGACCGTGGGGTCAGTGAGAGTCAGCTCTAGCATCGCCCCATCTGGCGCGTGTATCTGATAGCGGACCTCGCCGCGGTGAACCAGGTGCGCCAGCACGATGTGGAAGTCAGCTTCAGGGCCGGAGAAGAGTTCGGCGAGCTTGGCGGCTAGGGCTGCGAGATGAGGCGGAGGCGCTGAGGCGGGGCGACTGTCGCCGTGAGGGATGTGGTCTTCGCTCATGGCCGTCCGTTTCGAGAGGGGATGTGCTCTCGACCCTACCGGAAACGATCTATGGACATAACATGGATTATGACCACTTCTCAACGATCATGGCGTGCGACGGAACAAGATGGTCGCTGCTGCGGGATTTGATGCCCGAACCTCGCCACCCGCTCAAGAGCGCGCGAGACAATGACACGGGCATCCTTGCCGGCCCTGAGTAGAACGTCGGGGACGATCGACTAGGGCTCACTGCGTCAGGAGACAAGCATGCAGGCGTTCGATCGAGCCATGGCGGTCTTCGATCGCCGCAGCGTCGCAATCATCATGCTGATCGGAGTCATTGCCGCAGGCACCTTGGCGATGGGTGTTGCGATCTTCACCTGGCGACCTCCCCTATGGCTGTTCGACGGCTTCTTCGCCGCCTACGCAGTGAGTCTCGGGAGTGCACTCTGGCTCTCCTGGCGGCGAGGAACAAGACGTATCGCTCAGGCGGCAGAGGACCCCGGCGAGGTCCTTCGCGAACGGATCTCGCACGTCAACGCTGCGTTCGCCGCGGCGGCCGTGCTGATGGATGACCTCCGTCGCGATCTCGAAGCCCAGCAGGCCGCGCGTGAAGCGCTCGTCTCCCACGCCGAGGAGCAGCAGCGACTCTTGGAGGTGAACGAGGATCAGGCCGAGAGGATTCGGCAGATTCTTGTCGGCGAGACGAAGGCAACCATCCGCGCGGAGCGGCGGCAGCAGTGGATGTTCTTCGCGCTGGGCGTGGTCGTGTCGATCCCGATCGGCGTCATGATCAACTTGCTTGTGCCGTGATCACGAGACCTGATGCGGCAAGCCGACCTTCCGAATCTTGGGGGGTGTACCCCCTCGGCGCGCTGCGAGGTGCGGCATGTGTCTGCCGAGTGACAAGTCCGTCGACAGCGTGGGACCGAGAGACCGCCATGATGCAGACTGAGAGATGAGGCAGCGGCGGCGTAAGGCTCCGGCCCTCCTCATTCAGGAGTGAAACCAGATACCGACCCGCGACACACCGGATCACCCCATAGAGTTTCCGTCCCCGCTAGGACAGAGCGACCCGCAGTACGGAGCCAGGACCGTAGGAAGCTTGGGATGAAGCCCGGCGAGGTGCTACGCGATGTCTGGCCTCCTGAACACCATCTCCACCGTGCTCCCTGAGTTGCGCGCCATTGCAGAGGAATTGTTCCTGCTGACAGCCCAGGTCGTCGGCTACTACGTGATCCTGCGATACCTCTGGACTCACCGGAAGTAGCTCGGGGCCCGCCGCTGAGCGGCGGGCCCCTACATTGAGTGCCCCCGCTCGGGGAACATCTCGCCCCAGTTGAAGGACGCGCCGGTCGCGAGGGCCAGGTGCAGCCGCATGTATGCGTCGGCGACGATCACGCATGACTGGACGTACGCGTTGTCGAGGAGGTTCTTGGCGGCGTCGTCGAGGAGGTCGGCCGCCTTGGCCGCGGCCTGGTCGGGGGTCACGCGTCCGCTCCGGCCGTCTCGGTCGTCTCGGTCTTCTGCGAGGCGCGGGTGTCGCCGCCGCGGTGGCGCAGCTCGGCGCCGGCTTCTTCGAGGAGACGGTGCACGAATCCGTAGCTGCGGCCGATGTTGAGGGCGATGAGACGGATCGACTCGCCGCCGGCGTACTGCTTGGCGAGCGCGTCGGCGAGCTGGGCGCGCTCGGCGCCGACGATGCGCTTATTCTTCGGAAGTTTCACGAGGGGCCTTCCTGGTTCAGGCGGCGCGGCCGAGCTGGGCGCGCAGCTCGTCGCGGTCTTCGGGGGTCGGGGGTACGGGGTCGCCGCGCCAGATACAGCCCTCGATCGTGGCGACGTCATCGTAGTCGTAGACGACCTCGCGGCCTGCACGGCCGAGGACGCGCGCTTGGTAGCGGCGGGCCCACTGTCGGATGGTGCCGGGTTCGCGTTCGAGCCGGTCCGCGGCTTGGCGTGCGGTCGCTGGATGCACGTCTCACCTCCGCAAGGGTCGCGTTCGTGGACGTATCAGGCGATTCCGGACAGGCGAAAGCGTGAGATCGACGTGCTGTAGTCAACGCTGACAGGCGATTTCGCATGTCCGAAAGGGCAGAGATGGACGGAAAGTCGATCTTGTTAGGCGCGCTCTCAGCGCTTTGCCGAAGTTTCCGCAGGTCACGGACCTAAGCCGTGTGACAGGCACAGATCACCTGCCGACACGAAGTGTTACACAGCCGCCAGCCCGTCGCAACACGACCCGGACACCAGCAGAGAAGAGGGAAGAAACCGCCCATGTCGCAGCACGGGAAACGACCCGCCTCATCACGCACGAGGGGCCACAATAGGGCACCAGCATGGCGACTCGTCGATCATGTGCTTAGGTGTACTTCACCAGTTGACAGTGGACGCCAGCAGTTACCATTAGAATTTCGCCGAAGAATGGCAACAATCGCCACAAAGAATCGCTAGGATGGCCTTAACTCGCCGCTTAATTGGCTCCTCGGCGACGCGACCGCCGGGGGCGACCGCGCCCCCTCCCTCAGGGAGTCAACCACGAGGAGATGACCATGTTAGGTGGCGACGCCCCAGAGGACTCGGACGGTTGGGTCAGGCTGCTCCTGCTACTACAGGCGCTGCTGATCTCGCTGGACCTGTACCTCAGAGTCCAGGGGCTCTAGCTAGACGCTAGAGCCCCTGGGATAAACGAACGGCCCCGTCTCTGGTCTCCACCTACGGCGGGGTCGCTTCGTCTGTACCCACATCGTACAACCAAAATAACTACCCTGTACTATGAGATGAGGAAAACAGATTGCGGCCCCAAAAGCTCTAACGCCGGATATCGCAGATGCAGAAATGACTACGAGGTCACCGCAAAGATAAACATGGTGGCACTCTTCTACAAAATAAGCATCGTCGATACGGCTTCCCGCATAACGCTAACGATGCGGCTCACCTCAGAGCACTATCTCGTAGCACTTAGCGAGACACTCACATGACGGAAGCACTGCTTAACACGTAGGCAGCGAACGACATCCGCGATCCATAACCTGCATCCGTCACCGATCCGCCTCCTCGGCGACCAGGCCCCGCTCCTCAACCTCGCCGACGTGCTTCCCGCACGCCCCACACACGAAGTACCCCACCCGCGCATCCCAGCGGAGATTCCGGTCACCGCACGAGCATCGCGCCGGCGTCCAGCTCGGCGGCTCGTCCTCCACCGCCCGCCGCAGACGCCGCTCCCAGCCGAGCGCTCCCTTCACCAGCTCGGCCGGCCCGGCCGCCGCCGCAGCAAGCACCGACTCCAGGTGATCCACCAGCCACGCCACCGCCCGCGACCTCGCCACCGCACCCCGAGCACCCGACGGACGCGGCGGAAACCCCAGCACCGCCCGCGCCTGATCCTCGAACCACAGCAGCTCCCCCACCAACTCGTCGAGGAGCTCCGCGTCCGGTGACACCGCAGGCTTCGGACGCGACCCCGACACCCGCGACCAGCGCGACGCCGGACGAAGACCATCCCCCCGCGCGGCCACCACCGACGCCAGCGCATCCACCACCAGCAACGCCCGCCTCGTCGTCGCCCGACACCTCCCACAGACGAGCGGCTCCCCCGGCCGCCACGACACCTCAGGCTGAACCGGCTCCGCAGGCGGCTCACCCTCGGCGCCCTCCGACACCCACCGATCCACCGCATCCGCATGCACATCACGCACCCGAAGGAACGCGGCCCACACCTCACGCGCCCTGTCGTTGCACGGCCCCACACACGCACGACCAGCCACCACGCACCACCCCTCCGGAGACGACCCAACACAGTACAAGATCAACTCCTTTCCCAATGAACCAAGCCAAGTGGAGACCCTGGGGGCCTTCCGGAGGGGGGTTCGAGGGCGCGCGGAAGCCCCGCGCGCCTGGCTGGCGCGCGGGGCTCGCTGGCGTGGTTCGCGTTAGGCGCGTGTCCTGCGGTTCGGGCGGCGCTCCACACGTTCGCGTGCCTTCTCAGCGCTGCGCGCGTAACCGTTGATCTCGCGCAGCATGCCGTTCCGTGCGAGCTGATCCATGAGGCGTAGCGACTTCAGCGCTTCGACCACGTAGGAGGCATCCTCTTGGGCCTGTCCGGTGGCGTGCTGGCGCGCGTAGCGGGCTTCCTGGTCGTACCGGCCGAACTGGGGCGCGTCCCACGTGATCACTACCTTGCCGTTCTCCGACGTCACGCGGACGTGAAGGAGGTAGCCGCACGTAGCGAGTAGGCGAGTGATCTCGGACGCCGCGCGCTGGACGGCTGCTAGGACGCCGGTCGGCTCCGGTTCGATCGGCTGCCGGATGTGCTCCAGCGGAACATCATCGATGATCGCGCCGGACCGGTGCTGGTGTAGCAGGTAGGACGTGTGCAGGGACGTGCGGCACGTGTCCGTGACGTACCACACTCCGTGCAGGTGGACGGCGGGACCGTGGTACTCCACGCCGCTGCCCTGCGGCGCGTAAGCGAGTAGGGCCGCGTGGCTGGTCTGGCTGCTCATGTAGACCTCGCGCTGAAGGTCTCCGAGCACGTGGCACTCTGCGTGGTTGATGCACTTGCCGCACCCGGCGCGGTGGTCGGCAAGCTCCTGCCGTGCGGCCTGTACGGCCTCGACGGCCACATATGCCGCGCCCCGCTTGATCGCGTTCATGCTGGTTTCTCCCTGTGGTGGTTGGGGGTGTGGTGGGTGCCCCCGCCCCCATATGGGGCGGGGGCGGGGGTCACTTCTTGGGGGTCGCCTTGGGCTTGGCGGGGGCCTTCGGCTTGTCCGCGTCGACCTTGTCCGTCTCGGCCTTCTCCGCGTCGGCCTTTGCCTTGGCTTCCTCGCGGCGCGCGGCCTTCTCGTTCTTGGCCTTGGTGCGGCGCTCGACTTCGGCGCGTCCCTCGGCGCTGAGTTCCGCCATGAGGGCGGCGCGGGCGGGGTTCGTCTCCGACAGGTTCATGATCGCGTTGACCGTCTCGCGTTCCTGCGTAGACAGCTTGCTGCCCTTCTCGCCCTCGGGGGCGGGGGTGAGGGCGGCTGCGATGACCTCGAACGGGGCGGACACGTCGGGCTGGGTCGCGCGGTACAGGGCCGCGATGATCGCGCGGTCGGACTGCTCCGCCACGCCGTCCCAGGACACGGCGGGGTGCTCGTCGTCCAACTCGTACAGAGCCGCGCCCTCAACCACGAGCGTGGACGGGGCCACGTCGCGAAGGATCGGCCACGACTTCGGGGACGCGTCCCAACCGTGCTGAAGCGCTGCCAGCATGCCCACGAGCGGGATGCGGGCACCGTTGCAACGCCACGCGAGACGGGCGGGGCTGTTGTTGCTGTCGTCGGAGTTGATCCGGCCGGTAGCGGGGACCAGCACGGCGGGGCGGGGGGTGCCGTCCGCCATAACGGTGAACCACGTAAGCACCGTGGTCAGCGCGGCCTTGATCGCGTCCGTGGTGGGCTTGGTAGCCATGAGGTGTTGCCTTTCGCTGTGGTGGGATGCCCCCGCCCAGCGGGGCGGGGGCGGGGGTTTGCTACTCGCCCGCGTTACCGCTGGCGTTATGTGATTCTCGACGCTCGCGCCACCTGCGTACGGCGACATAGGACGCCGTAAGGGCTGCTGTCGCGAGTAACGCGCCGCCCGTGAGCAGAAGCGGCAGATTGATTCCCTCGTCCGACACGCGGCGCATGCTGGAAGCGCTCGGAGAGTCGGACGGGTCCGGCGTGACGGTGGTGTCCGGCGCGACGGTGACGGCAGGTCCGGGCGTGCCGTTCCTGCCGTTGATGCCGTCCCTGCCGGGCGTACCGGGGTTGCCCTGCCCGCCCGGCTCACCCTGGGGACCGGGCGAGCCTGCGGGACCGGTCGGACCGGGCTCGCCGGGCTCACCCTTCGGACCCTGGGGGCCTGCCGGACCCTGGTCTCCCTTCGGACCCTGCGGGCCTGCCGGACCCTCCGGACCCTGCGCGCCGGTCGGACCGGGCTCGCCCTGCGGACCCTGAGGACCGGGCGAACCCTGCACGCCTGCCGGACCCTGAGGACCGGGCGAACCGGCGGGGCCGGTGAGGGTCACCACGTCCATGCAGAGCGGGAACGGCATCACGGTTTTGATCACCTGGGGCGGTTCACCGGGAACGGTGATCTCCGCCGTAGGCGTCACGGTGACGCACACCGGTACTTCGGCGTACGCCGTGGTGGTCGCGCTGCTAGGCACGACTTGTGCGGCGATGGCCAGCGTTGCGGCGGCGGTCGCTGCGCTGAGAAGCGCTGCTCTCGCTGCCCTGGCCGTTGATCGGTTTCTCACGCTGCACACTCTCGTTTTTCGGATAACGGAGTGTCCAGTGTTGTCAAGTTTTCGTTATACACACGTTATAAGGCGGGGCTCCAGCTATACCCCAATACCCCATCTGGCCTGCGACAACCTACTAAGTTGGGACGACAAACTAAGTTCCGGGCGCAGTCGAACCATGATCCACCGACCCGCGCCCAGCCGCCGCCATAGTCACCTTTGGGTGGTGTCGAGGCTGGCTGGTGCGGTGTGGTTTTGCGCGTTGTTGTCGCTTGTGAGCGCTTATGTGTGCAGGGGTTTCTCCTTGTACCGGTCTGCATGTGTTCGTGCTTGTGTGTGGACGCTGTCAGGTCTTTCGCTGGTGTTCCGTGTCTGGTCGTGGTCGAGGTTCTGCGTGTGGTCCTGTTTCATGCGAAAACCCGTCATCGACGACCAGGACGGTTGGGCCTGGGTGGGTCGGTGACGGGTTGGTGGTGGTGCTGGTGGTTAGTCGTCTCGGGCGAGCCGGTCTGCGGCGCAGGATCGGCAGGGTTCGGCCATGTAGGGGTGGGTGGGGCACATGCGGCCGGCGCCGCGGTGTTCGCGGGGTGGTTGGGGCAGGTACTGGCTGGGGTCGGCGCGGAGTGCTCGGAGGACGTACCGGTAGGGGTTTTTCACGGTGCTGTGGGCGCGGCCGAGGATGTCGCGCCGGATCTGCGCGGCTTGCTGGTCCGTGAGGTCCTGCGCGGCGAGCGGAGCGAGTTCGCGCTTGAGCATCTCGTCTACCTGGGAAAAGTCCTGTCCGTCTGTCTGGTTGTTGTCGTGGTCGCGCGGGGGGTACGGCGGGATAGATGACTGACTAGAGAAGTTGTGTTGGGAGTGGGATTGGGATGGGATTGGGGCAGCGTCTTGCGACACGTCGTCGGACGCGTCACGAGACGCGTCTCCCTGTGATCTTGACTGGTCTCGTTTCCGCTCAAGCCACCGCTCTTGACGTGCTCGTTTAGCGTCACGACCCTCCCTGATCTTCTCTGCGGAAGGCTGATATTCGAGGTAATCGTGCACGCACCAACCTGAGTCCGTTCTCTCCCACAAACCGACCGAAACCAGCTCACTCGCGTACCGTTTCGGAGCGCGAATGTCGCTCACGAACCTCAGGTCACGCTCCGGGATCACCCCGTCGGTCAAGTTGTCGTTGCACCAGCACAGACCACTCACGAACAGGCGGAACGCCTGGTCGGACAGGTGCCGCACCTTCCGATGGTGCGGAAACTGATCATCGACACGAACCCACGGCATCGAGCGCCGCCCTTCCCTTCCTGAACATGAAGCGGGGACCCGCCACCGAGGGAAGTGGTCGAGCCCCCACCGTATATGCGCCGATATGTGCCCTGCGGCCCTGGCCAGGTTCGCGTGCTCCGATCATGCCGGGTGCTTCACGGCCCCGGGGAGTGGAGCGGCGATGCAAGTTGGTGCAGCCTTGTTGTAGTTCCTGCGTTAACCACCTTCACGCGCGCCGTGACGTCCGCCCCGTCAGGTCGTACACCTCACGCCGGCGCGGGTCGGACAACACGTCCCATGCCTCCGTCACCGCCTTGAACCGCTCGGCCGCCGCGGCGTCGCCCGGGTGTAGGTCCGGGTGGAGCTGGCGGGCCAGGCGCCGGTACGCCCTCTTGATGTCGAGCGCGGTGGCCCTCTGGTCGACGCCGAGCCGCTCGTGCAGTCCGCCCGCTGTTGCCCCGCCAGTCGGTAAGCGTCATGGGCTGCTGCTCGGTCACCGTGCGCCTTTCGTGTCGCTCAGGAAGCGGGCCAGCTCCCGCATGGCCAGCTCTGTTGCGTTGGTGCACCGCCGTGTCACCTCGTCGTCGAAGTACTCGGCGAACTCTTCCGGGTGCGCCTCGACCAGGCGGACGTACGCGGCTGTCTCCGCGTCCTTGGCAATGCGGGCCACACCGTCCGCGAACGGCAGGTGAAGCGCGCACACCGTTCGAAGTCGGCCGACGTCGGGCCGGGCGAAGGAGGTCGAGGAGTACCGGACGAGGACGACTGCAACGGGTGGGCCGCAGTCCACCCCGCGGGCTTTGCGGGTGACCGCGCACAGCGGATCATCGCTGTCGCGCCAGCGGCGCAGCCAGGTGTTGCGGTGCCGGTAGCTGGTGGACGTGCCCTCGACGAGCTTGAACCCGTCTCCGGGATGCTCGGGCTGCTGCTTGGACATGGTCGTCTCAGACCGCCTCGTCGATCACGACTAGGGTTACCCGCGCGCCCTTGATCGAGCTGTGCTTGGCGCGGCGCTCGTCGGCCCGGGTCAGGTAGTCGCGGCCAGCGTCGGTCAGCCGTACCTTCCACACCCCAAGTCGGGGGTGCTCGACGGCGATGAGGTGCAGCTGCGATGGGACGCGGAACGTCTCGTCTCGGGTGGAGAAGTCGGTGCCGTCGAGGCGGCGGCATCCTCGCGGTGCGGGCTGGAACAGCACGCCGTCGCCGGTGTCGTGGTCGGCGATCTGCCTCAGTAGCGCGATCGAGGCACGCTTGAGCGGCTGGGGGGAGGTCATGGGCTACTCCTCGTTGTCTTCGGGGCTGGTGTCGGTGCTTTCCTGGTCGAGGAACCGCTTGCGGACGAGTTTGATCCCGTAGGCTTCGCCGCCGCGGGCGTGCGCCTTGGTGTAGGCCCAGGTGGGGGGCTGGTTCGCGATGATGGTGCCGTGGTCCATCAGGGCGTGCTTGACGACGGCGAACGCGTGCTCGGTGTTCATGGGGAAGCGGCGGGGGCCGTGTGCTTCCTTCCAGATCACGTACTTGCCGTAGCCCTGGGCGTGGGTGACGTCCGCAAGGATTAGGTATGCCTCGAACGGCTCGGCTTCCTGCCAGTCGATGTCGTCCGGGTGGGCATACCTGTGCGGGTGGCGGATCAGGTTGCCGCTCGGGTCAACCGGGACTTGCATCGTGGTATCCCTCCTTATCGGTGTCGGGTTCGCGGTTGAGCAGGCGGCGCGCTAGTGCGGCGCCGCGCTCGTAGGTGCTGGTGTTGTCGCGCGGTTGTGTGGACGTCCACGGGCTCCGCTTGGCGTTCGTCGGCCGCCAGCCGTGGCCGACCTGGGTGTTGAGGTAGTCGAGCGCGAAGGCGTACGGGTCGGGCTGCTCATCCGCGGGGAGCTGGTCACGCTCATGGATGCGGCACGCGAGGGCCTGCGCGGCCTCGCTGATGGCGCGGCGCAGCGCCTCGACCCCCGTCACGACGGCGCCCTTCGGGTCGCCCGCTGCGGCCGGCGTCGCACCCATCCGAGGTGGATCGCGGCGGCGACGTAGCGGTCCACCATGCGCTTCGACTTGCCGGTCTCGGTGACGATGTCCTCGGCGGTCTTGCCTTCCCGTACGAGGCCGGCGACGTGCATCACGATGCTTCTGCCAATGTCGTCCTTGGGCAGCCACGCGGGCGGCTCCACGGGCTCGGGGTCGGTGATCGTGCAGCCTGCCCGGGCGAGTTCGTCAAGGACGGCCGCGGCGGTGGGTGTCTTTCTCCTCAGGACGCGGGCGATGACTGTCTCGGCTGTGCTGGGCATTGGTTCTCCTACTGCTGTGGTGCCGGTGTGGCGCGGAGCGCGAGTTGCCGCGCGGCTGCGATGTCGTCCGGCGTGACGTGGCCCTCGACGACGGCGAGCAGGGTCATGCCGTCGTAGGACCAGATCGCCGTCCGCCTACGCGTTCGCTTGCTTCGACTGCGGTTCCGCTGGCGCTTGGCGTTGCTTGCGTCGTCGGCTGCGAGCACGGTTGGTCTCCTCGTTGGGGTCGGGAAGGGGTAGCTGGAAGCGCACGACCTGGCCGTCAACGATGACGGGCTCGCCGACCTCTTTGCGTTTGCGTCGGGGCATCAGGTCCTCGGCTCCGTGTCGTCGCGCCTGGCGATGAGGTCCATCAGCCGGAAGTACGTGGGTGCGACGAAGACGACCATGCAGGCGAGGAACAGGAGGATGCCGCCCGGTTTGCTGTCCTGATAGATGACCCAGGAGGCGCCCGAGGTGGCGGCGAGGACGGCGAGGAACGCGACCAGACGGATCATGCGGCCCTCCGCTCAGCAAGCTTGACGTCCTTGAGGATGCGCCGGTGTGAGTTCGGCAGTGGGAACGTGGGGACGCCCAGCAGGTCGAGGCCGAGCCAGCGCAGCCAGGCGGCATCGCATTCGTCTTCGGTGGAGAACTCGAGGCCGGCCCGCTTCAGCGCGGCGGTAGCCATCTGGCTCTTGGTCGCGTCGCCGCTGCCGGTCGCGTAAATCTTGAGGTGCTTCACATTGACCAGTGCGAGCGTGGCACCACTCCGCCAGCAGGCCAAGCGGATGTTGCCGCTGATCTCAGCAAGCCGGTGAGCAGCGGCAGAGCGCAAGCTGGCGGCGTAGTCCTCCAGTACGAGCATGTCCGGCTTGAGCCGGAACAGCACGTCGTAGACGTGGGCCTGAATGAGGTCCATGCGGGCGAGGTCGTCGACCAGGGTGCGCTTGCCCTTGACGTTCGGCGCGACGATGGTTTCGGTGGCGCCGTCCGGAAGTGCGAGGCCGGACTGTTCGGCTGCCAGGTCAAGGCCGACCACCTTGGGTCGAACGGGAGTCATGTGTCTTCCTTCGGGGGTTGGATCTTGTGGAGATCGTGGTCACGTACGAACTCCAGCCAGACGGCCAGGCCCTCCTGCCCGGTCACGTGCTCCGGCTTTAGAGCGCGAGCCCGTTGGTCGCGCCGTGCTCGGCCGACCCGCTGGTGCTTGCGTTGGAGCTGCACTCCGAACAGCATCAATGCGGCTGCGGCCGACACGGTGATCGCGCCGACCGCAGCCAGGAGGTAGAGCAGGAGGTCTCTCACGGGTGAGGCTGGGCCTCCGGGACGCGGTCGATCTCCTCGGTGTCGTCGTCGGCCGCGCTGATCCCAGCCTCGTTGAGGCGAGCGCGGAGGGTCGCCTGCCGCAAGTGCGCGGCCTGGAGGTCCTTACGCGTCTGTACGAGGTCGCCGGTGAGCCGCGCGTTGTCCTCGATGGTCTTCATGGCGGTCGTGACGGCGTTCTCGTACTGGTTGTTCGCCAGCTCCATCCGGCGGCTGAGGAGGCGCCGCGCTGATTCGTGGCCGAAGGCGTAGCTGAGCGGGCAGCAGACTGCGAGCACCAGCACGACCGTGACGAAGGCCCAGATGCCCGCACTCGTGAAGCTGAGCGCGAAGTACGCCAGCACCCCCGCGAGAACGATCCACCGCTGGCGGCGGGTCAGCCGGTACCACCACTCTTCCATCAGACGGCCTGCCCTTCGAGAGCGGCGAGGACTTCGTCCACGGTTCGGGCCGTGTCATCGTTCCAGTCCAGGAGCCAGTCCATCGGGGTCTGAATGCTCGTCTTCGGCTGCCCGAGCGCGGTGGCCAGCTCGATGACGGTGTTGATCACCGCCTGGTACTGCTCGTGCAGAGCCGGGTCGTTCTGCATGGCCACCCGCTTGCTTCCGTTCACCAGGCTGAGTGGCGGCAGTCCCGCGGCCTGGCCGATCGCCTCGACCATGCACAGCTTGCATTCCGTAGGAGTCCCGGAGTCGGCGAGGTAGTCGTCCCGGATCCAGCCGCGCTGGCGCAGAAGTTCAGCGGTCTTACGCCGGATCTCGGCGGTGTCAAGCGTCGCCATCAGGCGGCCTGCCCTTCGAGCGCGCCGAGCACGTGGTCGAGGGTGGTGTGGGGCTTGTCGTTCCAGAAGGACAGCCACCGCGTCGGTGCCATCTCGTGCGCGGGTCGGCCGAGCGTGGCGGCGATCTCGTCGCAGAGCTCCTGCGCCGTCGCCCAGCGGGCGAGGTAGTCAGCGTCCACCGTGCCCGGCTTGAGAGAGGCGAGTGCGGTGGCGGGCAGGCCCGCGGCGAGGCCGATCGCGGCGACGAGGCAGACGCCAGTCGTCTTGCCGTTGCCGGAGTAGTACTTGCCCTGGATCCAGCCGCCCGTCCTGAGCAGGTCGGCGGCTCCGGCGCGGATCTGGGCCTTGCTGGGGGTGGAGGTGAGGGCGGTCATGCGTGTTCTCGCTTTCAAGGGTGTGATGGGGCGGAGGAGAGGAGGACGGTTGCCGTCGTGACGGCCAGGAGCAGCAGCAGACCCACTAGCGCCCACAGGTCGGGGCGGTCGCCGCGGCGGCGGTTCATCGGGGGCCACCGGCGGGGGCCCACTCGAGTTCCTCGGGCGTGCATTGGACGAGCTCGACGCGGTCTTGGCCGCCGTTCTCGGCTGCCGAGGTCGCGATCCGTTTCCACTCGTGTCCGGCGTACGCCAGTGGGAGGGGCCGGTCGGGGTTGACTGCCGCGTTGTTCACGAAGACCACCCAGTACGGGCCGGTCTCCTTCATGTAGTCGATGCCGGACGGGTCGATCGCGCCGTCCGGGAGGAGCTTGATCGTCACGCGCGGCTGGCCTCGGGGAGTCGGGCCGGCTCGGCCGCGGCGGGCACGGGCTCACTTTTGCACTGCTCACCCGCAGGCACGGACTGGCCATTGACCGTGTGGTACCAGCCGAAGTTGGGCACCCAGTGCGCCGTTCGACCACAGCCTGCGCACTCGGTGGTCTCCGGCGTCTGCCCGCCGCTGCTGGGGTCGCGATTCTGGTCGGCGTACCGGATCAGGGCCTCGACCTGGCGGGCTTGTCTCTTCAGGGCGCCGATCTCGTGGTCGGCGCGCTGCTTAATCTGCTCGGCCTGGCCCAGGAGAGAATTGCGCTGCCCGACGAGCATCTGGATCGTATCGGCGGTGAAGTACTGCCCGAGAGGGTCGCTAGCGTTGATGCCGAGCGGGTTGCTGTCGTTCGCGGTGTTGTCGCTGGTCATGCCAACGGTCCTTTCAACGGTGGTGTGGGGGTTGGTGCCGTCCGGGCGCCCTGGCCTGTGCGCGGGCGCCCGGACGGGGCTTATCGGGTGTAGCCGCGGTCGAACTGCTCGACTAGGGCGGTGCCGCCGATGGCGTAGTACTTCAGGCGGCGCACGATCCGGCAGCCGGTGCATCTGCACTCGGCGGCGGGGATTTCGTCGTTGCGGTCGAGGTAGGCCCAGGTGGCGTGGTCGGCCACTTCCTGCCTCAGTACGCGCAGGAGGTGGTCCCGCTCCGCTCGAAGCTCCGAGATCTCCTCGGCCAACTCGGCCTCGCGGCAGTCGCACGCAGTGCGGTGGGCACCGCATGCTACGTACCGGATGTCCATCGTGTTCTTCGGCAGCGGCATCGCCAGCGGCATCTCGACGCGGGGATCACGCCAGGTCGGCGGCTTGAACCTGGCCACCGCGCGTTTGACGAGCTCTGTGGAGGTCATCAGAAGTCGCCACCCTGCTGCTCGCCCTGGGTCTCCGCTGCGAGCGCGGCCCTGGCGGCGTGGATCATCGTGTCCCAGGTGTCACGGGGCTGCTCGCTGCCGAGCGCCTGCTCCAGCAGCTCGGCGACCGCATCGATCTCCTCGTGGGTCAGGTCGTCGGCCTTCATGACCGTTCTCCCGAGCAGGTCAGACAGGTCGTGGAAGCGCTCCTCACCCTCGATGCCGAGCCGGTTGAACGACTCCCCGATCTGCCTGGCGCGGCTGTTGCGCAGCTTGGCCCGCTCGACCTGGAGCCGCTTCAGCTCGGCGACGACGCGCTGGGCCTGGCCGTCGTTGAGGTTCTTCGTGGAGCCCTCGACCTTGACGCCCAGGAAGTTCGACAGCCAGGTGAACCGGGCCTCGTCGTTCAACTTCTTGGAGCCAGTACCGGTGTGCGGAGTGATGCCCAGGTCCGTCATCAGGATGCCGATGTCCCGCAGGACCTTGGGGTCGGCGGGCTCGTCCTCGACGATGTCCGCGTCCACCGGCTCCTCCTTGCTGGCCGCAGGATGATGCTCGCCGCCGGCGGGCTTCTCGTCGTCGGGCGCCGCTGCGGCCGGTTCGCTCGCGGGCGCGGTGCTCGCCTGCGCCCCGTCCGGTTCCTGCGCAGGGGGCAGGTTCTCGCCCCGGCCGATCGCGTTGGCGACGTGGGCGGCCTGCGCGGACGTGAGGTCGGCGGCCGACTTGAACTCGTAGTCGGGGAACAGGTCACGGATGTAGCCGAGCTTGTCCGTGATCCCCTTGGAATCCATCAGCTTGGCGAGGTCGCCGAGCTGCTTGGTGGTCGCCTTGACGACCCCGGTCACCTCCTGCGCGGCGGCTGCGGCCTCACGCACCGATGAGCTGCCCTGCACCGTGGCGTCGGTGACGACGTAGGAGCCGTCCTCGTTCATCGAAGCGCCCAGTTCTTCGGGCAGGTAGGACAAGCCGAGCAGCGCTTCCTTCGCGCCGTCCCTGCACACCTCGCCCTGGGCTCGCGCTTTGAGCATCTGCTCGGTGTACTTGGCGTAGTTGTCGTTCTGCTTGAACAACCCCGCTCGCTGGGCGCGAGCCACCGACCACTCGGATACGAACTCGAAGTCCGGGTCATCGGCTCGGATGAGGGTTGCCACGGCCTTCACCGGGTTGCCGTTGTCGTCGCGCTCGACCTTGATCCGTAGCTTGTGCCCGGCGCGGCGGACGAGAGCGGACATGAAGGCCGAGGATGGGCACGGCTTGCCCTTGATGACGTGGATCTCGGTGATGGCGACGACGGGGTCCACGCGGAGCGCGATGCCGTACTCGATCGCGTACAGGACGTTGGCGGGCTGCTTGCGGAAGGAATCCGGCAGCAGGCCAGCGTTCGCCAGCTCGTGCGCGTACTTGAGACGGTCGGGGACCGACCAGGACGCGATAGCGGGAAGGTTGTCGGAGGTGGTCATGCTGCTGCGGCTCCTTGCAGTTCGGGGAACGTAGGAAGGTCGGATTCGACGACCAAGTGCGGAGTGCCGCCCTGCTTGGACTGGCGGCGGGCAATCTTCAGCCGGCCGTACCGGGCCTGGGCGGTGGTGCCCATCGCTTCCAGCAGCTCGGCGCGGACCTGCATCGCGTCCTTCTTGGCCGCTGCTGCTGCGGCTGCCGCTTGCTTCTCCTCCGCAAGGGCGGGGAACCAGCGGGCGGCCTGGTCGTCGGTAACGTCGTAGACGGTGTTCGGTTCGATGAGCGGGTGCCGCTTGTGGAGGGCCTTGACGGTCGCCTTGTGGCCGTCAACTGGCGGCATCTCGTCCCACGCGATCGACAGTTGGAACTCCTCGGCCTGCCTGCGCATCCACTCGGTGTCGGCCTCGTCGGGGAGGATGGTGTACTCCCGGAACTCGAGGCCGCGGCCGATGAGGACAGCGACTCGCCATTCGGGCAGGCCGAGGACGTCCATGTACCAGCGGACTTGGGTGAGGTAGTAGAACGGGATCTCTGCTGTGCCCGAGGTGCCCCATTCGCGGCCGTCAGCGTCGGTCTTGAGCTCCAGCCCGCTGACCACTCGCCCATCCTGAAGGAGGAGCCGGTCAGGGTTGGCGAGCTGCCAGTCCCGGTCGGGGTCGGCGTGGATGTACGTACCGGCTTCGACGACCTCGAATTCCGGGTGCTGGAGGGCGAACCAGTTGGCGACACTGGGCTCCAGGATGTGGCCTCGGGCCTGGTCGTTGTCCTGCGGGTCGGGCTCGATGAGCCCGGCCTTCTCGCACCACAGGCTGTACTTGGACTGCCACTTGGAAAGGCCGACGATCGCGGCGACGTCGGATCCGCCGATGCGGTGCCGACGCGCCTCGTGCCACTCGGGGCTTCCGGAGGCCCACCGGCCGAGATACCGGCCGGTGGGGGTGGTGAGTGTGATCATCAGAACGGCGGCTCGTCCTGGTTCCGGTAGACAAGCCGCCATGGGGCGTTCGTCACGAGCAGTTCGTCGAGGCCGTCTGCCGGGTAGCTACCTCGGGCGCTGAACAGCGTGACCTTGCTCTCGGTGCCGGGGACGACGCCGAACCACGCCAGACCCTGGCCGTCCTCCCAGACATCTCCCTGGCGCGGTGGCCAGGAGTACGGGGTGAGTGGCTCGACCTTGAGCAGCTTGGCTGCGATGGGGAGCGGGCCCACATTCAGGGTGCTGTACTGGTCGCGGAAGCTGAGGTACAGGAACCGGCCGCGCGACGTTGTCTCGACCGACTCGGTGTAGCAGTCGAGGATGGTGACCTTCAGCCGGTCACCCTTCCTGATCTCTCCTTGCATCAGCTCTCCTGCTCTCGGCGGTAGACCCACTCGTCGTAGGTGGTCATGGCCTGTTCGGCCGGGTTGGTGGGGTCGCGCCACAGGCGCGGGCGCGGTGCCGTGTCGGTGGTCACGCGCTCAGCTCCTCCGCCTCGCCGATGGCGAGCTGGTAGAGAGCGGAGCGGTCCAGGCGGGACGAACCCTGCGCGATGCGGATCAGCCGCTCGACCGCCTTCTCGTGCGCGGTCATCGGCAGGCCGAGCGCGGCGCAGTTGATGCGGTGGATGGCCGTGGCGAGCGGGATGTTCGCCGGCTGGCCGCCCTCGTTGGTCTGGACCTCGACGAGGTAGCCGGAGTGGCTCCAGTGGAAGATGCCGAGCCCGTTGATGACACCGCCGCTCCACACGTCGGGGTAGCGCTGAGCGAGCGTCTCCAGATGCGCGACCACCCGAATGGGGTCGGCGTCGAACGGGATGTACGCCTCGGCGAACGGGATTACGCCTTCTTGCCTGCGTGGGGTGAGCATCGGGAACTGCGAGGTGATGTCCTGCCCATGACGGTCGCGTACGGAGATGCCCCACACCCGGCTTGTGTGGCCGGGAGGGAGGGCGGCACGGCGTGCGAGCTTCTTGCCGAGGCTGACCTCGAACCGATCGGCGTGGATTCGCTTCATCTCGCGGGGCCCGTCCGTGCTCATCCACGTCACCGTGTAGAGCGGCGAGAGCTCCGTCACGAACAGGGGGCGGGTGGGGCCCTCATTCGGGAGGACCTGGCCGTCGCCCTGTTCGAGGTCGAGTGAGACCTCGCACGGCAGGTCGTGGTAGTAGCCGAGGTAGGCGGCGAGCTGGTCGGCCAGGTGGTTGGCTGTGACGGCCGCTAGGACGATCGGGTTGGACAGGCACTCGGACTCGATCCGGTACACCGGGTCGTTCTCGATGTCCTTGGTGTGCCTGTTGATCATGCGGTCGGCGGCGGTGATGTCGCCGTCGAGCAGGCTGATGAGGCGGGTGCGGGCGGCCACGCCGATGTCGCTGATGCGGTGCTCGACGACTGCCTGGACGAGGATTTCGAGGCGCTCGCCCGTGACACGTTGGACGGGTGTGTGGGTGGTGATGGTCACTTCTCTCCCGGCTTCGATTGCGGTACCGCTGGCGATATTGGCTACTTGCCTGTTGTGGTGGATCACCGTTGACGGCACCTTTTGGCTGGTCAGTGCTCGTATTGATTTAGCTGTTGATCTTGATTCGGACAAGGCTGTCCGACTCCTTGAGCCTATCGCGATCATGTCCTACATGTCCACTTTGTAATTACAGACGTGACATCGAGGACATTGGGAACTGTCATCAAGTCAGTGGAGCGTCATGAAAGTTGTGCGCTTCACACCTGGGCGGATCGGCACTCAGGTTGGTACCGTTGCGACAAATACGCCACGAAGAAGGACGCCGTAGTGCCGAAGCCGCCACACCGACCCGCCGAAGTGGAACTTCTCCACCGCCTACGCACACGGCAGGACGAACTCCTGCCTGAGATCCCTCTCAAGGCCGTCGCCGAGAAGATCGCCCAGACTGCTGGGTACAACTTCTACACCAACAAGGTGCGCCGCATCGAAAGCGGCGAGACCACTGCCAGCGATCTTGACTACGCCTGGTTTGCATGGGCGGTCGGAGCGTCTGTGAGCCAAGTTGAGGAGGTCGGCCGGCCCGAGGCCGCACGCCTGCTGCGCGAGATCATCGCCAAGAACTCCGCAACCGAGACGAAGCGGGCCAGCCTGGACCTATCCATCACCCCTGACCGATTCCAGGCCGAGCTGCAGGAGAAGCTACGGGAGATCCGCACTATGCCGGGCATCAGCGACGAGGACCGCGACCGCATGGAGGAAACCCTTCTCCAGCACCTCGACCTGGTGCTACGAACCTATGACCAGCAGATTCACATGCTTCGTGCTCGCTGACTAATTCATCCAATTCCGAGCGGCATGGAAGATCAGCGCTGGCCGGGTATCCACTCCCGCCAGTTCTCGCATCCGCTTGACGCGGCGCAGGATGGTGCTCTTGCTGGTGCCCATCAGCCTGGCCATGCTGTCATCGGTCTGCCCGGAGATGATGTGCTGCAGGATGGCCATGTCCTGCTCGTCGATTTCGTCAGCCGCCGCAGGGCCGAAGCCGTTGTAGTCGGCCTCCAGCGGGGCGGCCTCCGCCCAGAGGTGCTCGAAAAGCACGATCATGCATTCGACCAGGGCACCACCCCTGATGAGCAGCGTGGACGACTGATCCGAGAAGCCGCGGGGAAAGCGCGGAACCAGCGCCCTTTCTCTGTCCGCCACGATCAGCTTGAACGGCAGTTCCTTGGCGACACGCACGTCGGCGCCCAGCCTGATCGCGTTGTGCAGGCCAATCACAGCAGGCTCGCTGTCAAGCACCGCCCGCTCGTACAGGAGCCGACGCCGAGGCTGGCGCACCGATCCGTCAGGGTTTCGGCGCGCCGGATCACCCGGGGCATGCACAGCAGTCAGCGGCACGAACGGCCAGGTCACCAGTTGCAGCACCTCGCGGTGCGCGCTGAGCGACAGGTCGTCGAACGCTGCGGCCACACGCTGGCGAGACGTCAGAACCTCAACCGGTGCATTCGGGCCTCGCAATCCCACCGCCGTGCTGTCGAACAGGTCTCGCATCTCAGCGGCCTGGGCCTTCAGACTGGTCAGTTTGGACTCCGCGTTCGCCACCAGTGGGAGTAGGGCGTAGTCCGGGTGACGAGCGGTGGCCGGCTCTCCAACCACAAGGCCGACGTCTCGCAGCGTGGCAAGAGCATCGTCAGCGCCCGGCCCGCTGATACGTTCCAATTCGCTGCTCGGTGTGGGCCCGTGCTCCACGAGGTAGCGGTAGAGCTCTTCCCCGATTGCTCCGATTCCCAGGCCGGACTTCAACGTTCTGCTCCCTTTCGATCCCCGTGTTACTCGACACCTGCGACGTGCGGCGCTTACTCCCGTGTGAGGGTGGCTGCCCAGCGTGCGTGTTCTTGACCGGTGCGGTAGGCCCGGCGGTAGGTCTTCACAGCATGGGTGAGCGCGATGACCGTGGTCGTCGCCTGTACGGTGATGGCGATCCAGACGAGAACCACCAGAATCACGGCGTCAGAGGCGGCCGTGGCCGCCGCCGCAGCCACCGTGGCGGTGACAACGGCGACGGCAGCCGCGGCTGTATGGCGTATGACGCTTGTGCCCAAGTTCACCAGCCGCCAGTGTCGCTGTTCTGGGTGCTGTCCGGCTTCGTCGTCGTAGAGATGATCGTTGTCGTGGTCGTGGTGTCAGTAACAGTCTTAGTGGTGGTCTTGCTGCCGTCAGGGTGGCTTACCGTCTGCGTCGTCTCGGTGTGCGTCTGCACGGTGCCCGGCTTGACGGCCGGCATGGTGGCGGTCGCGCTGGGCTCCGGCGTGAAGCCAGTCTCCGGCGTGAAGCCAGTCTCCGTCGCGGTCGGCGTGGGCGTTCCTACAGGTTCAGCCTGAGCCGCCACTGAGAAGGAGACGGCGAGGAGCAGGGCGACGGCGAGGGCGGCCAGTATGGCGCGGAAGCGCTTGATCATGGGTGACTCTCTGTGGTGGTGTTCGGTGACATGGCGCGTGCGTCGTCGCCCCAGCAAACGGTTTCCCGCCGAGGGGCGTTACGCATTGTGCGCGCCGGGGGGAACTATGTAAATACCTGAATACTGGCGTGTCCAGAATTATTGGTGACGTTTCGCAGCCATGACACCTTGTTGTCAGTCAACCGAGGACCGGCGGTAACGATCAAGCAACAGGGCAGCATAGAGACGTTTCGCGACACAGTCATGACTCACTACGGTGACATGGCACGCATACGGAGTTGATCAGCGAAGGAACGCCATGTCCGCACGACGACTCGCCCGGAACATCTCTGCTGTCGGCTGTGTCGCCTACGCTCTGCTCATCGTGGACCTAGCCCTTCAGGGCCTCGATCCGAAACTTACGGTGACCATGGCAGGGCTCGGCTTGATCGCCATCGCCGCTGCGGTCCTTCCAGGCCGTCCCGATGCTCAGGCGCCCCTTGCCTACGAGCGCGGGATCTACAGCGCTGCACGGCGCGCGGGACAGCGCCGCTAGCTCACCAGCTCAGGAAGGTCGAATACGCCGCGTCGGACCCCGGCGAGCATCTCCACCCACTCGGGAATCGTGAACCACACCACCGGCTCCGCCGGTCGCTTGCTGTTGCGCACTTCAACGCGGCCAGCAACCAGCCGCGCTTCGAAGCAATCGCCCGACTCCGACGCGGTGATCCACTGGTCGCTCAGCACACAAGGCCCTTCCGTACAGCCATGATGAGGCCCGCGGACTGATCAGCGGGCAAGGCCCGCTCAAGGAAGTAGCCGAAGCGCTTCTTGAACTCGACGACTCGCGGACCTTGGTCGATTATGCCCGCGGTGCCCGCCTCCAAGAACAGCACCTCCCCCAGTTTCGGCAGGGTAAGCACTACAAATCCGCTTGACAGGCCGACTGCTCGTTCCTGCGGGATGACCTGGATGGTGACGTTCGGCCGGTGCATGTCGAGCGCCAGCTTGTCGAGCTGCGCGGCCATCACTTCCGGTCCGCCGACCTGCTGGTGCAGCGCCTGCTCGCCGATGAGCGCATGTAAGTGGACTGGGTCATCGCAGTAAGTGATCCACTGGCGGGCGAGGCGCGCTCGGACCTTGAGTGTCAGCAGCTTCTCGTCTGGTTCGATCATGCCTGCGGCGATGACGGCTCGCGCGTATGCCTCAGTCTGGAGTTGACCCGGGATCAGTAGGGGGTGCCAGTGGCGAATCAGTGATGCCTCGGTCTCCCAGACCACGAAGTCAACGAGGGCCCCCAAACCGCGCTTGTGCTCCTCCCATGGCGGCCTGGTGCGTCCAGCTCGTAGAAGGTGCTGGCATTCGGAGCGAACGACGGCGTCCACGTTGTAGAGGTCGAGGAGGCGGGTGAGCTCGCCGGCCGTGGCGTAGCTGTTGACGCCACGTTCAAGACGGGAGACTTTGGATGGGCTCCACTGCAGGCTGTCGGCGACTTGATTGCAGGTGAGGCCAGCGGCGTCCCGCAGGCCGATCAGCTTGCGGCCCAACATCATAAGCCGCAGCGGCGGGCTGATACGCGACTCAGACATGGTGAAGATTCTTCCAGGCCACCAGCCCGAGAAGGATTCTGTTTCACTTACATATTCAGCGGCAGATCAGTGCACCGTTAGTCCTGTTTGAGAGCGAACGTCCCTTTATTGGGAAGGGTGTTCACCAAGCCGTGATCCCTCAGCCGCTCAAGAGCGGCCCGCACCACTTTGCGTGTCACGCCGAACTCCTCAGCGAGCGCTGTCTCTCCTGGTAGAGCCTCCCCTGGCCGGTAGCGGCCTTGACGAATCCGGGAGGCGATTTCCCGGGAGATCGCTTCTCCCTTGGTCGGCTCTCGCCGCACCTGGATGCCTTCCGGCCCGACGAATCTGCCGAGCCGGCCCCGCGAGTGGATGAGTCCTTCCTCCCGCAGCTCCCGCAGCGCCGCCCGGATCGCTGGCGACGACAGGTTGTACATGGCCATCAGCTCCGGCTCCTTGGGGAGCTGGTCACCCTCCTTCAGCCGTCCCTCGGCGATGCCGTCGCGAATGTCCTGCAACATTCGATCAGTCAGGGACATGGGGGGCTGCTGCTGTCCGGGCCTGGCGACAAAGCTCCCGCTGCCGTGCACGGTGACGATCAGGCCCCACTGGCGTAGACGGTCCAGGCCAGAGCGCACAGCAGCGCGGCCAACACCGTACGCGGCCTGTAGGTCCGGCTCGGCCGGAAGCTGGTCCCCGTGCTTGAGCCGGCCCGCCTTGATGTCGGCCAGCACGCCGGCGGCGACTCGCTCGCCGGGGGTGAGGGTCTGGACTTCGGGGCCGTCTAGGGGTGCGGTCACGCGACCACCGTACCCGCCGCCCCGACAACTAGTACACCTATCGGTACCGTGGGACTGGCGAGCTTGTGAAGTGGCCGCGCCGTGCGGAGACGACGAAGGCCCTGATCCGGTTGCGCATCAGGGCCTTCGTGTGTGAGAAACGGCCAACGACCGTGATGAACAGGCTAGCCGATCGGCCTCGCGTTCGGTCGGCGCCGGGACATGATGGGGGCCTCGTCCGCTTCAATGGTGAACACGGCCAGATAGCCGCCGTCGCTTTCGTCTACGAGCACCGCCGTGTAGTCGAGGCCGCACGGCTGGCACCGCACCGCGAACTCCAGCATCGGGTCCGCTTTCAGGTGCGCCCAGCGCGAGCAGCACGGCATCTCCGACCACACCGTTCCGCCGCGAGCCAGCGCGGTGTACCGCCGTACGATGACACCCTCGACGAGTTCCCGACTCGCCATGGTGTGTGTGGGGCCGAACACGGTCGCCCGAGGCCGCTCCTCGGACATCGTCTTGAGGACGATGTCGTACCCGTAGCCGAAGATGACATCTTCCATCTGGCCAACGAGTTGCTCAGCGTGCTCAGGCTGAAGCGCGAGCTGCCCGGGGTCGGTCAGCAGCTCGATCAGCTTGGCCCGGTACAGCCTCACGGCTGCTCCGGCTGGTAGGCGATCTCGTCACGGATCGCCGCCTTCCAGGCGTCCACGTCGATCGTGTCCAGCTCGAAGAGGATGACGGACAGCTTCTGCTCCCATTCCTGCACGCGGGTCCGCTGGGAGTCGGGGACGGGGTAGGCGGACGGGCCGCTCAGTTGGCCGCGCAGCGTGTCGAGGGCGGTCGCGACGCGGGAACGGCAGGTCTTGATCTCCGTGCCGGCGTGGATCATCGCGTCCCACGGGCGGCGCCGCCGGTGGAAGGCGCTCTGGTCCTCGTCGGGCTGCTGCTGCTCGGGCAGTAGGCTGCGGGTCTTGTCAGGCATGGTTGTCTCCCTGCAGATACGTGATGAGGCGGTTGGCCCATTCCTTTGGGATCTGGGCGCGGGATTCGGCTAGTAGCCGGGTCTGGTCCACCCGAATCGGCGCGAGTTGCTCCGACAGGAATACGGACCGCTCGCGGATCTCCATCAGCCGGTCCAGGGCCGGGTCCCACCGGCCGCCCTCGACCGTCGTGAGGAAGCGCCCAAGCGTCTCGATGAGGACGGCCAGGTGCTTGGCGGCTGTCGCCTGGCGGTTCTCTGTGCTCATCGGCAGCAGTCGCTTTCCTCACAGCCGTATCGCTCGCACCGCTGGTGCTGGCAGTCCGGGCCGTGGGTGCAGGTGGGCGGGTCGGCCACGGCGGCCGGGGCCGGCACCGGGTCCTGGGGCTGGGCCGCGGTCTCTTGCGGCACTTCGACCGGTTCAGCGGCTACGGGTGTGGGCGCCTCCGTCGGGGCTGTGTTCGCACGCAGGCGCAGCATCGCGTGCCCGACCGCGCCCACGGGGCCTCGGTGCTGGCCGCCTGCCCGGATGTACTCCTCGGCGGCGGTGCGCATGAAGTCATAGCGCAGGTTGCCGTCGGCGTCGACGAACTCCTCGTCGGGCATGTCGGGCATGTTCGCGGCCATCTTCTTGATGATGGTGTCGGCCGTGAGCTCGTTCACGGCTTCCTGGTAGTGCGTGGGCAGTCGGGGGTTCATCAGTTCTCTTCCTGGGTGAGGGCCGCGGCCAGGGAGCGCTTCAGCTTCTCGGCCTGGTCGAGGGTCATTTCGGTGAGGCTGCCGTCGAGGGTCCGGTCGCCGGGCAGCGGATCGATGTAGATCGTGTCGCCGTCGTCGGGTCGGATACAGCGACGGGGCTTCCTGCGACGGTGTACTCGAAGGGGTCGCAGTGGAACGCTTGCACGCGCATGTCCGTTTCCTGTCAGCGGATGTCGCCGCCTGATAGGCGGATCTGCCTCTCCTCTTCGGCGGTGAGGAGGTGGGCGGGCAGCGTTGCGACGTCTTCTTGGGTGGCGCGGTGGATGCGGTGCCAGCCGTCGATGGTGAGGTAGCCAGCGAAGGACTCTCCGGGCTTCTTGGGATCGTGTACGGCAACGACCAGGACCGGCTTGTTGAGGTCCACGGTGGCGGCGTGTGCCTGGTTGATGACGATCACAGGCAGCCACTTGGCGGCGTCCGCGACTCCGATGGTGGCGTTGGGTTCGCGGCCTTCGACGAGGGCGAGGGCGGCGGTGATGTCCCATTGGTAGGCCAGCATGCTGAAGATCTCGCGGCATGGCTGGTCTGCTACGGCGTTACTCATCTTGTCCTTTCGACTGCGGTTCCGCTGGCGCTTGGTGATTCGTGCCTGTGCGGTGCTGTGGTGGTCGGAGGAGGGCTTTCATGCCCCTCTTGATGCTAGCGGACCATCGGACGTCTCTATACCTATAGGGAACAGCTCAGAGATTCATGAATCGGACAAATCGGACACGAGGAGTGTGTTAATGAGGCGGCAGCCCAATACGCTGAGACACAGCAAGCAACCCGCCCCGCCACCACTGGAGCGCGCACCCATGCCTCGCAAGCAGTCCGATCCACGGTCGGCCCCACTCGTCGAGCCCAGCAGTTCGCCAGCGGCAGCGCTGGCAGGGCGCACCAATAGGCCACTCCGCGTCCGCGAGGCCCAGTGGACCAACTTGCACAGCACGACCGCCCGCCTCGACCAGGACACCGACAACCGCCTCACGGCCTCCGTACAACGCACAGGCAAGGGCGTCCAAGACATTTGGGAAGCGGCGATCAACCTCCTTGCCGACCAGAACGGCGTCCGCAAGGAGATGCCTGCCGGCGCGGACCTGGCGCTTCCGCAACCCATTGAGCGACGTACCCTCGACGAGGGCACCGTGAAGGCGACTGTGCGTCTCACGAGGAACACGAGAGCGCGACTCGTCGCCACGGCGTCACGGCTCGGCTTGGGTGGCAGTGAAGCCGTCGTCGAGGCGCTCAACGTCTGGTTCGACGAGCAAGGCACCCCTGGCGAACATGCTGTCCCGATACGGCGAGCAACAAGATACGTCACCAAAGTCATGATTAGCGAGGAGACGAGCGAGCGGCTAAAACGCGAGCTACAGCGCCTGCAGATGACTACCCAAAGCGTCGTAGAAGAGTCGATCAACAGGTATGCCTCTCAGCACGGGGTGCCCGAGACGATGCCCGCGGGCTCCCCTTTGGCTCTGCCGAAGCCGGGAAGGGCGAGTGCGCACCGCGGGACGGTGCCCACGATTGCGCGGTTGACGGAGAACACGAGGGCTCGCCTGGTCGCGGTGTGTGTGCAGCAGTCGCGGACAGCCGCCGAGGTGATCAACGAGGCCCTCAGCGAATTTTGTGATCAGCACGGGATGTCTGATGGTTGATCACAAACTGTAGAGTGTTCCACAGGATGCAGAGGGCGCCATCAGACACGAGACCGCCCTCTGCCAGCTTGAGACAGAATTTATACCTCCGGCTTCGCAATGCGACGCCCTACCTGCACGTTCCAACGCTTGCGTAGCCACTCCACCAGCCCGTACGAGTTGATTCCCCCAAATATCACGAAAGCGATCCCTGCCCCTACACCCGTGTCCTGGGACGTCTCCAACCCTCCCCAGAACAACAGGCCGAGCGGCGGCACCCATGTACGAACCTGCGAGCGCAGCACCCAGCACAAAAAACCCATGCATGAGGCGGCAGCAGAGCGTGCCCAGCAGGAGATACGCGAGTGCAGACCAGCGTAAAGAATGCCAGCGGCGTAGTTGAGAGCATGCCCACGCCCGTTTCCTCCGATGAGTTGGAGAAGCGCCTCTTTCCACTCCTCACCCCGCTCTGGTTCGACAGCTAAGATCGCACCCCATTCACAGAGGCGGCGAACTGCCGGTGAGGGCTTACCAGTCGCTTTATTACCGATGGATAGCTTAAGGCTCTCTTCCCGCGCTTCAGCGGGGCGTGGGTAACCGTGATTGGCCGCGAGTTTGTAGTAGAACCTGGCGATGTCAAGCTGCCCGGGTCCTGTACGTTCGTAGGCGCGGGCATACAAGAGGGCTGCATTTGCCGCGAACTCAATCGGGTCTGAGTCGTTCGCCAGGGCTTCGGCTTGGGGGTGTTGTTGCTGGCACGCGGCATTGGTCCAGTAGCGGGCCTCCGCGGACTCGCCGGTCAGCACGTGGATGACCGCCAGCCGGTACGCGGACTCCGCGTCGCCGTCGCCCGCCAGACGGACCAGGCGCGCGACGGTCCTGGTGGTGCGCCGTTCGGCCTCGTCCGCGGCGGTGCCGTAGAGGTCGTACGAGCCGGTGGCGTGCAGCCGGGGCTGCTCATTCCTGGCCGCGCTCCAGCGGGCCTGCCACTGCTCGACGCTGCCGAGGCCGTTGATGGGCAGCCCCGTGCCCTCGGCGTGGCGGTGGCACACCATCACGAAGGAGGCAACCACCTCCCAGCCGGGCAGACGTTCCCGCTTGCCGTTGAGGATGTCGTGGAGGGTGCTCGCCGCAAGTTCCCTGGGGACGCCGTGAGCACGGGACAACCGGTGCATCTGGGCATAGCTCGGCTGCCCTGCCGACTCACGCAGCTCCACGAGCGCGGCGGTAAAAGTGCCCCCAGGCGCACCATCAGCCACCGGGTGAACTACTCTCGCGACGTTTTTGGTGGTGCGCCGTTCGGCCTCGTCCGCGGGGGTGCCGTAGAGGTCGTACGAGCCGGTGGCGTGCAGCCGGGGCTGCTCATTCCTGGCCGCGCTCCAGCGGGCCTGCCACTGCTCGACGCTGCCGAGGCCGTTGATGGGCAGCCCCGTGCCCTCGGCGTGGCGGTGGCACACCATCACGAAGGAGGCAACCACCTCCCAGCCGGGCAGACGTTCCCGCTTGCCGTTGAGGATGTCGTGGAGGGTGCTCGCCGCAAGTTCCCTGGGGACGCCGTGAGCACGGGACAACCGGTGCATCTGGGCATAGCTCGGCTGCCCTGCCGACTCACGCAGCTCCACGAGCGCGCCCTGGAAAGCCGACGTCATTGTGCCCACCTCGGTCGAATGCTTGGAGATGTCGCCTCCATGGCCTGCATTGCCGAAAGACCTTCACCAGCCAACTCGTACATGCGACGTCGGGGGCCTCGAGTGTCGTCTTGGGCCCAGTATGCGCGGACCCATCCAACTCGTTCGAGTCGCGTGAGGATGGGATAGACGGTCCCCGGCCCGAGTCCGGTGATCTTGCAGATCTCCAGACCGTAGGTGGCACCACCGTGAGAGGCGGCAGCCTGGAGCATTTCTAGCACCTCTCGAGTAGTTCTTGTCATGCGGATGGTTGATCCCATTGCAGCTCCGTTATCGTCCTCGATCTATATCGAGATAGCGTACCCAGCCAACGGTGGGCTCGCCGGGAAAGTTCCAGACTAGGAAGGCGTTACGAACGCGCAAGGGCGGGGCTGGCCACGCAGCCCCGCCCATCCCTACTCAGCCGTCTACGGCGCCAGCTCCGCCACAGCGGCCTTGAAGCTGGTGCCGGCGTCAAACTTCGGGCGGTACTTGGCCTCGGCCCGGACCATCTCCCCCGTAGACGGCACGCGCACGTCGCGCGCCGGCGACAGGATCGGCTTGAACGTGCCGAACCCCTTGAACTGCACTTCGTTCCCGGCCGCCACCTCAGCCTTGATGTAGTCGAGCAGGGCGTTCAGGGTCGTGGTCGGCACGCTCAGAGCTGCAGCAACGTCGGCCTTCGTCCTCTTGGTTTTCTGCGTCATGTTGGTTCTCCCGCCTCTTCCATGCATACAGGGCCAGCGTAGCCCATTTCGCCATCGATACCGCTGGCGAAAGTAGATACTTAACTAGGTCAGAGCCGGCTGATACGCCGCCGGAAGGTTGTCTGTCCGCGCGAGTCGCCACCACCAAACTCCCTGTTCAGCCTTGTAGCCGCGGGCGTTGACGGTGCGATGCTCCGAGACGGCCAGGCCCTCCCGCGTCATGCGCTCCAGCGTGCACCTCAGCGCGTTGTCGCGATTGAGCAGGACCCTGGACAGTTCTCCGTCTGTGAACCAAGCGTCGGGGTAGCGGCGCAGGTGCTCCAGCACGAGCGGCATCCATAGCGCGTAGTAGTCGGGCCTGCGAGGGCCTTCCAGGTGGAACCGGTATCGCTCAACCGTCCGGTCTGTGACGCCGAGCCGTTTCGCGATCGACGGCACCGGCTCGTTGGCCTCCCACAGCTCCCGGAATGCCTCGAACTTGGCCTTCTTGTGCTTGCGCATCCTCGGCAGTTCAGCCGCCGGCGTCACGGCTGGACCTCCTCGATCATCGCGGCGGCCTTAGCGTGCGCCTCCTTCCACGTCAGGCCCTCGGCCTCAACGAGCGCCCTGATCAGGTTGTGCCATGCGATGGCGGCCGTCTCGGCGAACGAGATCATCGCCGCAGGGCCGAGCGTCAGCGCGATCGACAAGAGCCACGTCTCGAACTCCGCGCGGGCGGAAAGATGGCCAAGGTAGCTATGGCGGCAGACAGTGATCGAGCGCCCGCACGGCGGGCAGATCGTGCTGTCGAGCTGCGTCATGATCTTCTCCCTAGAACAGAGCCTCCTGCCGAACGGACAGGTCCGGCTCGCCCTGTACGGCCCGCACGCTGCAACCAGGCCCAGCCGTCGTCAGCAGGTAGGAGGAATCGGTGATGTCGCCAATCGGCGCATCGACGTCGAAAAGCCGCTGGTCGGACCGCTCGACGACCCGCCGCCACGCGAGCACGTCGGGCAGGTTCTTGTCGGGCGCGTACCGCATGTAGGTGCCGTCCACGCTGTTGCAGCCGATCCGGGCGGCGTAACCAGTACCGTCGCAGGCTGTTCACCCGCCCCATGTGGACGAGCTGGCCGTAGTCGGCCGCGGCCTGGGCGAACGCGGCGGCGACCGGCGACAACTTGAACGCGGTGGTCCCAGCGATGAACAAGCAGTCGAACTCGTCGTACAGCTCGACCGGGTCGCGGTCCATGTCGGCGTAGTCCTGCAAGGCGAACGCGGCTAGAAAGCCGAGGTCGCGGATGCAGCGCAGCATGTCGCGCGACCGGGCCCACGTGCGAGGGTGGTGGCCAGGCACGTCGGGCGCGACCGCGAACAGACACCATTCGCGCAGGTGGCGGAGCTTGCGGAGCATGGACAGGTAGGCGTTATCGCCGGGGTAGGTTCCGGCGAACGCGCCGTTGTCGATGCAGAACTGCCAGCCCTCTTCGATCACGTTGCCCTGGGCGGGGCTGGTGATCGCGCCGAGCCGGCCCGCGCGGATGTGCGCGCGGATCGGCTCGGTCGAGGGCGGCGTCATGTAGAGCGGCGCCCGCATGATCCCTTCTTTCTGCTCATGACGACGCCCCGATCAGTGCGGCGGCGGCCAGCTCGACCGCGACCGCCTTAGCCTGGCCGCGCGTCAGCTTCAGAGGCAGCCGCCTGCGGGGCCGCTTCCTGCTGAGCACGTACACGGTGTTGGTGACGGCGCGGTAGCGGGCAGTGCCGCCGTTCAGTCGACCGAACTGCAGGGCTGTGTTCAGCTCGTGCACCACGGCGCATGCGTTGGGCGCGTGGAAGCGCCACTTGTCCAGCCCAGGTACGGGGATGCTGCCGCTTTCTCCGACGAGCCAGATGCGGCCATCGTGGTCGTGCTCGTAGGAGTCGATGGTGCTCACTGGTCTTTCTCTCCTTGCTGGTTTGGGGTGCCCGCCCCGGGCTGGGGCGGGGATGACCGTATGCGCTACCGCTGGCGGAATGTGATTCTTGATCAGGATTTCCGGGCGACCAGGAGCCATGACGGCGCGGCCGGCTCGGGAATGCCCAGCGCGTCGAGGGCGGCCCTCAGCGCCGCAGTGCAGTCGTTCTCGCACTGGACGAACTCTCGGAGGTCCATAGGCTCAGCCGCGTTCCGGTCGGACGCGATGGTGCGGTGTGCGGCAAGTAGCCATCCCTCACGGTGCTCGCTGCCGTACCAGACCATGTGAACGCCCCACAGGTCTTCCGCCAGGTCTCCGTCTTCGCCGTCACGGATCGGGCGTTCGCCCTTGAGCGTGACAAGGTGGGCCGCGGCCTGCTCGCCGAAGTTGAGCTCGTCGGGGTCGGACGGGTTGTACCAGTCCACGGCCGGCTGGCCGTGGCGAGTGGGGAACTTCCAGCCGAGGGGTTCGGCGGGTCCGCCGAGGTCGTATCCGAAGACGACCATTCCGGTTGCAATCATGGTGGACTCCTCTGCCAGCGGTGGTGCTGGCGTTAGGCGATGAGGGTGTAGTCGTGGGCGAACCGGTCGAACTCAGTGCCGACGATCGCTTCGATGACGGCGCAGGCGAGGATTTCCGCCATGGGCGGCGGCACGGCGTTCCCGATGAGCCGGACCTTGTGCCGCTGGCTGTTGGCGACGAACTTGTAGTCGTCGGGGAAGCTCTGCGCCCTGCGCAGTTCGTGCAGCTTGAGCATTCGGAACAGGATCGGCGACACGTCGATCATGTCCGGGGTGATCTCGCCGCTGGTGGCGAGCAGCGCCCACCTGTCGCGTGTGGGGAGGGTGCCCACCGGTTCGCTTGTCGGCGTGGTTCCGCCGTTGCCGTAGTAGGCCATGAGTAGGGATCTCAGCCCGTCCGGGACGCTGACCAGCGACTGATGCCCCGTGGACGTGATAGTCCGCGCGGGCTCACCCGTGCTGGTGCAGTGCTCCTTCCCATCGCCCTTGCTGCCGTTGTTGCGCATCAGGAACGCGGGCGGTGCCCAGTCGGGGTGCACGCCGAGCCCGTGGTAGAAGCCGCTCGCGGTGACGCAGTGCGCGGGGTCCTCGAATGCGGGCCTCGACTTCAGGGCGTCGCCGCCGCCGCGCATCGGGAACACGAGCGGCTCCATGTCCGGCTTCGACACGAGCGCGTGGTTGGAGCCGTCCGCGACGAGCGTCGCCGTGGGGTCTGTGGACGGGTCGAACGTCCGTACCCGGTCGGATCGGAACAGGCTGAGGAACGAGTCGGGAGGGAAAGCGACGGCGTCTTCCAGGCGGGTCGTGCTGGTCCGCTTGGGGTCGCTGGCCGGCCGCGCCATCTTGCCTTCGCGGCCTTCGCATGGGACGACGAGGGCCTGCGACTCCCGCGTGGTCAACGTCCGCGCCGGGTCGGTGACGCTCGTTGGGTCGTCGTTCCAGGTGCCGCCCGCGGGCGACAGGAACGGCGTGATCCAGTGCTTCATCACACCGGCGCGGACGCGGTCGAGCGTCTTCGGCGCCATGCCCTCCGGCTTGGCCTTCGTCTTCTTACGACTGCCGATAGGCGTGCCGAGGTCGGTCCAGTCGATCGTTGCCGCCGCAGGCAGGACGGGGGGCTGCACCTCTTGGTTGCCGCATGACGGCTGCGGACACACGTACAGGTATTGGCCGTGCTTGCCGTAGGCGCCCATGTCCTGCCCGGGTGTCTTCCACGCCTGCCGGGCCTGGATCCATCCCTGGTGCTTGGGGCACCAGGCGAAGGGGTCGAACCACTTGGGGTAGTTCGGGACGCGGCCCACCGACTCGTGGACGGCCGACACCATCAGCCGGTCTCGCGACTGCGGAGTGAGCTGAGTGGTACGCCCTTGGGCGTGCATGGCGTTGAGCGCGTGCACCTGGATGATGTAGCCGAGCTTCCGCAGCTCCCGGATCCAGCGGTCCCAGTGGACCCACAAGCGTGCTTGGATCACGTTTTCCACGCCGAATCCGAGCACCGGCCGCCCATAGCGTTCCTGGCAGTAGCGCAGGTAGGTGACGACCTCCTCCATCAGCGCCCGTGACCTGACCCCGGCCTTCTCGTCCTCGGTCATGTCGTCGAGGTCCCACAAGGCCATCTGATTCTCTTTGTCGAACCACCGCTTGTCGCCGCGGGCCGTGGAGAAGCGGGGGCAGGCGGGCGAGGCCCAGAAAAACGTGGCGTACGGGAACTTCTCCACCGCGTCCGGCTTCTGGACATCGCCGAGCCAGAACTGCACGTCGGGGTGGTTCTCCATGTACGTCCACTGAGCGGGCTCGAAGTGGTTCGCGCCGAAGATCAGCTCTGTTCCGGGGACGCGCTTGATGCCGTCGCCGGAGCCTCCTGCTCCGGCGAACATCTCGGCGACGGTGACGGTGTCGATGCCCTTGTGCCGGATCAGCGTGCCCACGAAGCCTCCGACCTGGACCGCTCGAACGCCGTGGCGACGCGGGTCTGCGCGACGGCCTTAGCCAGCTCGCCGAGCGCGGCGGTCGGGATTCGCGCCGGCGCGGGGGCCGGGAGGTAGACGGCCCCTCCGGTGGTGAAGGTCATCGCCATGAAGTAGACGGGAGGTGCCCAGTACGCGCGCTGGCGCCATTCAGCGACGTGACTCTCGATGACGTGCGGCGTCTCCACCGTGTTGATCGCCTCGACGAGGGCCATCGCGCTGTGGTTCGCCGTCTCGCGGGCTGGCAGGGACAGCATGGGCGGCAGACCGTCCCAGCTCAGTACTGCGCCGAACATAGTTTCTCCGTAGGTAGTGAAGGGAATGGTCCTGCCTCGGGCGAGGCAGGACCGTACGATTGAGCAGCGGCGCGAGCCCGGTAGCGTCGGGCTCGCGCTGTCACTCGTTGGGCGCGGGGACGACCACGAGGACGGTGCGGACGTCCGTGCCGGAGATGGCGAACGCGTTGTCGGGCAGCGGCGCGATGTGACCGCCGCTCTTCCACACCAGGTCGCAGAACGCGAGAGTGCGCTTGTCCTGGCGGTGCGTCACGCCGGAGCTCATCACCGCGATCAGCAGTCCGCCCGGCTTCAGGAACCGCAGCGCGTGCATGACGTGCTGGATGTCCTGGCCCTTGGAGAAGGGCGGATTCATCAGCACCCGATCGAACTTCGCCGGGTACTGGTCGGGCGTCACCTCCAGGAAGTCGGCCGTTGTCAAGCCGACGATCCCGTTCACGTCGAGGAGGTTCTGCGACAGCACCGGGTACCGTTCGACGCAATGGACTTCACAGCCCTCGGCCGCGGCTGCCTTGGCCAGCGCTCCGTTCCCTGCAGAGGGCTCCAGCACGAGCATGCTCGGCTCCAGCTCGGCCGCATCCAGCACCCGTTCGACCACAGCGGGCGGCGAGAAGAACGCGTCCGAGTCGCGCGGCGCCTCCAGGATGGCCGCCGCTATCTTCGCCGTGAGCTCGTCTACGTCCACCTTGGCAACCTGGACCTTGCGCGGCGCGGGCGCCGGGCTCGGAGGCGGAGCTGTCATGGGGACATCGGACGGAGACTCAGCTGCCGAGACGTTCATGTCCTCGTGCGGGCACTCCACCGACAGGATCTTCGAGAACTCGACCTTGTCCGGCCACGAGTAGCCCGACTCGACGGCGACGGTCTTCTTGTTGACCTTGAGCACCGGCCGCTTCCGTCCACGCACCCAGTACTCGACGAGGTCACCGACGTGTACGTTGTCCGGCCCCCACTCGATCCAGCCCGCGGCCTTCGCGGCCTCGAGTTGCGCCCGGTCGTACTCCAGTTGCTTTTCGAGCTGGGCTCGGCGGGCGAGCAGCCGTTCGCGGTGGTCCCCGGACGCGGGCTCATGCTTGTCGATGAAAAGCGGGTTGCCGTGGTGGTCGAGGTGGCGGCGGGTGTAGCCGGCCAGGTCCCGGTCTATCCGCTTGATCTCGTTGACGGCACTGTCGATCCTGCGTTTCGTCACGCTGGGCTTCGCCGAGTAGCGCATGTTGGCCCCGACCGCCGAGGCGCGGCCCGCGATCTCCTGCGCTGCCTTGTCCTCCCGGACGGACTTGCCCATCGCGGCGTGCATCCGCTTCTGGTCGGCCTCGTACCTCCGCTGGGAGTGGTGGCCAAGGATCTTAGGCTGGCCACCCGCGAACCGCTCGCTGATCTGGTCCGCCCGGTCATGCGCAGCTGCCGCAGCGCTGGCGTGCCGGCCGGCTTTGACTTCTAGTGCGTCGCGGCGATCTTCGAGCCGTTCGGCCTTGTCTTCCAGAACCTGGGCGCGCTCGCGCGGGGTGTCGTCGATCTCGACGGTGACCTCGAATCCGGCCGCGCGCAGAGCCTTCGCCGCGGCGTTGATGGCCCACCGGTCAGCGACCTGGTCACGCGAGTGCCGCAGCCCGATGCACGGCAGCCCTCGCCTGGCCATCGACGGGAAGTAGCGGAAGTTGCCGTTCTCCCACTTCTTGACGATCTCGTAGACGCCGTCACCCTTGGAAGTACCTTCGATGAGTGTGCCGCCCTCATGGGTGTGCCTGATCGTGATCAATGTGCTCCTTCCCGAGCATGGGTGAGTGAGGGGCGGCGGTGGCCGCCGCCCCTGGGATGGAGTGCGCTTGGGCTAAGGGCGCTGGAAGGTGTAGCCGGGCGGCAGAGACACCGCCCGGCCGCAGTCGGAGCACGCGAAGCCCTCGCACTCGGCGTCGTCCTCGCCGACAGAGGCGCTGATCACGTGCTCCTCGGCGATGTAGACGGGGATCTCGCCTCCGTCTGCGGTGGTCGCCACGATCGAGTCGCCGCCGCAGCCGCTGTAGGGGCAGGCCAGACTCATGCGGAGAAGCAAGGTCGGCAGATCGCGGCGGCTGGACGTCGCGTCCGGTGCGCTGTGCGCGTGTCACTCATCGCCCTCAACCCCGTCTTCGTTGCCCTCGCCGCCGTCCTCGCAGAAGCCGATGTCGTCCTTGAGCACCTGGTCGAGGAGTTCGAGCACCTCGTCGCGGGTCGGCGCTGTACCGCGCACCGGCTCATAGACGGGGCAGGAGTCGGGGCAGCGCAGGCCCGGGTGGGTGCCGCAGTGGTTGCACGGCCGGTTCTTCGGCGTGGTGTCGCGGACGTCGAACACCCGCTCGCTGGTGAAGCCGCTCCAAGCGCCTGCGTCGATTTCCTCGGTCTCGCCGGTCTCGGGGTTGTCGAACTCTTCGACCTTCTTGCCGCCGCGGCGGCGGGCGATGACCCGCATCGGCTCGGCGGTCTTCACGACCGCGCGGTCCTCCTTCGCCCAGAAGAACGCCGAGTGAACGCGGGTGGCGGCCGGGTTTTGGGCGAGCATGGCGAGCGTGTTGCGCAGTGTGCGATGTCCCTGCACCTGGGCTGCGTACTCCCGGAACGCGTCGATCAGGTCCGGCCGCTCGGACAGCGCCCGGGCGGCCGTGACGACGGCGTCGTTAGCGATCTTCTTGTCCTGGTGCTTGCGGGCGCGCCACGCCTGCTTGTCCTCTTCGCTCCAGCGGGCGCGGGGGCGAGTGCGGCGGCGTTTGGTGGTCGTCATGGCTGGATGGCCTTTCTTCCGAATGCGGTACCGCTGGCGATGGTGGATGCCTGCGGTACCGCATGGTTGTGGTGGTGGTAGGGGGTTAGTCGGAGAGGGTGACCGACTGAAGCTCCGCATCCCGGAGAAGTTGTGCAGATGTGGCATACGGGGTGAAGGTCTCCCCGTCCAGGTAGACGACGACGAGCTTGACCGGGCAAGCCCGGCTCGTCTGCGCGGTCGGCGTCTCGACGTACATGTCGGCGACGGTCCCGTATCGAGGTCCAACCTTCACCGGGTCACCGATGCGGAACATCGACATCTGCTCGCCGTGACCGCGCACGTGCGTGGTAATCGCGCGCCGATCGAGGTGGCGCCACTCGGGCGATCCGGGCTTACGGATGAGAGCCCTTGTCGGCGCGGAGCCGTTGAACTCGACGCGGATGGTCCAGTCGGCGCGGGTCATGACGAGCGACTGGCCGTCCTGCGTGACCTGCCAGTGCGCGATGTAGGCGCGGGCCTTTAACGTGTGCGGGTTCATCCCCGCTCCTTCCTGCTGATCTTCACGAGGTGGGCGGTCAGGTGCACGTGGGATACGGGGTCGTCGGGGTGCACGGCCAGTTCGCGCACCTGTGCGGGGTCCCGCCAGGTGCCGTGCTCGGTGTACTGAGCGACGTCGAGCCGGACGGTTTCCGGGTGCGGGCCAACCAGTCCCAGGAACGTCCAGGTAAGGGATCTGCCCGAGAGGTAGGTGATGTGGATTTGGTCGCCTGGCCGCAGCTCGTACCACCGGTCGCGGTCGGATGGCGGTCGCTTGGCGGCCTCCGTGTCGTCCTGGCCGAACGGGTGCAGGTCGTAGAAGTGCTGCCACATTGCATTGAGCGTGGCCACGGTCCGCTTGTGCATGACGAGGTCGGCGGCGGCCGACGCGTTCGCCGCAGCTTTCTCGACCCGCCGCGCATGCTGTATCGCGCGGTTGGCCTCGTCGTAGAGGCGCTCGGCTCGCTGCCTGTCCTCGGCCGTGCCGCCGAAGCCGTGCTTCTCGCGGTCGGCCTGTTGCGCACGTTCGAGGCGGCGGTCGGCGTCCTCCAGCGTCCGCTGGGGGACGAGCATGGCCCGCGCGATCGACAGGTAGTCGTCCACCGTCGCATTGCCAGTAGCGACGAGCTGATCAGGCATTCGGCGACTCCCAGCCGTGCGGGGTGACCTGGCCGATGAGCTCGCCGATGGCGCGGGCGCCCTCAGCTTTGCGCGTCTGGTGCGGCCGGTCCTCGGGGTGCCACGTGATCGAGACGCGCAACAGCCGTCCCTTCCACTTGGACACCCACAACACGCCGAACCACCGCTCGCCAGGCTTGTCCAGAGCGAGCTCCCAGGACGAGCCGTGCGGCACGTCAGGCACCTTGACCGTGAACCCCTTACGCTCCAGGCGGGCGATGATCTGCTGGGAAGTCCGGTTCGGCGACCACTCCGCCTTGTTCGGCGCGGCGTCGTCCTCGGCGGCTAGTGCTGCGTGATCCTCCAGGTCGTACGGCCGATCGCTGTGGATCATGTGGTGCTCCCTTCGAGCAGGTTGGAGATGTAGCCGGGAATCAGCTCGGCGTCCTCGACGCACACGGGGTATCGGTGCCCGTCGACGATCACAGTGGCGGCGGCGTGCCCCGCCTTGCAGCCGGCGGCGCGGCAGGGTCCGTGCTCGTTCGGCCGCAGCCGGTCCCACGCGATGCCTTCGGCCGGGCCGGTCACAGGCCCGGGTCCGCGTCAGAGATCCCGTCGTCGAACCATTCGCTCGGGTCCTGCATGAGCACGCAGTCGGGATCGCAGTCCTGGTCGGCGGCAGCCCCGCACATAGGACACGGCTCGGTGGTGAGATACACGTTCACAGGACCCCGGCCTCCTCCAGCCGCGCGTACGAGGCCGTTCGGCTGGTGTTGAACTCCTCCTGCGTAGCGACCTCGCGGCAGAACTTGCACCTGTAGCGGCGCGGAGAGGCCACCGGAGTTTCCTTCACAGCCAGCACGACGCCGTGCAGGCAGATCCCCATCTCGTCGCAGGCGGCGTACAAGTCGTCGCCCGCGGCGTCCATGGCCGCCTGTTCCAGGTCGGCGTCCATTCTGGCGGTCGCGATGGCTTCGGCCTCGGCGCCGAAGTCGTCGTCGAACATGCTGATCTCGCTCTCTTCGGTGTGCTGGGGTCAGTGCGTTAAGCTGGAAACAACCAACGCCCGACTTCGTGCGTGTTGGCTGGTTTCTTTCGTCCGCGTTGTGGTGGCGCGGGGGTTTGATGCGGTGGCCGGACCTGTCTTCAGGTCCGGCCACTGGCGTTTACGACGGCGGGAACACCAGGACGCGAGCGTCCACGACCACCTGGCCGCAGCCGCCGCACAGGTAGTAGCCCTCCCAGGCGGGGTTCTCCTCGCCGTTGATGTAGCGGCCGCCCGCCAGGAGGTTCCCTGCGCGGTCGCAGGGGTGGAAGCCGCCGTACTCGGGGATGTTGCCGCACCCGCAGTGGAACAGGCCGTCCGGCTTGACGAACACCTGGCCAGCGGGCGGGACCTCGCCGTGGGAGGCAGGGGTCGGGATCACCGTAGGCAGGTCCATCAGAGCTGCCCGTCCATCTCCGCGACGGCCTCGCTGATGCCGCAACCGGTCTTCAGCGCGTGCCGGATCGACTCCATGGCCAGCTGTGAGTCGACCGACTGTGTGAGCAGCAGCGCGACCAGCGCGGCCCGTGTCTTGGCGGCGGCCGTGACGAAGTGCTCGCCGTGCTCGGCGCGTAGCTTCATGGCTATGCGCAGCCCGTCGAGCAGGAGGTCGGCCAGCACGATCGGGGTGGGCTCCTCGGCAGCCTCGTCGGGGTCGCCGATCTCGTTGATGACGAGCTGGATGACCCTCTTCTGGTCATCGCCGGTCAGGTCGTCGAACGTCGCGGTGTCGTGCGGGTAAGGCGTCTTGCCGGTGGTGCGCTTGTACTCGCTGGACAGGTCGTCGTAGTAGAAGCCCCCCGTGTCGAGCACGTTGCGCATCACCTGCTCGAACTGCGCCGGGGTCGCGGCCGGCCCGGCGCTCATGCGGGCGATGGTGTGCAGCAGGTGCGTGGTGGTGCCGCCCGCTTCGCGGACTTCCTCTACGGCCTTCAGCAGCTCAGCGCGGGTGATCGTCTGCATGGTGGTGTGTCCTTCCGTGCGGGTTGGTGTGGTCAGCGGGCGTTGACGGTGATCGAGTAGTCGTTGATCCGCTCGACCCACACGCCGGGCGGCAGGGCGGCTTCGGGGAACTCGATGCCGTCGGCGTTGTAGCCGCCGTTCGGGAAGGTGTCGGTCCACTCGACGCCGGGCCAGGTGATGACCCACTGGCGGTCGGGGTCGTCCCATTCGGGCAGGAGTTGCGGGCCGTGCTGCGAGCTGGGGTTGATGCCGAGCTGCCTGCAGGCGGCAACGCGGACCTGCTGGGCCGTCTCCAGCGTCACGACATTTGCCTGTATCAGCCGCATCGTTTCCTGCAGCGTCGCGTTCGGGTCGAGCGTCACGGCCGTGACCGTTTCTTCGGCCTGGCGCGGTTCCCAGCCCTGCGTGCGCAGCAGTTCGAGGAGTGCCGCGCGGAGGTGGCCGAACACGCCGGGATCGCGTGCGACGACCTGAGCGGTGCATCGGTTCGCGGCGTGAAGGAGCTGGACGAGCTGCTCGCCGATCTGCGCGGGTGTGGCGCTGTTCGAGGTGGTGTCGATGGTGGTCGGCGTGGTGGTGGCCATCGGGGGTCGCCTCTCTCTGTCAACAGGAACGCCCCGCCCGGTCACGGGCGGGGCGGCGCTTGCGTTACCGCTGGCTAAGGCTGCTACTTGAGCATGGTTGCGGCGAGGTGGTCGAGCAGGGCCTTGACCTGGTCGTCACTGAGCGAGTCGAGCACCTTCTCACCCCGCCACTTGATCGCGTCGCCGGTGAGGCCCTCGATGAACTCGAATGCCTCGGCCATGACCCGCCGGTGCGCGAAGGCGACTTCCGAGTAGCGGAGCATACGGTCGGGGTTGACCCGCAGGGCCGGGTCGGTGTCGTGCGGCCAGATGCGCTGGGCCGCCAGCTCGGTGATGAAGCTTCCGACTCGGGTCCGGGCGGTGGCGGTGCCGTTGCTCTCGGCCTTGGCGTACAGGCTGCCGGAGAACAGGTTCTCGTCGGCGGTCAGAACTGCGGTGTAGGCCAGCATTTCCCAGTCCCACAGCGTGCCGTACTGGTCTTTGTCGAGCTTCTGGAATGCCTTGCTGAGCATGTCGGCGATGTCCTCGCGCACCGCGTGGAACGGGATCAGCGAGTGGTGGCCGGTGAGCAGGTCTACGGTGGCAAGCCAGGCGACGGCGTCGATGACGTCCTGGTCGGCAGTGCCGTGGGCCTCCTTCGTGTGCGTGGCGATCTCGTCGTGAGTCAGGTCGCCGTCGAGGGGGTAGGGCTGACGGTCTCGCTTCATGGCGATCATGTCCGTTTCCTTCGTGGTGGTTGGGGTGGTTGCGGTACCGCTGGCGATATCAGGGAGTTGCTTGGTGGCGAGCTCGACCATGGCGGACAGCAACTGGGTGGCGTCCTTGCTGGTGAGCTGGTCGAAGGTGAGGCCATCCCAGAAGTTGCTGTAGTGGTCAGAGAAGTGGGCGGCGATGTAGTTGGTGGCGAAGGTGCGCCACTCCCAGAGCGTTTCGTGGAGGATTGCATCCCACCGCAGGTGGTGGATGGTGGCGCCGTAGAGGTGGGCCGTGAAGCTGTAGGCGATGGCGTCTATGGCGTTGGTGACGGTGCCACCCTTTGCGGACAGGGCGCAGAAGGCGATGTCGGCGGGGAGGGGGATGATGCCGACTGGGATCGGCTCGGAGGTGGTGGCGGGGGTGTTCACTTGCCGCGTCCTTTCGCTGTTTGCCCTGATGGAAGGCTCTTCGATCTTGCTATTCGGTTGGATCTCGATCTTACCAGCACCACCACATGTATGTATACCTAAAGGGGACCACTTGCGGAGTGGTCGCGAAACCGCACCCCAGAGGCCCTGTAATCGCCTCAGACGGATCTAGGACCGGTTCGCTACCGCTGACACCGGATCGCGCCTGATCGCACGTCACCGTGGACAACGACATGTTTAGCGCGCCCTTGTGGCGCCGTAGCGCGGGTAGATCGCACTACCTAATTAGTGGCGCTTTCGGCCGCCGGCTGAGCCGCCGACTGCTTCCCCTGCTTAGATAGCAGGGACGCTGGCATTCTCGTCCGCCCAGTTACAAACACACCGACGATGGCCATCACGCCTGCCACGGTAGCTGCTACTAAGTCGTGCCCTGTCATTGCCAACAGCACGACAGTCCCCAAAATGATCATCAATGACGCGAACCCCAAATACTGGCCGCGCTGCGCCAACTTCACGCGCTCTTCCAGCTCGCGATCCGCTCTATCCTGCTCCAGCTTGTCGAGACCCTTAGTGTGCTTGAACTTCAGCAGCGCCAGATCCGTTGATGATCCAGGCGTAGGACTCATGGTGACCGCTCCGACTCAGAATCCCGCGAACGAAAATAACGCAGCACTGCCTTTATGACTGCAGACCTACGATCCGGATGGCCCCGCCACCGCACCGACACTTGGTGCGACGTTGGCGTCAGCAGACGGGAGACGATGGTCGAAACGAGCACCGTCGCAGCAGCCAAAACACCCCAGGCTGTACCGTCTCCGGCGAATATGGCGATGCCATAAATCAGGCCACCTGCCACAGATGAGACTGCTACGAACGCGGCGACTCGCCACGCCAGTAGCCCCACGTCAGGCTGTCGCGACAAGCGCTCCCGTCGCGTACGTTCAGCACGCACACGACGCTCTACCTTCCCCGACAGCTCGGCAATCTCGATAAGCGCATCTACTTGACCCCGCGACAAGGTGACATTGGGGGCAAAAGCGCGCAAAGCGGTCGATACGGCAGCATGCTGATTGACGCGCGGAGCGCCCTGCGGGATCGACGCGATGATCTGCTCAGCTTGCTCTTCCGACAGAGGCACCATGCTTGACGCGTCGCCAGCGCGGAGAGCGGGAGGTTCTTCGACAATCGATGTGTCGGTGTGACGTCGAGGAGGAGAGGTTAACGGGGTGCCGAAAGCCCGGGCACCGGACATATCGAAGGCGCTAGCAAACGCTGACCAGAAAAGTTTGGCCTGTTGCCATCTGGTCCGGTCGCCAGAAAAGGTCATCGCTTCACCTCCGCCCCTTCAAGCCTATGCCAACGTCAGTGTCATGCACAGGCACTTGCCCCTGTCGCTAAGCCGAGAAGCCCCACACTGCTTCTCCAGGAGGTGTCCGATACCACTAACCGAATGGGGCCTGGTCGCACGTCTCCATGGACAACGACAGATCTAACGCGCGCTCTTGCGCCGTATGCCAGTCCGGCGCAACGCAGCAGCAAAGCGCGGACTTGTAGCCACTAGGAGAGCCCGCGCCCGCGCAGCCGGCCCGTCCTCGCCCTCGGCATCCACGCGCTGGGCCGCCTGTCGACCTTGCTCCTCGATGCGACGGCGTCTCTGCTCCCCCGCTTCCTTCGCGGCCGTGGCCACGCGCTGAGAGCGCGAGGGCAGAACTTGGCCATCCATATCGGTCCAGGCGGCGAGGCGGTTCCGTACCCAGCCGGGAATGTGCCGCAACTCGTTCACACTGGCCCATGTGTACGTCCACGTGCTGCTGTCGGCACGGACGTCAAGGGCATGCAGGACATCTGCGGGCGTCCAGCCAGCGAGGAGGAACGCCTTCAGCAGCCACCGTAGGTACCAGGCCGTCATCCTGCGCAGCACCCCCGACTCCTGCCGCAGACGCTCACAGGCTGCGAGTCGATCACGTTTGGTCCTTGGCGACTCATGCAGTCCCCAGGTCGGCGAGATACGTGGACCGCGACGGGCGCCCTGAGGGGCCTCGCGCGTGCGCGTGGGATCTCTCTTGTCTCTCTCAGGGAGAGAGACAGAGGGGGGTTCAGATACGGATTTCGCCTGGTCAGACGCGCCTTCAGGGGCTGGAACAGGCGTGGTGTCGCGAGGAATGCAGATGACCCAGAGGGCCGCGCGGTTGCCTAGGCCGTCATCGTCGAGGCCCGCGCTGGTGCCCTTGCGGAAGCGGACGGTAGACCCTTGCTCGACGACGCCGAGCCAACAGTGTTCGCGCAGCCAGCGCACCCAGCGCTTCACGGTCGCCTTGGACAGACCGGTCCGCTCGACGATGCCCGCGATCGTCGGGCGTGAGCACATGGTCTTCCAGTCGGCCGCCCAGGCGATCACCTGGGCGACGCGCAGGAGGTTGCTGTAGCCGTCGTAGCGGAGGTCGAGGACCTCGGGGGCTTCCCGGAGGGCGTGAAGGAACGCCTTCTGCGACGATGCGCGCCGCCGGCCGCGCGGGACCGCGGCGGCGATGAGCGCTCTCGACGGTGCCAGCGCGAGGGCAGATGTGTCGGAAACACGAGCGGCGCGCTGCCGCGCGCCGCTCGGACTGCTGGTGTTGGTGGCTGGTTGATGTGCGTTTGCCGCGTGTGGTGCTTCGTCAACCGGGTCCGCCGTGAAGGCGGTCATGCGGCGTCCGGCTGGCCGTCATGGCCAGCCGCACGCGGTACCGCTGGCGTTGACTGGTGCGTTCCGTGCCATACGCGTTCCGCCGTTCCCGTTCCCGGGAGAAGACACAGGTGGGGGCCTGATCTTGAAGGGGTCTCCGGAGCCGGGTGCG